ATCGCCATCGCAGCGGCTGCTACCACTGCTAAAATGATAGTCTTACGTTTCATATTCAGTTTCTCCTTTACATCCCGGCGTCTAGTGCCGGGGCCACATTAAACTAATAGGTTCGACGTCAGCCCTACGCAGCTTTGGATTTCGTCATCGACGAGGCTGTGGACTCTTTTGCCGCCTATCCTTCTGTACAATTGCATGATACCATCTATGTGGTAATCACACAATACGAACCCCAAAAAGTTCACAGATTGTTAATGCGGTCTATCGAATACCTTTATTTTACCGACACTGTTTTGCAAAGTCAATTCCATGATTAACAAAAAGCAACAAATACTTTTATTGATTATGACGAAATAAAACAGCATCCGGTAAAACATCAAATATGTGGTATATAATAGAACATATTACTCAAAAGGAGCGAAAATAATGCCTTTACCTTTACCACATGTTAAAGAATTGAGAAGAAGTTTATCTGAAAACGGAATGTACATTACAGCATTTCCTTTCACTTTCAATCATCATAACTATATCGTGCTTTTCGAAGATTTAAGACAGCTTAATGAAGGAAGTACTTATTATGGAGCTAGAATAACCTTCATTGATGAACAAGATAATCAAAGGATATTGAGAGTACAGGTAAATGCTAATGGTTTCGACGCTGCAAATTCAGTGATTTTCGATTACTTTGAAATAAATGCAAATGGTCAATCTGGAAGAGCACTGCAAATGTTGTTTGATGCTCTTAACCACTCCACTCCTGCACAATACACCCAAATACCAGAAATATATAAGGAGGAAGTTTTGAGGAGCATTCAAGAGCGGGACAAAGAAGAAGGCTACTGTTGTTATAAAACAAGAAGTAACGGAAAAAAGGCAGATGGAAACCAAATCTACCGTACGCCAGAGAATACCGCCAAAACAATACTGCTCAGACCGTCCTTGTATAACTTAATCGGGAAAGAACACCCAGAAATAAGTTTTTGCTACCGCAAAGAAAATGAGTTATCTGATACCGAAATACTGCGTAATTCAAAATTCTTTCAGTCCTCAACCGGAACAAAATAGTACCCGTACTGCATGATTTCAGCATACTGTTCCGGAAAGAATGAGTGTCGTTTTTGTTTGCTTTCCTCGCCAGTGCTTTGCCTGACATCACAAACGCATTCGTGCAGTCCACCAGGAATAATGTCTTCCGCCACGACTTTATCTGAAGTGATATTCGAGACGTACACTTTGTCATAGCGCGAAGCATCAGTATGCCGCTCGGGTTCTTTCTTTAGCAAGGGCTCTTTAGTCTCGTTTAGGCGTTTCACTAGCTGGTAGTTGAGGATAGCGTTTCGCATATCGGATGCTGTGCATTCCGTATCCGTTTGAATCAAGCTGTCTATCTCAACAACCTTCCTGACAATTTCTTGCATTTCCTGGAAAGAATTATCAGAGGATGGCTCCACCAGACACAAATAGCAAGTTCCCTGCTTATCGAAGCTTACCGCTGGAGAAAAAGCCATGCATGGATTTATGTTGAAGAATCTTACATACTCATTCTTTTCGAACACGATATTCATCAATCCTCGGTATGCATTGCGATAATACTCACTCTGCTCATCATTTAACCTGCAATACAGTGCCAGCATATGCCAAGCGCGGCAAATGAGGAAGTTTGGTTCAACATGTCCTACAACTTCCACTTCAAATTCCCCGTCGGGTTCATTTGTTAGAGTCATTTCGTTCACCACCTTTAACATTCATAAATAGCTTGAAGGCTATTCGCATATTTGTCGAGTCGATTTGGATGGGAAGTCAAATATATATCATCTGGCAATCTGTCATATTTCGTTAACGCAGACACTGTCATTTTTTCGAGTTTTTCACTCTCGTTTTCCAAATCAATGGTAAAGACATATACAGTTGCAGACGAATCAAAAGCATTGTCCAAAGTGACCTCATTTTTTACCATCTTCATAAGTTGAAGAGTATTTACTGGATATATAGCCCATTTCTCATATGTGCGGAATTCGGTACAATTACAAAAGTAGCGGTTTCCCTCTTCATCCAGGCACGCACACAGCAACGGAATCTCATCATATTCCAGAAAAGCACGTTCGATTATCAAGTCTTGCTTAAAAAAAGACTTAAAATTCGTCCCCTCGAACAACAATTCTCCTTTGTGGCACATACTTTCTTGCCTTCTTTTTCAAATGAATGATAGAAAAATTAGTGAGGACCTCAGCACTAACGTCAAAAAAGTGCAATGTGAATGGGGCGTTCCTGTTCCTCTGCAAGTGCCAGGAATAACTTAACTGTTGGTTTCATCGTTTCACCTTCTTTGCCTTTAATTGTAGTGATATCGCACATTTTGGCAAAAAATTGAACTTCTTTTTTTCAGAACAGTCTAGCATTCGCTTTGCATATGTCGTACACCAGAATCATATCAAAAGTAAGTCCTATTGATGTTCCATATTCGAGGTAAGCGTCATGTGTTGGCGCAGCACGGTAGGCTATTGGTACTTTTTAGAGCAGGTTCATTGTCAAAGATGAGCCTGCTCTTTTTCTCTGCTCGTTTCAGCTAGATTAACATTTGATTTTCGTGCGTCTGTATGGTAAAATAATGCTGAAAATAAATTCAGTGAAATCCGATTCAGTGTTATTGGAGGTGTGCTATGTTTATTGGCCGCGAGAAAGAGCTGGCTCTTTTGCAGGAAGATTATATCGGAAAGGCCATTATGGTTTACGGCAAGCGCCGCGTTGGAAAGACTACTCTCATTCGAAAAGCACTTGAGAGCTGCCAGTATCAGAAGGTGTACTTTGAGTGCTTGAAAAGCATAATGCAGGACAATATCAATGGCTTTGTGCAGGAGCTTGTCCGTGCCAAGGTTCTGCCTGTGCCTCTGAGCTTTAGCACGCTGCAGGATGTATTCACTTATCTCAATGCGCTGCCCCAAAAGATTGTTGTCGTCATCGATGAGTACCCCTATCTCAAATCCATGACGGACTCCGCTGCGGTTGATTCCATCTTCCAGAGCATTATCGACAACCGACTCTCTAACATCGAACTCATCCTTTCTGGTTCTCACATCGGTATTATGAAGGATGCGTTGCAGGAAAAGAACCCTCTATATGGTCGGTTTGCTGTCACAATCAAGTTAAATGAGTTGAGTTATCTGGATGCTGCCAAGTTCTATCCTGACAAAACACCCTACGACAAAGTTGGCCATTATGCCGTTTTTGGCGGTTCCCCATTTGTTAATCAAGCACTAAACCCTGAAGCCACTCTCCGAGAAAATATTATCAACACCGTTCTCAATCCTACGAGCGCAGTGTATCTGTATGCCAGCCAGCTGCTGCTTTCGGACTACTCGGTAAGCATCAATGCAGAACGTATCTTTTCTGTCATTGGAAATGGGAAGAAGCGCTATACCGAAATCGAAGATAAACTGGATGCGAGGAAGACCGGCAACCTCGCAAAGCAAATCAAGCCCCTGCTTGACTTAGAGATTCTTTCCCGAAATAATCCCATTAACAGGCTGAACGACAATAAAAAGTCTGCTTTTGAAATCAACGACAATCTTCTGAGATTCTACTTCACCTTTGTATATAAGAACAGTAGCGCACTCCAAGTGCTAGGAGCCAAGGCATTCTATGACGAGTACATCAGTCCCGTTCTGACAGACTTTATCTCCCGACGTTTTGAAGGCATCTGCCGTGACTATTTCAGCTTGCAGGTCCGTTCTGGAAAGTTGAAAGGTGTACGCAACATTGGCAGCTACTATTACGATGACCCAGTCCACCGCACGAACGGTGAATTCGATGTTGCTTTAGAGTTTGCTGATGGCTATGAGATTTTCGAAGCAAAGTACTATGCCCAGCCCATGACTCTGGATGAGATTCATCACAAGGCCCAGCAAGTAGAGGCTATCAAAGAACTCAAAGTTAAGCAACTCGGTTTCGTTGCCATCAACGGATTCAACGAGCATGAAAAGCCTTTCATTTATCTCGATGGGAACGACATTTTCGGAGCCCGGGAAAGCCATGAGAAGTAATCTGACATTTTTAGGATAACGGCGCGGGAATCCTCGGCAATTCAATTGCCGAGTAGTTCACGCAAACGGAATCGTCGCAAAGCCCGGACGAATCGTCACACTCATTAGACTGACCTTGGATTTCTTCAGCTTGCGAGCCATTATTCAACCTCCTCAATTTCAACATTGGGAGTTGCTCCATATTTACCGAGAAGGTATCCTTTGCGAATGTTCTCTGCCGTTCGTGTTGAGAAGTCACTGATGCTGTACAATTCCGAAACCCCATCATCTTTGTTCTTATCAACAAAGTAGAGTTGGTCTTTACGCAGCAGCTCCATGCTCAACAGGTCAGTGTTGTGTGTCGTAAAGACAATTTGTGCTCCATTCGGGTTTGTCTTTTTGCTCTGGAATTTGGCAACAATAAACTCTACCAGAGCAGGATGCAGTTCTTTTTCGATTTCATCTACCAGCAAAAGGCCACCCTTTAACAATACAGACTCAATCGCGGGAGCAATAGCCATCAGTTTTCTTGTGCCATCAGACTCGTCTGCCAGCTCCATCGAAAACATATGGCTTGTTCCGTCCTTGTTTTGGCCTTGATGCATGGATGTTGCGTTAACCTGCCCCATCTTGAGGTGTGTTTCCGAATTATTAGAGGTTTCAGAAAGCACGTGCATGAACTGTACAAGTGCAGCTTTAACCTCTTCGGGAATGTTTGCAGGCAAATCAGCTTCTTCGTTAATTTCTTTACCATTGATTTCGAATTTCATATCTTCGATACCAACATCTGCAGCCTTTGCATAATCGGAAATCGCTTTCAGCATATTAGAGTCGTTCGAGTATTCGAGCAGCTGCCGGGGAACATCCGAATAGTCTCTTGAAAAATAGATTTTCTCCCGGAACCAAGTCATAGCTTTGGAGCAGGCAACGTCATTCATGGTACATGCTACAGAAAAGAACAGTTGATTTTCGGCAACAACCTGACTAATCAGCTTTCTACGGGCCTTCTCTTCGGTAAAGGAGAATTCCTGTCCTTCTCTAGCAAAAACCAGTGCCTTCTGCCCTTTCGGTGCATGATACAACGACTCAGCATATATCTTTTCTTTTGTGGCAGAAAAGGCATACCAATACCTGATTCCATCCAAGGTATATACAAACGAAAACTCTGTCGGCTCAGATGCCGAGTAGTCATTCAATGCAAACGGAACAACGGGAATAGCTGCTTTCTCATGCTGTGTCTTTTGTGCGTTTCTGATGAATTGAACCGCAAGCCAAAAAGCTCGGATAACATTGCTCTTACCGCCACCGTTCTTTCCGTATATGGCAGCACCCGGCAGAATTCGCATCCCGCCATATGGGATAAGCACACTTTTCAACGTACTTGCTCCCGTAGCTTCCATCGAAAGAGTCGCTTCGTCTCGAAAAGACCGATAATTTTTCACAGTAAACTCAATCAGCACAATACCACTCCCTTCCTTCTAATAGTATACCCTGCGAATTAAAGAAATTCAATCGAATTTATCAATGTTTTTGCTTTTATGCTATCAATTTAATGCTTTTGACTGAATCCTTGATGTGATATTCGGAAATTTGAGCAAATGCAGCACACCCATGTCAGAAGGATTTCGCTAAAATAAAAAAGGGAGTCGTGCCCCCTTTTTTCTTTGTTTACGCCTTACCTATTCTCTTTTCCTTCACACAATTCTAGCGCATGACTCACATCAGTGTTAAGCAGCTCAGCAGCTTTAGAGATACCAATGAGATTGTCGGTATATGCCCTGCACACCAGTTGCAGTATTCTCACAGGCATTTCATCCTTCTTATATACGTCTGGCGGATATAGCTTCCCGCTCTGGATATGGCTGTAGGTCTCGCGGGTGATGATGCCTTCTTCCTTTGTACGCAGCACCACACACTGCCCGGGCACGCCGTATTTGTCCCCCACGAGCTCTATTTCTTTTGGGCTGATATTTGGCCGCTTCTCTCCAATTTCTCGTATGAGGTCAGGACCCGGAAGCAGAAAAAGTCTCGCCGCGTTACTGATTTGCCGCTCACTCACGTTAGAGAAGAGTAAGCACGCTAATTCTCTCGCAATGGTCAAGCGCAGGCAGCCATAGGTTAGCTTCTCATTGAAAGCGATAACAGGAAATTCCTTATTCGACACAGCGTGATACCCGGAAAAGTCTTTGGTAGATACTTTGGAATCCTCTTGCTTTACTGCGACAACATAGACGCCTTTATTTTCGAGAATCTGCGTGAGATTTCCGACAGGACCACTTATAGGAAAATCCAATGCCTTGCGCATATAAGCGGCCGCGTCCACCAAGCTGTCAGGCATGGGGACTTTATCTATTGGCAGCGCACTCTCACTGCAATCCACTTCTGCGCAAGCGCACGCATCATAGTATCGCTGCGCCGAATAGCGAATTTGTGCAGAGATGGCGTTTTTCTGAACCGCTGACAATTCATCAGATTTCTGAAAAAAGCCGTCAGAGAGGGTGACTCCGTCACTGAATGCCATGAACTTTCCCAAAGGCACATCCAGCACAGAGCAGATGCGTTTAACAGTCGCAATATCTGGGCAGCGTTTATCGTTCTCGAAATATGAGATGCTCATTTTGCTTATGCCGATGGCATCAGCCAGCCATTGCTGAGACACGCCTTTCTGGGAACGAAAGTATCGGATGCTCTTGCCTATTTTCATGACAGTCCTCCCCTTCTTGTTTACATTATACGATGAAACTGTCAATTTGTAAACAAGATACAGGAAATCAGGCTTTTATAAAAGTAAAATATATGGTATATTTATGGTAGTTTATGTCATAGCGTGTTCCCTTTTATTGCGATTTGCGTAGAATTGTACGTAGATTCAATACAAAGGAGATATTTGCCATGGACAACTACAATATTGTAAAAGGCATCAGCGACCCTATTCACGCCTATATCATGGAGCCTCTGGACGCTGCCTACAGAACCAACGACTTCCTGGCAGCACTCATCGAATGCCGCAAGCGCATGAATGAGTCCACCCCTGAATTGACCACTTATCGCGTCGCCACAAACATGAAGTACATCGAATCCCTTTATGCATTCAAGCAAAAGATGAAGAAGCGAGACTATCGTGGAGGATGTGGCAAGCTCATCTCAGCACTGAACTACATCAGTTTTGGTAGTGAGAGAGCACTAAACGCATACTGCGTCCCCATTATTTTGGACACGTTAAATCAAGAATTGGAGGTCCTTAACATTGAATAACACTGAGATTTTCAAATATCTTCCAAACTATCACGACCCTGTTGTTGACATTGAAAAGGCTTTGCGTAACAATTCTTGGCTCGGTGATGCTGCAGCAACAATTGCAATGATGGACAATGATACAATCCCCGTGGACGAAAGAATTTTGTACGGCCGCTTCTACATTGACAGCCTACTTCATGAAATGGCGGGTTTTTACGCATACCGTACGAATTCTCAATATCTTACTGAGCTTCAGGAGCTGATAAGACTTCCTCCTGCATTTGAAATGAATTCAACGGATGGGCGCTTTTCAGCAAGCAAAAACCATATCATAGTATTCCCTGACACCACACGCAAATTGATTGATGCAATGAAAGATATCGAGCAAGAAGGCTTTAATTTGGCCGAGGAGATTCCCAAGGGCAAATATTACCCGGAGCTCAACTTAGTGGTAGTGACTAACCATCGCCATCATGTTGCTGCTGCACAGGCAACAAATTCTATTTTTGAAATCGATTTCAACGGTTCGATTGTTCCGCTGCCCGCAACGTCCCCTCTATACAGCACCATAGATTTTTATTTTTCCGACGAAGAAGGCAACATTGTTTGTCCTCATTCGGACCCGCGTTTCGTTTTTGCTTGCCTGCTTGCACAGCAGTGCGACCATCTGGAAAAGCATCCAGATACTATCCGCCACATCAAAGACTATATCATCCGCTAAATTTCAGTTTCAGAACGTCTTGTTGTTCAACTCGGAGGTTGAATACGGAAACATCCTACCCTATTGTTTTAACTTCCACAAAAGAAGGATACACCGCATATATTCCGGACTTCAACCTCACTGTAAAAGGAAAAAAGCAATCCGACGCCATCGATGCCGCGAAAAAAGCTGTCTATTTGTGGGCTCTCTCTGAAGAAAATGCAAAAAAGTCCATTCCAAAACCATTTTCGGCCAACGGAATCATCGCAAAGCCCGGACGAATCGTCACACTCATTAGAATATCCCCTGAAGAACGGCAGCGTACGATACAAAAAAGCATTACCATTCCCTTCTGGCTCAATGAGCTCGCTGAAAAAGAGGGCATCGACATATCGCAAGTCCTCCAGGAAGCGCTCAAGAAAAAATGCACGTCTGACAATCATCACACAAGAAACGGCACGTTAGCTATTGCCCCGCTGCTTTTTCAGGTACAGCGGTTTCGGTTTTAACTTTCGTGCCGTTCTTTATTTTTCTGCATCAACACTCGTTAAGAACTCTACATATTTCGCTAATCGTTCAGGGTGAGACGACGCATACACCCCTTCTGGCAGCTTGTCGTATTTGTCCAAGTCTGCTGCAGATTTCTTTTCGATTTTGAAGTCATCGGAACCAGGTTCCTGAGTTGCTACCCACACAGTCTCCGCGTTTCCGAATACTCCGGCAAGTGTAGCTTCATTGGTGAGAACCCGAATTAACTGAGATGCCGTAGCCGGGTACGCAACAATGCGCTCATATGTCCGGAGCTCAGTACCATTGCAAAAATAGCGCTTGCCATTTTCGACATATATAGCCAGAATCGGAAAGCAATCGTATTCCAGTAGCATCTTTTCGAGTCGCATTTTTTCTTCTCGCCTTTCAAATCAAATCCACATCTACCATTGCACTTTCAGAATTATCCGTTTCCTCGTCATCTCCAACAACAGACCAGGTCAGCAGATATGCCCGTCTGCTCCGGAGCCTTGCAGCAGTCGCCTCTTCCTCGGAGACCTTCAAGCCAAATGCGCGGCACACGTGGAGATAGCACCAGCCATTGATACAATATCGGCCATCATCCAGAATAATTCCTTCATCGAATCCAAATGCTCGCAGAAACGCAGCAGCAGCGCCCGCACTTCGAGATATTCCCTGGTTGCAATGGACAATAAAATGATGGCGGCCGAGTCCGATTTCTTTTCGGACAAACGCTGCGAGAGCATCTGCCTGTTCTTCTGTGATGCACCTGTCATCTTCTTTATCGAAGAAATGTAGATGAAGAGACGGGCACGGGAAATGAAGCTCGGTCTGTTCGGGATTTCCGATGCTCACAACAAAATCATTGGAACCAAATGTCGGAGCCTGTTCTTCCGCATCCTGTCTCGAAAGGACCGTTACGGATAAAGGTTCAGGTGCAAACAGGTACAGCTGAGACTTATTGCGCAGCAGATTCAGCATTTTCATTACTCTCCTCTTCCGATACAGCTTCTTCTGTATCAATTGTACTTTCCTCTGTGGTGTCTTCCGTCTCACTCTTCTTGCTGAGCCGCCTGCCCACTAGAACAAGGCGGCCGTTGTTGATGCTGTAATCACAAGTCACCAGGAAGATGTACTTGTCCTTTTCAAGATTAAAGGATTCCCCTCTAAAGATAGAAGCTCGGTCTGCAATCGTGTTGAGCATGTCGGCAGTTTGCTCTTCGTCCAGAACGTTGTTCCAGGCTTGAAGGTCGATAAAGTTGGGGTCTGTACTGTATCCGGGTAAAACCAAGAGCGCAAAAATCTGATAGTACTCTTTGCCCTTCTCACTTTCCCAGCAAACTGTTCCATTATTATCAAAGAACTCTTCATCCTCGAACTTATCCAGAGTTCCGAACATGGTCCCATCGTTCATTTTGTGACCATAGATGATAAGGTTGCCATCCTGAGTCAAATCGGTGGTTTCATCGAGAAACAGCGTTCCGGCCTCGGCATGTTCGCCATTGATGTTGGTGCGTAGATAGGTTTCGTTTGTTTCCCCCCGCACGACTGGTTCGGAGATTTGTGTTCCGTAAATCGTGAGCCAGCCTTTATAATCCGGGTTCACGTCCAACATACCCTTAGACCAGTCCGTATTGTCTTCTTCGGTTTCTGCTTCCTGACGCATCTCAACCAGCTGAACATTGAGGTCCTGCGTTTCTTTGGTTTGCTTTGCATTTTGAAACAACAGATAGCTGATTAGGAGCACAGCCAGAAGTGCAACGATGCTGATAAGCCGGAAGATACCCCCAACAACCAGTCGGAGAACCCCGACCCAAGTCAGTTTTGTTTTGTTATCACTATCCATTGATACACCCCACAGTGGCGCAAATTACGATATTGTCTATTCTTAATTGTATGAGATTCGCACATTCCGGCAACTAACAACCTAGCAGCATACAAATTCTTAACTGTAATATACTCTTTCTAAATTCCTAATATTTCTCATATTCGTTGTATCTATCGCGTATATGTTGACCTCGAATACGTGTCATGATATAATTACAACAACACAACGCCAACAGAAATCCAACAAAAAGGAGTGTTTGAAATGAAAGGGTTAAGGCGTTTTATGTTGGTTGCAGCAGCGACCGCAGGGCTCGCGCTGTCGCTCACAGGCTGTTCCAAGACTGTTGATTTTCTGCAATATGCGGATGTCACGTTCGACGGGATAAATGGTCAGGCAACTGCAACCGTCAATGTCGATTACAATAAAATCGGAACGGATGTTTTCGGCAAAGGCGAGAGTCAAACTGACATGGATGAAGCTCGCACGGAAACGGCCATGATGGGCGAAGTGAACTACGAGGTCACGCCATCCGAGAACCTGTCAAACGGCGATACTGTTACTTTGAGCGTTGAGATTTCCGATTATTTCCAGAAAGAATACAAAGTCACTGCAAAAGCGGCAAGCAAGGAAATCACAGTATCCGGCTTGCAGGAGCCTGAAATGGTAGACCCGTTCGATGATTCGATATTCACAACAATTTTTAGCGAAAATCCTGAAGAAGGCAAAGTTTCGTTTGAAATCATCGGGACAATCCCTGAATTGAGACTCAACCTCATAAATGATGCCCCCGAAGATAGTCCGCTTAAAAATCTACAATATTATGTGGATGATTTCGACACGTACAAGGAATACAGCGAAGACGACACCATCGCCTTACATGTAAAACCAAAAGCTCCACAAGATTTTGCTAAAAAATATGCACTTACCCGTGATACGATTGAGATTCCCGTCAAGGGAGCGCCCAAATATATCCGCTCTGTGGACGAAGTGACTCAGGACGTTCTGGATGCCGTCAAGCCGATTGCCGTTGCCAGATTGGAAGACAGTGCCGGTTCTGACTACAACGTTCACAAAGAATCGGTGTTTGATGCTGACCACAATGAAATTGGCTTTTCGAGAGAAAATGTTGGTGAGCCACGTTGGGCAGATGTCGGATACATGATTTCCTGGAGAGGCGGAGACGGTGAACGCAACTTCTCCAGCGAATACAACGACTTGTTCATCCCCTACGAAGTCGAATACATCGATGACAAAACCGAAGAAACCGGAACAGCAGTTCTCGGCTTCTGGATTAAGAACGTCATCATCGACAGCGATGGTTCGGTGGATGTAGATGGTCACGCCAACAGCATCACGATGACGGTATACGATAGTATCGATGCGTTTAAGAAGAATGAAATTGACAAAAGCGCAGACAGCTATGACATTTATGAGTACCCGGTGAATTGGCAATAAACCTTCTAATACAAAAAAGCCCCGATGCATTTCAGCACCGGGGCTCTTCTTATGCGTTTTTCAGTTCCGCAGTCTTTTTAGGTTTACGGCGTCCACCCTTGCAAGCGACAGCCACGCCATCGCTCACAAGATAGCAGCCACCCGCTACCAGCAGGGCCTGGAGCAGGGATTCTTGAGGAATGCCGGTATCGCCCATCTTAGGAACATCCTTTTTAATAGGAGGAATCGTTTCGGGGATGTCAGGCGCAAGATACAAATTGAATTTTGTACCCATATTCGGCTTCTCATCGTAAGCCTTATCGGTTTCTTCAGAGACCATAGCCTTGTCAACCGTGCCATGCTCACCAGGATGCGGAGAATCGGCTGCAAAGCCAACGCCCAAACACATCGTTGCGGCCAGCGAAAAAGACGCGAGAACTTTCGCAAACTGTTTCACGAAAATGCCTCCTTTGCAGCATCACAAGTTCCAAAAAAGCCCCGGAGCAAACCGAAGTCTGCACCGGGGCGAATCGTTAAGACAGCACAGAAATCGTAATCTTGGCAGCAGCAGTGCCAACCTCGACAGGATTCTCGGCATCAGAGGTATCATAAGCCGTAAAGGTTGCGGTGCAGTCGTAAGAACCAGCAGCCAGAGCCTCTGACAACTTATCTGTCTGAATGTGATAATTGGGCTGGATAAGTCCACTGTTGTAGATTTCCTTGCCGCTATCATCCAGGGTAATGCTCACAACCTGAGCGTATTTATTACCGGGAGCGTTCTCGATTTCGAGAGTGCCCTCAGAATCGCCGGAATCAAACACCGGATTGACGTTGATGGAGATGGCCATTGTACCCTCTTCCACGACGCGGTTCAGCTCTTCCTGAATCTCTGCCTCGCTCTTGCCTTCGAGCTGGCCAAGCTGTGCAGCGACCGAATCTTCCAGGCGGTTGTCGGAAGCAGTAGCATTTTTATTGTGCCAGAAGAACAGACCCACGCACAGGAGAAGCAGGAGAATCACACAAATCGTAACGGTCCGATGCAGGAGCTTGTTACCACTCTTCTTCGAATTCTTTTCAGGGGTCGTCATTGTAGTTGCCATGATATTCAATTCCTTTCCGTCAATTACTTGACTGAGCTGTTATTAACAAAAGTTGGCCGCCGAGCGGCAGGTCACTCGACAGCCAACCCTTACATTTGGGCTTGCTTTATATTAGGTCCGGAGACTCTATCAGCGGTTGCTGGAGACGCTGCCTGCGGTAGCAGTCTGAGTATCACCAGTCTCAAACATCGGGATAATGCTGTAGGTAACACGAACGACAGGAGTGCAACCAGCGTCGTTGACGTTGGAACCAGCAATCTTGGCGGTGGTAATCAGCGGCAGAGCCGGAGCATCGTCATGCTTGACAGCATCGGTGCCAGCGCCATCCTGAGCAACCTTGGCCTTTTCAGCACCAGCGATGAACCAGCCGTTCTCGGTGATGTCCAGAGGAGCAGAGCACTTGGCCAGGTCGATGGCAGAAGCGTTGTACATTGCAGAAGCAGGAGCAATGCTCATAGCGATTTCGCCGCGCTTGAGAGCGGAGGTGCTCATGGGAACGACGCGCCAAGTAGCGGGCTCAGCCTGCAGCTCAGAAACCTTGATGGCCAGACCTTCACGCTTGGAGTTGTCGGTCAGGCTGTCGCCAACGGCAAAAGCCTTGTGGAAGTTGCACTGAGTATCGCCATCACTGATGATGAAGTCCTGAGACAGCTGATGGTTCTCGTCAATCCGTTTGACAGTCTCACGCAGCTCGTCACCGGTCAGAGTACCAGCGGCCTTGAAGTCCCACTCGCCATCGATGTAGATGACGTAGCACTCACCGGAAGCGTTGATATGCTCATCAGCCAGGGTCTTGTAGATAGCAGGCTGCTTCCAACCCGGAGTGGCGGCGGGGTCGCTGTACCAGTAGGTGTAGGTCTTGCTGGCGGCATCGTAAGCGATGGAGAACAGCTCGTCGTTGGAGTGGTCGGCATCGTAGATGCGGCTGTAATGGGTAACCTTCACGATATCGGCAATGTAGGTGCGGCTGTTCTTGTCGATGGTGGAGTAGTTACGCAGCTGGTAAGCTTCCTTGGTCGGGGTAACAACGTTGCCGGTGGAACGGAAACCGTACATGCAGACGTACAGAGGAACAGTAGCCTTCATGTTGACATGGTTCACGGTAGCAACGGTGATATCGTACTCAACGCGGCCGTCATCGGTAGAAACGCCCTTGTGCTCTTCCTCGGTCGGAGGAGTCTCGGGAGGAATCTCGGTGTCGTTGTCCAGGTAGATGTAGAACTGGGTGGACATCGTCGGGTCTTCGTTGGTGGCGGTGTCGGTGCCCTCAGCCTTGGTATCGTCAGAAACCTTAGCTTCATCAGCAGTGCCGTGGTTCCAGTTCACGCCACCCTGAGTCTGCTGGCAGTCAGAAATCTTGACGTAGTGCATCTGGAAGGTGCCATCAGCCTTCGTGGTGGTGTAAACGCCGTACTCGTTGCCATCGTTGTACGGGCTGCCTACAATGTAGGCAGCGGGAACAGCAGTGTAACCTTCGGCATCCTGGTCAGCGTAGACAACAGAGCCGTCGTCATTGACCTTGTAGAAAGACTTTGCACCGATGCGGTAAACGGGAGTGCTGTGCAGCATGGTCTCGTTGTTGGGATGGTTGGCAATAGCAGTATTGTCAACGGGCTGTTTGGTGTCTTCCATTGCGTAAGCGGTGATAGGAGCCATGCAGCTGGCGGCCATTGCCATACCCATCACAGCGCTTGCAACGCGCTTGTAACATTTCATTGGGGTAATCTCCTTTCAAATAGTGGATTCGAACTAAGCTTTCTCCTTTGACTCCTGCCGTTCCTGCATACGCCAGGTCAAAAGTTAAGCCCTGCATATCCGCGTCCTCTCGACGCTGACTGCATCAAAACACGATGTACTTGGCAGCAATGAGGGATTCATCGCTTCCCTCGCCTGACCATTCTTGCAACACCGCAAGGCCCGTCAGTCTACCATGTGATGACTTGATGACGCAGATATGCACCATGAGTTCGCCCTTATCAGGGAGCTCTGGGGCTTACTGCTCTGAGCCACTGATTTTATTATCTGCGACTCGCACACCCACGCAAGCACAAACATCATGTTTTTTTCGCATTTTTTTCACTTTTTTTCAAATTTTTTCTTGCCTTCGCGTTTTTTACCATATATTTGATGGCTTTACCACCTTTTGTCATAGTCAATTCATAAATATATGGTATAATTTTCTCATAAAAAGTCGGAGGGAAATGATGGTTGCAGAGAAAAGGATTTACAGCACCACGGCATTGCAAAACTGCTATCGTGCATTGCGTTCCGCTCGCTGGAGTGTGAGACGTAAAGACGAGCATATGACCCGCTGCTGTGAAGTGCGTGAGCTGTATGCCAAGTGCCAGGTAAATTTGGGATGTGTTCTTTTTGACCCGGATATGTCTCCAGCCAAAGATTATCTCGACATGGTTAAAGACAAAAAGGTGACCAAAAGACGGTAAGACATCCAATTAAGAAATTGCAAGCGTTTTTTTGCTGTATCAGTTTGATGAAATCGAAAAGGATATTGCCGACGCTTCTCTTGCAAAATCATCCTGACAAAGAAAAAGCTGCTCTCCGTTTTCAGGAGAACAGCTTCTTTTTTATTGATTTTCCTTGCCAAAAATCAGGTCATAAATGCCCGGAATGTCATAGGGGCTAACAATGCGCGGTGCGGGAGCATCCTTATCTGTCACCTTGAACTTTTCAGGTTCATCAGATACGATAACACTTGCGTGTTTCCAGTCGTCGCTTTTCAGGAACTGTGCATAGCGCATACCGAGCATTTCCTTGATAGACAGGCTCTTCAGCTGCATCGCGTAGGTGCAGGCTGCTACTGTAGGTGCATAGTCTGTCACAACATTCCGGCACGCCAAACGGAACTGAGCCACGCTCTTATCCACCGTAATGACTTCACGGGTCATGAGGTCGATGACAACCATAACGAGCTGGTCAGAATCTGTAGTGAGAGCAAAGCGGTCCTTGACAGTCGCAGGTTCAAACTGCTTCCCCGTTTCCCCGTCCCGAACCATTACGCCACAGAAAGCACTCTCCATCTCAGAGAATTTCTCCCCGGAGTATGATTCCACAGTGAGGGCTGCATAACGGAACCCGTTCTGAAGACATTTCTTGATGTCGAAGTCTACATATTCCACGGCACCATTCTTCCCGCTGCAGCGGCGGTCGCCGGAATGGACAGCGCCGAGCGCTTCATCTTTCGGATTCCCGTAGTAGACGAACTTTGCCTTTTCCACACCGTAGAAGACGACCGAGAGGTCAAGGTCGATACCATCCCACAGGTCAGGGTCATCGTTACCTCTCCAGTAGAGGAACGCACGGAGCACATTTCCGTCAGGAAGATTCGTGCGAGAACCGCAGGCTGCAGCACGCATGGCAGAAGTGATTTGGCGGGGATTGTCCGGGAAAATCAACGTATTGCAATGGCAATCTGTGTCAATGTAGACGCTCTTCGGTTCGGTATCCTCTGCGCGAAGGACCTGCCACAACTGATTGAAGATATCGCGGGCCACACGCTTGCAGATATCCTCAGACAGAGGTTCAATGTCCCGTTCCAGAGCTTTACTGATAGCACCGTTTGCTTTGCCGGTTGCCAAATGCACAGGATTGTTGCGGTTCCGGAAATGGTTGATGAGTTGAACCAGCACACGTGGTTCAATACTCTTGCATACCGAGATGAAACGGAACAAGACACTTTCCATCTGTTGCTCGTTGGAGCAGTTGCGCAACGCAAAGTCCAAATTTCGGGCGAACATACCGGGGCGCATCGTCAAATGAGCGGAGAGCAGGTCCACATCAACAGGCTTCTTCATGAGTTCCTGCAGCTTGGAATTGTATGTTTCAATCTTGATGCTATTACGAACTTTCGTGAAAATCTCATAATCTTCCTTGAAGATATAAGAGTAATCACCCGGATGCAGGCGTTCGCCCAGGCGCTTAAATTCTTCGGGATGCAAAGCAAAGCCTTCATTCTTGTCGGCATGTTCCAGCAGTTCCAACAGCTGACGGCGTTCACCGCGCTTAAAGCTCCGGAATTTCGGGGGGTTCGAGAGACTCACATCCTGGTCGCTCATTGCTGCGGCCAGGCGCAGCACATCGGTAGAGCTCTTGAAATCCCGGAAGCATGCCTGTTCCCGCCATTCGGGACGAGAGATAATGCGAGACACATACAGAGCAAGATTTTCCTTGCATGGAATATGCTTGGGTTTCATGCGGTCCATCAATTCCGACGTGAAATCTACGTCATGCATCAAAGTATCGAAGACGCAGGATGCCTCGTCAGGAGACAAAGGAGAATGTCCGGTAATGCTCTGAACAGCATACCGATAGATTTCTTCCTCATCACATGCCGGAACCTGCTTCACGGCAGGAAGACGGCTGCGGTCCAGTGCCGGGCAGAATTTTGCCGGGTCAAAGTCCGGCTGCCATTCGCCGCAGGTCAGGTAATTGAGGAAGTTGACAACATACAGGTCCACAAGGTCTGCTTCCATTGCATCGTTCGGGAAATTCGGCCAGATGGGAGAAGTCCGAGAGATAGCTTTACCATCCTCAGTGACACAATCATACAACGCAGACCAGGTCTTGAGGAAATCGTTGTATTCTGCCTTGCAGCAGGCATCAAAAAGGTCACGCGCCATAATATAGCCATATTCCATCAATTTCATGTTCGCTGAACAGACATAGCGTTTCTCCACCGCTTTCTTCCCTTCTTGTGCGGGCATGGGTGGTACGATGCCGCGATGATGTGCAAACGTGACGCGGTTAAAATCATAAACAGTCAGCATTCAAATGACCTCCTAACAAAACAAAAATCCCGCGCCGAGAAAAACTCGACACGGGCGGATGAGACACGTAATAGATACGGAGAGCATATCCGCTAACGTGTTGAAGTCAGCAGCACAAAAAATGCGAGCCGACTTCCTTGTTCTTCTAGAAATGAAGGAAGCGGATATATAGCCGTATTGTTATGTTCTCGAGCCGTGACGGAGAGCGAAACCGCTGTCATAATTGCATATTATCTTCAAGTAGAAGGAAGCGGTCTCATAGCCATACACGAAAATGCTCAAACTTTAGGTTCTTTGCTATCATTTGAGCCAGTAGATATATTGTACTACAATATATGGTATATTGCAATACCAAAACACAATATATTGTGTTTGCTTTTTGCGTCGGAAACAAGATATCCCCCGGCTGTCATGTTCAGAACGTCCACCACACACCAAACAAAAAGCCGCCTACCCAAAAAGAGCAAGCGGTATTAACCTTGGTAAGATTTATTGCATTGAACACTCAAACGTCACCGTACCAGTCCAGTTGCCAGGAGCGAGAACTGCACTCACGGAATAATCAGAGCTTGTTCCGTTTCCCAGCATATCGGTGCGATTCCATTCGATTTTTGGCGTTGTGATGGTCATAGATACGTCCGTTGCACCTTTCGATTGCAAGGGCGTGGCGGTGGTCTTAACCCGAACAGTCCCCTTGAGAGGGATATCCCCCATTAAAGTGACCGGAATTGTGCCAGTCTTGATTCCTGTGCCATCAGTACCGCTCAGCGTGATTTCTTCCGGAACGGTCAAGGTGTAAAAGCTGTCCACTTCCGCTGTGACCTGCGTTGAAGTATCCTTGGAAGCGCTCAGCCAGGCGGTGTCATTAGAATCCGAGTCGGGTGTATCTGCCGCAATCGTATCATCGGCATCTATGACAGCGTCATCCGAACCAATTGGTTCAGAGAACGCTAAGACTGGACAGGCAAGCGTCAGCGCGGCAAGAATTTCTGCCCCTACAGCTTTCAAACGCATACAGTTCCCTCCTTTCCAAGAAATTCATCACTTATACTGTTTCTCGCAGCTGAACGTTGCTGTGCCGGTCCAGTGTCCGGGGTCAAGCCCCGCAGAGACTTTGCAAGTTGCGCTCGTTCCATCGTTCAGCAAGTCTGCGCGGGACCATTTACTTTTGGTCTGATTGGATACTGTGACAGCAGCGGTTTTGCCCGCGGTGTTGGTCATGGTTCCACCGTCCACAGATACCACAATCACCGCATTCTCCTCGACATCACCTTTCAAAGTCATGGTGATGTCAGCCGTATATGAGCCAGGGCCACTGTCAACGCCTGTCAGCTTAACAGTTTCGGGAACCGTAATCGTATAGACCGCCGTTGCGCTCGCAAGCAGCTGAGTGGAAGCCGTTTTCGGCAATCCTTTACCGGTAGAAGTAGCAGCGCCCATCATACTCAGACAATTCGAGCACAGAGGCTTTCCGTTAATGGTCGTTGCATAGACATTTGCATCCGTAATTGCGGTATAAGTAGCGCTCTTATCCGACTCAACGCCTTTAATCGAGTTTACCTTGTTGTACGCCTCGAATGTTTTGGCATCATCAGCGGCCGGGGTTGTCACAGTGAATTTCTGCCCACAGACCGAACATGTCCGTGTAGCGGTATCGGCAAATCCGAACGACACATTCAAAAGAAAAGGAGACAGCACTGCCAAAAGCATAGCAAAGCGCTTGATAGCCTTCATGTTAATCCCCTCCTTATGCTGCCGTAGATGTATCAGGTTGTGTGTTTTCTGAATCCGGAGTTTTAGTTTCGGCTTCATCCTCTTTGGTTTTTGCTTTGCTTTCAGTTTGCTCGGAATTTCCCTCAGACGAATCCGCACCAGTATCAGTGTTCTCTGTATCATTGGCTATCTCCGGTGCTTTTTCGCACAGTGCGCCAGCAAACATGTTCTCTTTGTTCGTCACGCTGCTGGTATCCCAGCCATCTGTCGGCGAAGCATCCGAGAGAGAAAGACAACCGGCAAAAGCTTCACTCATATCAGTTACTTTCGAGGTATCCCACTTCTCCATCCCGGCAATAGACTGCAAAGCCTCACACTGATAACACATCCTGTTCATCGTAGTGATGTTCGACGTGTTCCAGTTCTCTAATCCACCAATGCTGGTGAGCTTCTTCATCCCGGAAAAAGCAGATGCCGCAGAAGTCACCTGCGAAGTATCAACGTTCTGATACTCGATGTTTTCAATGTCGGCAAATGCCTCATTTTCATCAAAAGAAATGCTGTTTCCCTCACCAAAGACAAGTGTTCCGCCAGCCGAATTCGTGACGTAGAGCCGGTTCTCGCCTTCTTTTACAAAAGCCAGAATTGCACTGGAGCCGATTCCAGAGACATCAAATACTTTGGCCGATTCCGGGACCTGATAGCCGCCAAAGGAAATCGCCTTGATTTCAGTCCCGGATTCCTTGAGCTGCGTCATTGCCTGCGCCAGGTTTGAAACGTTCATCGAAGCTGTCGGCGTAGGTGCCACGGTGCTGTCGGAATCCTCGTTCGGAAATTCATTATCGGACTCATCATCAGATGCGGTAGAAGTATCGTATGTCACGGTACGGTTATCGGAAGTGAAATTATAGCTGCTTAAAGCGCTGGAAGGGTTTCCGGCAATGGTAAGACCCATCTTGCTGCTCACGTAGGTAAAGCCCGTGGAAGAGCCCGGAGTCGGGAGATAAGCTGTCGCAAAAGTATCCGCGACCGTGATTTTCGAAAGACCCGTGCATCCATACATCATGCTGGAGAAATCCGTGACATTTTTGGTGTTAAAGCTGCTGAAATCAAGGCTTTTAAGTCCTGTGCATCCCTTGAACATGCTGTTCATCGTCGTGATTTTACTGGTATCCCAACGGCTGAGTCCAGTAATTGTAGTCAGTGACTTCATGTTATAGAATGCGTAAGCAGCGGATGTCACGCGAGTCGTGTCAACTGCATCAAAGTTAATGGTCTTGATATTGTTAAAAGCCGTAGAAGTGTCAGACGCACCGCTTTTGAAGCAAATGCTGTTACCGGAAGCAAACGTCACCATATCACGGTTCGTATCTGTCACTCGAAGCTCTGTGCCATTCTGAATGCCCCACCACCAGCCGCCGAACATCGTGGTCGGAACATACGCGACAATCGATTTGTCACCCTGGCCGGATACGTCATAGGTCGTTGCATTGCCCGGAACTGCATAATTGCCGAACGAAATAACGGTGATGTTTTGGCCCCGAGAGGAAAGAGTCGTCAATACAGAAGCAAGACGGCTCACATCCATCAACGGCATCTGCGCCGCGACATTGATGGTGTATTTGGACGAATAGATGACGCGAGTCCCGGTACTGTCATATGCGGTCTTCGTGATGTTCGCAGTTCCGATTGCCGAAGCGATAATATGACCGTCCGAACTAATGGAAGCCACGGAGGGGTTATCGGATTCAAATACAATATGAGTTTTATCCTCATAAGCGGGAGAAAGCAATACAGAATTGTCTCCTACCTCAACTGTATAGGTATCTCCTACCGAAGCGTAAAACACCATATTGCCGGTCCATTCGCCTGGAGTGAGGTGCGCAGTCACGGAATAATCGGTTTGTGCAGTTTTCCCTTTTACAGCAGTTGCGTCCCATTCTGTTGCAGTGGTAGCAGTGGCGGTGCAGACAACATCGGTGCTGCCGTCGCGGTGCATGGTCGGAGCAGAGGTATTAAAAAATACTTTCTGGTTTGTCAGCAGTTCGCCCGTTGCCTTGATAGAAACGGTGTTAGCATAATCTCCAGTGCCACCGTTTTCATTGCTCAGTGTCACTGATTCGGGAACGGTAATGATGTACACTGATTCATCAACTTCACCGCTCGTGCCGCCTTTGTGTTCGCTGATAATACGTTCAAGGCAATTCGGACAAATAATGCCATCTGCGTTTTTTACGCAGTAGAGATTTTTCATGAGATATTTATAGGTAGTACTCGATTCCAGTCCTTCAATTTCATCGCATCCATAAAATTCTGTATATTTTTGTACGCCAAAGCTAGAATATACCCGAGTTGGCAGTGTCGATGCACCACACAGAACACAAGAAGTAAAGCTGCCCCAGTCGCCGCCCCAGATTGCAAATGCCATAGACAAATTGCAAGTAACGGCAAGCAGCATAAATAGAATACTTGCAGCCGCTTTTTTGATGTTCACAGAATCTCACATCCTTTCGAATTTGGCATTATGACATCGTGCAGGAAAATGTAGCTGTACCCTTCCAGCTGCCTGCTGTCAGTGTCGCAGAAACCACATAATTGCTTGTAGTTCCGCCATTCAGCAAGTCGGAGTATGACCAGACCGTTTTCGGTTTTGCCGTGAATGTTACTGGAGCCTTAGTCCCAGACGCATCGGTCATATCGGTCACTGTGGTAGTCACCGTCACTTTTTCGTTACTGCCAACGTTGCCTTTGAGATTTACCGGGATTGTACCCGTATAAGTACCGGACCCGTCCGTACTCTTCGACAATGCAACAGTTTCCGGCACCGTAATCGTATACCCGGAAGTCACATCGGCAACAAGCGCCGTTGTCGCAGTCTTATCCACTTCGGCCAGAGCAGTTCCGGTATTGAGACAAATAGCCAGAAGGGCTGCAAAAATCTTAATTGACGTTTTCATAGAATGCCCTCCTCAGCATAGCGGCATCGTAAAAATTCAAGCCAACGTACAAGTAAATGTTGCGGTTCCGGTCCAGTTGCCGGGGGTAAGGGATGCGGAAACAACATAGTTACTGGTAGTTCCGTCCCCTTGCATATCAGTTCGTGACCATTTGGTCTTAGGGGTAGAAGTAAACGTTGCAGCAACGCTGTTTCCGGCTGTATCTATCATCGTCGGCGGAGTTGCCGCAACCGTCACAGTTTGATTTGTTGCTACATCTCCCTTGATGTTGACAGGAATCGTGCCCGTATATGTGCCGGTTCCCGTAGTTGTGCTGGTCAATGCAATTCTTTCGGGGACCGTGACCGTATACCCAGACCCGACTTCTGCAGTAATTGCGGTAGATGCGGATTTACTTGTAGCGGCAAATGCGGGAGCTGTATTGATGCCAAGCATCATTACAAAGCTCAATGCCACTGCTATAAGCTTTTTCATGTGAGAGCCTCCAGAATCTAATAGAAAAGGCGGCCAGCCTTGCTTGTGAGGCCGACCGCTTTTCGGTTTTGTGCGGGATACCCCAGTTTTTATTATGGGGATTGATTATGCCAGAGCGCAGGAGAAGGTAGCAGTACCTTCCCAAACACCAGGAGTCAGGACTGCAGACAGACCGTAGTTGTCAGTCGTGCCCTGGCCAGAAGTCTCCATACGGGTCCAGCTCCTCTTAGGAGTGCCGGTAAAGGAAGCCGTAACGTTCTTTGAACCAGAGCACTTCATGACAGGTGCAGTGGAAGTAACGGTCACGGACTGACCTTCACCGATGTCGCCCTTTACGTTGACGGGAATCGTACCAGTGTAGGTGCCACTCCCGCCTTTGGTGCTGGTCAGGGTAATGGATTCAGGGACAGTCAGGGTGTAAGACGGAGTGACAGTGGCATTAACCTTCGTGCTGCCAGACGTTGCAGCAAATGCGGAGGTTACACACATAGTCGCGGCCATCGCACATGCGAGGGCCATTGACATGGCTTTGGCGAGTTTCATCTTCAGAAACCTCCTTCGTTGATTTGGATACAGAATCAGTTGCGTGCAAGGCCATCAGCTGGTCTGAGTCCAGAATTTTAATCTTTGTCTCCCTTGCGAGTTATTAGTCTCTTACGAGACATACTAAAATGCGTTTAACACGCAATTCAGCCAAATTAAGATACAACGGCCGTAACCGCAAACTCCGCACCATTACGCGGCTGTTGGTCATCTACACCGACAGTAGATACCGAGAACACCACAGCGTGCTCTCCTGCCCCGGTAATGTAATCCGATGCCTGCCAGGCGTATTTCTGGCCTGGAGCAATGTAATCGGATTCATAGAGCACTTCATCGTTCTCAAGAATCGTATATTTGAAGTAGACATGGTTGCTTTCCGGGTTCACCAGGTCCACGGTACTGTCAGGGCTCACATAGATGGTCGTGAATGCCGGGAATTCGATGAATCGCATCTCCTCGGAATCGGTTTTGCCGTTGTCCATCGTCCCGTCATACGCTTCGCCGTCAGCAATCACGATTTCGCTGCTTGCGGAGCTGGCATCGCTGCCGCTGCCATCAAGGGGCTTGTTCACCATTTTATAAAGGCTTGCAGTGATAAGGGCGACGAGCAGCACGAGAGCAGCAATCACCGCGATAATCAGAAGAAGAATCGGTTTTTTCTTCTCACGCACAATGCCAACGAGTTCCCCGGTTTCAAGCGGCAGGTATCCGAGAATATCACCGGAAACCTTTTCTCTCACGGAATACCGAGTATCCATATTGGCGTCTTTGAACTGCGCAAAATCGGCCCCGTTGTCATTGAACTCAACAAAGCCGTAATCGTTTGCTTTGTATTTTTTCTGGCCAGCATTGATGTAGCCGACAATCGTAATCGGCTTTCCATCAACCATCTTGGCCGGAATCGCCAACAGTGGCTTGGTCATATTTTCAAATTTGACGTTGGTTGCCGGAAAATCATCCGGAATTTCGGCAAGATAAAACTTAGTTGCCATGTTATAACCTCTTTCTTGATTGCTACTTTTTTAGTGCCACTTTTAGGCTGTTTTCTTCATTATCTTCGATTCGCACAGTAAGGCAAGCAAAAAAGAGCCTCGAAACTGTAAAAAATGAAATTTTTATGGAAAGACAACAAAAAAGCCCCTGCATTGCTGCAGGAGCTCGTAAGTTAGCGCAAATTATCGTATTTATTATACTTTTTGTCTTCTTTTTCTTCGGGCATGCTGAGCTGTTGGTCTCTGCCGTTTTCTTGCGGACCAGCCCAGTTATCCTTTTCGCTATCGGTCTCTTCAGAATCTTCCAAATCTTTTTCGGCTTTCGTCTTTCTGGAAGTGGTCTTTTTCTTTTTGGGTTCAGCAAATATATCGGACAAATCATAGGGCGAAACCGCGATTGCAGTTACCCCTTCATTCATTTCCGCTGCATGATTTAGAATCCAAACAAGTTTTCTCCACTGCCATTCGACCATATCGGTTCCGAGCTTCGATACGATGACGGAAGCCTCAGCCTGCTTGGCTTTGACCATCGCCTGCAGCAGACACCCGTAAAGATACGGGAACTGAATTTTAGAACCGTACTTGTCGGCAGTTTCAGTACTGCAAATCATAATCGCCACAATCGTGTTCTCGTTGTTACCCGGGCAGAATAGAACCTGACCGGGATATCGAAGCTGTTCTGGCAACTTATGTAAGTACCATTCTTTTGCTTCCGGGAACCTCTTTGCAAATTTCTCAAGAGTCTTGGTATCCCAAGTTCCCTTGTCATTGCAAAAGCAGCATATAATTCTGCGGCCCTTAATATCCCTGGGGATTGTCTCCCCTTTCATCAATCCAATTTTCATATCAGGCATTTTAGTCGAGCTCCGAACGATAATAGAGCTCAATGCCAAGCTGCTCTTTTACAAGTTTCTTGACAAGCTCTGCGCCGTATCTCTGAACATTAACGCTCTGACTAAAAGTCGGAACTGCAATGTCAAGCCAGTTCAGCTTACGCTTATTGGCCCCGACCAGCAGGCTCATATCCTTTTCAAGCTGAGAACCGGCTTCCGGATACCAGAAAATAAAACCACAGTCAAAGCCGCCCTCCTCATTGAGATGAGCGGTTTCGATGTCTCTGATTGCATTTTCAATTTCCGGAGTACGCAGGAAAAGGCAAATCTGAGTTTCAACCTGCTTCACGCGGCTTTCCACCTCATCGATTCCCTTCTCGGCTCTCGCTTTCTGAACATTGCTCAGCAGTTTCGAAATTTTGCCGTCCGGGTTCAGGTATTTGCGGAGTCCTTCGATTTCCTTGTCCTCAATATCATCTGCGATGACGGTATCGACATAGGAGGTATCGACCAATGGACTCTCAAAAAGTGGAATCGCAGCACCAAAACCATTCACAGAAAGCACTTTCTGATTTGTGCTAAATCGTTTCAGCGTAGGGCAATCAAGATTGACCCATTCCTGAACAAAGCTTTTTGCACGGGACAAATTCGAGCAGCGGCGCGTAGTAGCACCAGAGGAATACTCATACCAGACAACTTCCTTTTCATTTGCATACCGGACGCTTCCAACAGGCGGATTCTTGAGGTCTTGACCACGAATCAGTTGAATATAATCAATCTGATTAACTTTCAGAAACGTTTCAAGGACCCAAGGGCTGACGGCTACCATGTAGTCCTTTCCTTCTTCGTAGTTACCTGCAGGCTTGATACTGCGCATGTCTTTTTTGTATACCTTGAGCGACGTGCTCATAGGAGTCCAATCATCGTCAAAAGTCTTGACAAAGGCTTTGGGTCCATTGCTTGTGTTTGCAAATTTAATTTCAGCTTTCATAAATCAGGGCAAGGAGACCCGCGACTTTAGTCGTGGGAGGAATTGCCCGTTCACATCCTTTCTATTATACTCAGTTAGCACAAATTCAAAGAGTTTCGAAGAAGGCGTTTGCCAAATCCTCATCGGACAGGTTGTTCAGGTATTCTTCGAGCACGCATTCGGCTTCCGACATATTCACGGGATAGCCGAGAAATTCTTCTACCGCCTCAGAGCCGCGAGCAAGCAGCGCATCAACGAGAATTTCGGTGCGGCATTCACGAATGGTCCGGTTCAGGTCTTTATCGGTGGTAGTACACCAGTAGTCCCTGTCGATATCACCGTGAGCTTCGATGGAATACAGAGCATCCAAAGCATTGTCAATATCATCGTCGTATTCATCGAGGATATCATCAATGCAGTGAACCTGATGCCAGTGTTCGCCGTCATCCAGCGAAACAAGGCGTTCAGAAATATCATCATTATCAGAAGGAGTCCCGGAAGCCTCAATGTCGAACACTTCACGGCTCTTTTGATTCACGCGGCATTGTGAAGTGAACGAAGCGCCGGACGAAAAGTTCGTTGCAAATTTTGCAACAATCACATCCGGTTCAGGGTCTTTGAGTGCTTCCTGGTATTCCGGCAATCCGCGATAGGCAACCCGCTTGGAGGTCCCATCTGGTTCCAGTTCATACACAGCTGAAATCACGTGCCCTTCATTGGCGAAATTCACGATTGCCCGGCACAGATTCAGCATCACGAAATGCTTATCGTTCAGGTCATGGGAGTCTCTGTCCGCCTGAACGGTAACGAGCTTGGACGAACCGGTCATAGTCGAGATACGGTACAGATAATCGATGTTTTGCAGCTGATACATAGAGTCATTCTCCTTTTTGCTTATCAGAGGTGGTTGCGATTTTTTCTTCGGTTTGCTTCTGCCTTTTAGCCTGTACTGCCATGCCAGCCTTATAGGCAGCATAGATGGTGAAAGCCATATACAACGTCATGACATCATCCACCTGCCGGACCTGAATCTCACCGTAGGTGAGGATTTCCAGAAGCTTCCAGATGGTGGTGGAGCACATAACGAGCAGACACATGATAAATTTCCAGTCCATAAAATTCCTTTCGTTTTTAATCAGTCGTCATAGAACAGCCCCGGAATGATGATGTAGTCCTCAGCATGAGCTTCGATGTCTTTCAGCTGAAAACCGTTTGGGAAACACTTCCAGGAGTCGCCGTCATAAAACAGCTCACCGCATTCCGGGTTTGGATGGTTGTCGAACAGTTCAGCGGCGCAGCGAAGAAGATAAGATTCGTTGGAATCCATTTCAATGGAGCGCAGGCAGGTATACATCGGCTTGGTGATGTCGATGCCTTCCGCTTTATGTTTCTGCAATGCTGCGCTGAACTCAGCCATTGCCATGCACTGCGTGCGTTCCTTCATGGTTTTCGCCCATTCAATGAGTTTTTGCGGTTCGCGAAGGCCCAGGATAACATCCTCGTCTTCGATGTTGCCCTCAATTTCGGATGTTGGGTAAATATTGAGGAGAGGGTCGTTGAAAGATGTCAGACGAGACGCAAAGTTCTGAAGAAAAGTCTCAGGATTGTAGGGATTTTGCCCCATACATTTGTTCACGGTATCGATGTCGGTCTTGATTAGGCAGGTTGCGTTAAACATACAATTTTTCCTTTCTCTTGATTGATATTTGTTTTTTCGGAAATGGTTGACAGAAAACTGTCGGCACTCCTTTCTTGCAAATAAAAAAGCAGGCCCACCGAATTGGTGAGTCTGCTAATTTAGCTGCAGAATATGAATTGTACGCATTGGGCCAAAAGGCTGTTATCTATCGTACAATTTTTATGATATGCTGTTCGCACAATATTGCAAGAGATTTGTGAGGCCGACAGCACTGCGTAGCAAAAAGAAGAAGCCGCTGCCCCCAGCATAGGCAACGGCTTATTGTTATTTACTGAGCGCTTTCTCAGCGTTTTCTTTGACAGTCGAGCGAATATCAGCAGACACCTTCAAAATGTCCAGCGCTGCTTCAATGGAAAAATGTCCCGAACGAACGAGGTTCGCAACGCTCTCAGAAAGAGATTCGAGATGCCCTTCTTCGCGGCCTTTTTTGAGTCCCTGCTGCTCGACAAAGTCACTGTAATTGCACATTTGATTGATACCCTCCTTGATGTCAGTTGTAACCGGCAGACCGCATTCGGTTGCAAGTTGCAGCTTCTTCTCTACAGGCATTTCATTATCGAATATCGAAGAAAAGAGACGTACCATGTCATTATCGGACTCTTTATCCTGCAAGCAAACCATAACAATGCAGTAATTGTCATATTGCTCTTTAGGGAAATGATACTCTTTGGCTAAACAAGTTTCAGTCATCGAGTAAGTGTTGCAAACACCGCGAACTTCTTCATCCGGGTCAATACACAGCCAAATGCTGTATACCTTTTGCAGCTTATCATAATCCGAGTTGTGGAAAACAGATTCCTTTTGTGCAGAAATCATCCGTCCAGAATAAAAGCTTCCGCGTTTCAGCATGTGATATCCAGGATTGTATTTGTTTTGGGCTTCAATATCTACAATAACTCGATTGGCTTCACCGCCAGGCAAACCAATATCGAACAACACATCGTAGTATATTGTTCCCTCATTTACGCTTTTGGATTCTACGTTCTTTTCATTCAGTTTATCGGGCAGGTCTTCAACAGGATGACAGCTAATTTCGACTGGAGGAATGTTGGATTTTTGAATTTCTGCCAATTCCTCCGGCGTCATTTCGTCTTTGGCTTTCTTGTAGACAATGAACTCTTGAATCTTATCAAGAGCCATATCATGAAATTCTGGAATGCAGTTCTTAGCGATAAAAGCTGCAACGGGTGTACAGCCAAGCAAGCTTTTGCATCCAGCATCCAAGTTCACCTTGTCGTTGTTGATGGCATGCCCGACGGTATTAAGACTGTCCATGTCTTATACCTCCTATATTATAGCATGTTCGCAAACAAATGCACTAGAAAATGCTCATTGTACGCAAAAAAAGAGTGGGCCTCCCATTGCTGGAAAGTCCACTCTTATGCGGATTGTGAATTGCACGAAAGGCGGAATGCCCTTTTGATTGCTGGTATCTATCGTACAACTATTATTGTACTTGTTCCGCAAGGCGTTGCAACCGCAAAAGCTTTGATTAAGATTCAGAATTGCCAAACACGCCGAGCAGTTGCTCCACGCTCGGAGCCAGCAGATAATATCTGCAGCCATCCTGCTCAATCACGAAAACAATATCCCCAGACCCGGTTCGGGCAGTGCTGTTGTATTTGGCTTCAATGCCGGATGGCAGAACCACAGATTCATCGAGAGGCTTGGATTCCTTGATAGCGGCCGAGCTTGTGATAAATACCCTGCCCTGATTCGTTTCGATTTTGCCAAGAGCGTTATCCACTTCAATCATCGAATTGTTCTTAACTGGAACGCCAAAGATTGTGATGGTCGGTGCGACATCACAAAGAACTGCTCCATCCAAAAGCTGTTGTATCACTTTGGTTTGCTGCTGTTCTTCATTCACCTTGACAAGTGCCGTGACGACAAGGCTGGTATCCTCATTGATGTTCCTGGTTCCGGATATCAAGGCGGAATCATTTATCAGAAGAAAGTTGACGCCTTCTTCCTTGTGCCCATTCACAAGAGTCATATGATAGGCCCCAACGCAGGCCGTATGGTCTTGCGTCTGATACGATACCAGACTCCTTTCACCGATGCTCTGTATCGGAATGCAGACCGTTGTATCATCCAAAGAGAGCGGCACACAGGAATTGAGAGTCAATTTGAGTCTTTCTTTGCTTGCAACAAAATTCATGTGCGGGTCACTTGCATCAAATGGAGTGATTTCTGCCGTTTCCGGCGTTGCTGGCAATAAATGAGATACAAACTCTGCAAATTCAGCCGTTTCCGGCGTCTGCTGTACCTTCTCCGCCAACTTTTCGTGCATTCTTTGAGCGTCCCTGAACGCCCAGATGCTTGTGACAAAAATCAGCAGCATCGCCGCAATCATCAGCCCTTCAAGCTTTTCTCTGTTGTTTTTCATGGTTTTCCTCACCCGATTCCACGCAAAAAATACTGATTCAGTTTCTAATGATACGAGCATCGCAAGAACTGGCAAGCATTGTCCCAAAACAAAAGCCACCCACCCGAAACGGGCAGATGGCTCAATGTAAGATTGGTTCAGAACGTATTAGCCCTAGAAAAATTTCTGCAGCACTTCCGCACCGGTAGAAAGAATCTTGACATTGCGGTTATTTACCGTAGAGACAAACGGGATATACCCGGTCTCTTTGTCCTGCACGTTCCCGTATCGAACAGTGAGTCCACCGGGAAAGTTCAGGGTTTTAGAGAAGGCGTTTTTATCAAAATTGAAATTGAAAGTTGATGCCAAGACAATGTCATCATTCAACTGCAGCTGCAAATAGCCATCGTCCGCTTCGATTACGACATCGTCTTTTACGGTTTCTCCAAACACAGTTGTCGCAGGAGCTGTATCGGTGATTACTGCATCAGCAAGCAGCTTTTCAATCACTGCCTCTTGTTCTGTCTCCTGCCCTTCCTCGGCTTCAGCAGCAACGGTCAAAGTCAATCCTTCTCCCATCGTCCTTGTCCCCGACAGGATTTCCTCGTCATCGTTCTGAAAAGTCGCGATAGAATCCTCTGTGGTTCCTTCCACCAGTGCGATTTTGTAATTTCCGATTGCGGCAGTGGAATTGCCGGAACGATACGTCACGATGCATCCGTCCTGCCCGGCAGAGGCAACAGGGATGCAGACAGTCACGTCGCCCAGCGTGACCGGAACATAGGAGCCGTCATCTGGAACAATGCCGCTTTTCGTCACGGTGAAGTTCAGCTCCGGCTCCAGAGTCTTTGCGGTTTCGGCTGTTGCAGCCGTCTCGGCAGTTTCAGCGGTTGCGCCATAGAACAGCAAAGGCTCCAGCCGCTCTTCATAATTCACCGTTTGCTGCAGCTCAGAAAGACTACGATTGATGCGGTTCGCGTCAATGATAGCGAAAATCAGCAATGCAGCAAGTGCTGCCATGAGAATCGCCGCAAGGCATGTCATCTTTTTATTATTCTTCTGCATAAAACTCAGCTCCAAAAAGTCAATGTGATATCGTGATAATTCGAACCGTTGCAGGTATACATGATGGTTCCGCTGCCTGTCGTAGCGCTCGACCCATCCTCATACAGCAAATCATAATCAGCGTTCACGCCGCGACAGATGCCGGTACATGTAAGCGTTTGTATCGAAGTTCCGCGATAAATATAAGCTTTCGTTCCAACCGAGCAACGCTTGATTTTCCAGAACCCCTGATTCCAGTGGTCCGCAACCAGCATATAGTTTTTGAACGGATAATATGCAGCGCTGTCCTGTGCATCCGCTGCTGCCTGGCTGAAGACTGCAAACAACGCCACATTGACTCCCACGGAAGGAATCACGAGCCGCCCATACATATTCGGTCTTCTCGCCATCTCTTCCAGAACCGCGTCATTCGACACCGATGCCGTAATGGACTTCTCTTTGATGTTTGCGTTGCAGAGAGACGCGAGTCGTTTTGCTTCCCCCGCTACATTCTCATTTGAGAACGAAGCAATCGCGATTTGGGTATCGGCTCTCGTTAGAGTGGAAGCAGCCGCTGCGTTCAACGTTGGTTGTTCTTGTGCTGCCTGTACCGCTTCCGCATGAGTTGTCAGGATTCTTGCCGTGCTATCCAGCTGCCGGATTTCGAATTCCGTTTGCTTCAGCCCCAAAAAATTGAGGATTGCGAAAATAAATATCAGGAAATACCCGACTTTCATAAAATATAGCTTCAATGTTTTTTTCCTTCTACCGTTGATTTTTAGTTTCTTATCACTGCTCTTAATCATACGCAATTCGCACAGCTTGGCAACAAAAAACGCCCACCCAAAATGGGCAGGCGATGAGGCAAATTAACTATTTGGTTTTCATAATGCAAAGGCCGATATATTTTCTGCCATTGGGTGCCGTATACGGTTCAATCCCAACCTCAACATCCTGTGTGCCGGTTCTCTCTTTGTTCTGAATCGTAGCTTCGACGGTTTTCCCGGAAAGAAGAGCCTTGGCGACATCAGCATCCACATCAAGCTCATTGTTATACAGCTTCGATTCCTTCCAGAGCGCCGCGCCGCAAGACTTGTTCGTGCAGGTGAAGGCTTTTGCCGTTTCTGCCACAGGCTTTCCGCAGAACGGGCATTTTCCGACTTTGCTGCCAAACGATACAGGAGCGCCGTCAAATTCGATGTGATAAGCTAGTCGGTCTCCGGAAAAGTCGCATGTTAGAATGCAGTCGTATTTCTTGCCGGTCTTGGCGCTTGTGCATCCCTTGAGCGGAGCTTTGCCTTTTGTGAGCAGAGCCATCGCTGTCGTCTTAGTCATCTCTTTGCCGAGTGCTTCCAAGAACTTGTTCTTCTTCCAGATTGCAACCGGGCATCGTTTCCCGTCAGAGCCTTTCCCGGTACATGCATAGGCAAGCTTTGTTTCCACAACATCCTTGCCGCATTTTGGGCACTGGCAGAGGACCGGATACTTGCTGTTAGTTCCCTGCGCAGCTTCAATCGTCACGTCCTTCGACATGATACTTTCAAGGGTCTGTTTCGTAAACTCAAGAACCTGAACGCGGGTCAGGCTCCCGTCCTTGATGGAGTGCAGCTGCTTGGAAAGGTTAACGGTCACGGGAACATCCAAAACAATGCCGAGCTTATCCATGATATCGACCAGCTGGAATCCTGCAGGTTCACCGTAATACACGCCCTTTTTGAGGGAAATGTACTGGCTCTTGACGCATCGGTCTACCGTATCAGCACGGGTTGCTTCGGTGCAGATGGTAGCGTCAGAAAGAATCTCTTTCCATTCAGCGTCCGTGTACTCGGTATCTTCTTTCTCTGCACCGCGCATCGGGGCGACCATCCAGTTATTGAGAGCCTCGACCGTATACCGTTTCGGAGGTGTTGTCATCTTCCCGACCAGCTGGAAGTTGATGTTTACCGCATCACCCTTGTTGAGCTTCGGGAGCATCTTGTCGCCATTTGACGGTTTCTCAAATTTCCGCCATCCGGGAGTGACTTGCACATCGCCTTTCAGCGTGAAATCTTCATCGTAGCAATGAATGACAATCGTGGTCCGGTCCACGGTGCAATCCTCTGTACAGAAGACGGCACAGAATCGATTCAGGATACATTCAAAAACCGTTTTCTGTGCTCCTGTCAATGTTCCAGGCCATTTACCAGTTGGGGTAATGGCAGAGTGAGCTTCGATTTTACTGTCGTCATAAATCGATTTAAGACCCGGCTTATTGACAAGGCCCGTAATTCCGTTCTGCGCTAAACCTCTGATGGCGGCGTCCACCTTGACGGTTTCATTCGTGGCAAGGTAGCTGCTGTTAGTACGCGGATAGGTGACGAATCCGCCTTCATAGAGTGCCTGCGTTGCGGCGAGAACATCTGCCGGAGACAGGGTCTTATCGGCCTTACAGGCGAAGCTCTGCAAGTCGCTCATCGAGAAGAGCTTACCTGGATTGACAGTCTTGCGTTCGGTCTTGACGCTCGTCACGGTCGCGCCCGACTGGTTGAAGGCATCCGCCAACGCCTGAGCTTCGGCTTCATGGCCTTCCTCGAACGTCCGTTTACTGGTCAGTTCAATGTCCTCACCGTTTGTCTTCTCCTTGCTGGACACGGCGGAGTACGGTTTCGGAACAAAATCCCGAATTGCCTTCTCGCGTTCGATGACATGGGCAACAATCGGGCAAACACAGCGTCCGATGCGGATAAAAGTGCCTGCCTTGACGGACACATACCGAGTCAGCTCAATTCCCAAGAGCCAGTCCATCTCGCTGCGGGTCTCTGCGGAGGAGGAGAAATCCGCATACCCGTCATTGGGCTTTGCTGTTTCAAACGCCTGCTTGACGGTCTTATTGGTCGTGTCGGGCAGCCAAAGTCGATAGATAGGTTTCGGCTTTTTGAGGCCGTAATGGATGATTTCATCAACCAGCCGCTGCCCTTCCCGGTCAGGGTCTCCGGCATTATAAATCTTATCAACGTCTGTGCGGTTCATCAGGCTATTGATAGTTCGAATCAGGCCCTTGACATTGTCCTTCCCCTCGAACTTAAAATTCCAGTTGTCGGGAAAGAACGGAAGCCGGTCCATTGTCCAGGAATGTTTTTTCCCCGGCTCATAATCCGGAAAATACGCATCCAGGTCAATGAGTTCGTACAGATGTCCAACGGAGGAAGCCACGATATAATTCTGGCTTTCCAGCCATGTATTCCGGTCTTTTCCCTGCCGTGTGAACTGTTCGTTCTTCCACCAGGTGAGTCCCGACGCAATGCTGCGTCCAAGCGAAGGCTTCTCAGCGATAACCAGTGTCTTTGCCATTGTCGTCCTCTCTAGTCTAAGCCATTGATGACTGTCTCATACCGGCTGACATCCTGTATCGGCCGCCCGTACAGCTTGTAATATACGCCAGCAAAACTTCCCGCGACAGCCGAAATGAGCTTTTTTTCTCCGGCAACATCCTGCACTGCCATGTGGATGCAGGAATCAAAGCTCTTTGAATTTTCGAAACAATACAGAGCTAGAATCAAAGTCGATGCGATATCCCCGTTGTTCCCGACTTTCTCAGGATTCAAAATCTGGTCAAGCTGTTCGCCAAGAGCCGCGACGGAATACCTGCCGCCGACCGTTATAGCGGCCATTTCAACGGCCTTTTGTTTGTTTCTTTCTCCCTGCGCAAGTTGACGTATAATTTCTGCATAAATACACGAACACAGCACCGCGTTGTTCGTGCTGTGCGTCATGGCGGCAACATCCGTCACGGTATTGAGCAGCTGGATGTCATACACCGGAAGAAATGCAAGTGGCAGAATTCGGGCTAAGACTTGTGCTTCAGTACAGTTCTTTTCCGAATCCCCGAGTGCCAGGTGAATTTGATTCCTGATGGCATCACATGAAACGAGCCCGTGACGGGATTCAATCTCCTTCATCGTGGCTAAGAGAATTTTACTGTTCAGGCCCAATGCTTGAGTCAGAGCGTCCGGAGATGCTTTACTAGGATTCAGACTTGGATTCAAAGCAGCTTGTTCGCCAAGAATAAAACCCATAAGACCGGAGGCTGAAGGAGAGAGCTGCGGTTTTAGAAAATACTCAAAGCACATAGCTGTTTCCTTTCCTGCTTATAGTTTTCAGCAAAAAAGTTCCCGGTTGGTTCCGGGAACGGATAATGTCAGCGGTACTTTTCCTGAATCTCTTCCTGCGTTGCCAGGCGCGGTTCACGGGACTTCGAAATGACGAACGGCGTGCAGTATTCGTTCAGCCAATTGATATCACCCCGGTCAATTTGGCTGAAAATCTGGCAAAGGACATTGACATGAACCCCGGCCCTGGCAGCAGCTCTCAGGAGGTCGCGGCGACCGTTGAAGATATCGTGGCGGCACTGGTCATAGAAGACAAACACCATCCGCCGATTGTTCTGGTACTCGTTGTCATCCTCATTGCCCAAGAACATGCGGGGCTCCCCGTTATTGGCGATATCAACGGCCTTTCCGATTGCTTCCCCTGCGCCATCCTGCAGTGCAAAGAGGAGCTTGCCATGAGGCTTGCTGCCATAGGTGTCGGAAACCATCCGGCAGATACGCTCAAACTCCCGGTCAAAGCCGATGTAGATGATGACATTGTTCACATCGCGAATCGTCTCAACCACTTCCCTGGCAGCCCAGCGGGTCTTACCCGCTCCGGGCCGTCCAGCAATCACGTTAATGCGAGTACCAGTGTCCATAGCTTTTACCCCTCGTCATCCTCATCATTGTCATCGTCTTTGGCGGCAGCAGCTGCTTCCGCTTCAGCCAAGCGTTCCTCGGATTTATCCATTTTGCGAACAAGCTCATCGAAGGTCAGCTTGTGCTCTTCTTCCTGCGGTTCAGAAGGCTTTGTCGGCTCTTCGGGGTCCTCAGGGCCTTCTTCATCGGGTTCGATTTTCACAATCACATGGTCGCTGAAAGCCACATAGGCAACAGCAGCAACCGTCACAGCACCAATTACGGCAAGAATATTTTTCAGCATGATAAAAACCGCCTTTCAGGTTTGTGGGTATTCACGATACTTCACAGTGTACGGGATTCGCAATGGAATACAAGTATCTGCCAAAAGATTTAGCAACCAGGCTCGCCGAGGTTACTGCAGACGTTCTGAACGATGCATTGGTGGGCGGGGTGTGAGGGTTCCGGCGAACGTGCAGGCAAGGGGCAAGCTGTTGATTCAGCCCTTTTCGTTCTCCTCGAACCGTTTCCTGCGCCGTTCCGTGCAGCGTTTGAGTTCCGCCAAGGAGACGACCTTCCCGAGGATTCTCTGAGAGGTCGGGAAGTTTCGCATCACACCGATGCCTTTCAGGATACGCCAGTAATCGTCCGGAGTGACCTGCTGGATGGTGTAAATCGGAGCTTTGGTCAATTCCATGACATAGTTCCCAACCATGATACGGATTCGTTCCCGTTCCTCCAGCTGAATCAGCGAAACATCCTCGTCCACCATCACGCGCACAACTGCGAGCGGGGTGAATTTCGGATGCAGGTTTCCGTTCATGTCAGGTTCAGGAGTAAGGCCGTCCGCGATGTAATCAAGGAACCGCCAGGGCGTGACCCGGTCTCCGTCGAAAACCGGAGCAATCATTTCGGTTTCCGGGACGAATTCGGTGCGAAGGATTTTTGTACCAGCCGGAAGGTCTTTGAGCAGAGATTCCGAGAGTTCCTGTTTCATCAAGTCGGCCTTTTCATCGGTCAGGTCATCGGCGTTCGGGCTGATGACATAGTCGTAATGAACTTCGCGGCCATTGAGCAGAGCCGTAACGCGAAGATAGAGTTTATCGAACTTCAAAGATTTGTTTACCTCCAGCAAAGACAAGGTGCTTTATTGGTTTAGCAACCATCACGATGACGCTCAGGAGCATCACGGGTGCGGATGCAAGGATAACGGCGAATGCCACACACTGGATGACCTGCAAGGCGAACCAGGTAGGAAAGATATTGTCCCGGAACAGACAGAATGCAAGGGCCACAAGGCCGATGCAGAACCACGAGCCCTGGATATCGTACCGGCTCGGGCAGGAATGATATGCTATCTGGCTCATGACGATTGCGAGTATCCAGATGGCAGGATGCTTGAAGCAGTCATTGCCAAGACTCGACCAGAACCCAAGAAGCAGCTGGCTCATAGTGCAAATCTGAACCATGCCGAGGATTCCCGGTGCAATGCCGATGAGGGTCTGTTGGATGCAGCGAAACGGATAAAGGCCACGAGGTGTGTAGTTCACATAGCCGAGAACTTCGTCATCCTGCTTCTGGAAAATCTTGTAGAGCTTCACGCCGTCGATTCGAGCACCGGTGAAGATGGCAACCAGGAGATGGGAAAGCTCGTGGTGGATAACGCCGATTGCAGTAACACGGGTATCGTAGAACCTTGCCGTCTTTGTGCCGAAAGCTTTCATGACAAGCCAGAGACTCAAGTTCCGGCCAAGCCATTCGATAGCAAGAATCACCACAATGGTCAAGACAAGGCATTGTCCCTGCCAGGCATCGAAATGTTCAATAATCATGCTGCTGCTCACACAATCACCTTCCGCACGCTTTGGTACGTACAGGTCCCAAGCCGCTTCAAGCAGCAAAATTTCGGAACCCGCCACAATGGGAATCTGGCAAATGCAACACGGTGAATGCAGGCGTATTGGCAGAATTGCTTGTTCTTTCTGCAGATGCATAAGTACCGATATTGCTTCATGTCCAGCTCCTCTCGCTACGATTAAATTATACCATGAGCCGAACATACCCTCAATGCGAAGGGCGAATTGTTAGCACTTTAGACACAAATACAAGGAGCAAGGAATTCAGGCGGCCAAAGCCCAATGAGCAGCTACGCAAGCTAAGGCACGGAATGTGGAGGGATGAGAAACAAGCAGCTACGCGAATGCCAGGGAGCAAAGAAGCACCAGCCCAAAAGCAAGGCGGCTACGCTCCAGACGGCAGTGGACACAACTCGCAACAACCCGAAACGGCCGCCAAATTGCAGCTAAGGAATAGTGGGTTTCCTAAGGCAAAGCTATGACAAAGCCAATCCCAAGGAACTCAAAGCTAACCCTATGCAATCCTAAGCTAACTCTAAGCCAATCCTTCTCAGTTCAAATCTAGTAGTCTTTCTTATTTATCAATGCCCTTTATATATAATATATAGAGTTCTACTACAGGGGACGCGAACAAATGCCTGAAGAACATTGCCAACTCGTTTGACATTCTTAGGCAGGGTCCGTTTTTCAGGAGAAATCGGGCTCCTGGACTCCTATTACCAGTCCAGCCGACAAATTTTTTTCGGGTCGGGAAAGCCGTCATGGCCGCCACGTGGGCCACTTCATCCGTCCGCAGTTCAACTGTCAGCCCCAAAAGGGTGGGATTTGTGTCAGATTCCTTTAGATTTCGTTCTCACTCGCAAGCGGGCGTGTCCTCCGAAAGGGTACACTTATCCTGAGATTTTGAAATAACAGCATGAACGCGAAAATATTGTAGCGTTTGCCAGCATTTGTGGTCCGTGAAATCCTCTACCAGCATCCCGGCATTGCGAGCGTGACTCCTGAGCCGCAGCCTGTTCGGAAATTTTGTTCTCACTCATAAATGGGCGTGTCCTTCTCGAACGTGTGAGTCTAAATTTTGCCTCACCGGGACTGTCAATAGTGAATTGAACTTTGCACAAAAGGAAGAGACTCGCTTCAAATCCTGCACATCAACCCGGCAGACTTGTGTTTTCGCTCTTAAAAGGACGTATCCGTTTGCCAGCCTGAAATACAGGTTCAAATTGAGATGATTTCCAGCATTTAGCCTTTAAGGTTCGATTCGCGCAAAAGAGATAGTATCAAATTGTGAAGGTGCTAAAAAGGTTCAGGTTGCGGCTTGCTGCGCTCGACCGTAGTCAAAGTGCCTTTGAACTTTGCCAACGCCATCCCAGAGCTGACTTATCGCAGAGCAGCAGCTGGTCGCGTAGTTGTTCAGAGCATCCTTGACGGAGTGCCAACCTTTGTGGAATTGAGGTTCAAAGCACAGCTGATTGTACGCATCACTGAATGGAGCAAAAGGTACATTGTCGTCTGGCTTGTTGTCATCCTTAGAAGAGTCCTTCTTCTCAGTAGTGACGGTCTCGGTACTGTCAGCAGCCTTGGCGGTCGCAACCGTCTCAGTAGTTTCAGCGGATTCGGCAGTCACAGTAGCTTCATTAGCTTCCTGCGGCTTTGCCGTTTCCAGCTCGTCAGCCGTCTGTGGTTCGGGAGTCTCCACGATAACCGTGACGTGACCAACGAGCTTATTGACCGCCTTGTCAACGAGCATGAGGTCTTCCTCAGATACAGAGTCAAAAGACCGGTTCAGAGCGTTGAACACCGTGTTCCGGTTGACGCCCATCAGTTCAGCAACCTTCTGCTTCTGATATCCCATCTCAACGAGCCGCTGAGCCGTCAGGTTCTTGACGCGGAATGCCTGCTGTTCCTTCTCCACGATATCAAGACCGCGCACTTTCGCCTGCTCATAGACAGTAGGAACCGAGATTTTCAGTTCCTTTGCAATGGCACGAACGGACATTCCGGAAGCATAGAGTTCCGGGATGCGGTCATAGATGACCATGCGCTGTTTCCGGCGTTCCTGAGCCTCGTACTTTTGACGATGGTTCCGGATGCGGAGGTCGGGAATGATGCCGTGGTTGATGAGGACACCGAGCATGTAACGGTCAGCCTTGGAGCTTGCAATCGGAGGCGGGATTTCGCCTTTTTCGTAACGCTTTGGCTTAGATTCGCTCTCGCTCTTCTTCCCTTCCGCCTTGGCTTTGGGATTCTTGAGAGCACTCGCGGGAATACCGGAGAGTGCTTCAATCGTCGAGTTCTTGCAAGGATATTTGCAGGTGGAAACGAGATGTGCAACTTCCTTGTCAGAGAGAGGCTGAGAAAAAGTGCGGTTGATGAGCTGAGCCTTATCCATATCCGGATGACCGCCACGGTCATAGCAGGTGGAAAGTACAGCCAAGAGGGTGTTGTGGCGGTTTCCTTCGCCACACGGATTTGCCTGAAGGTAACGAAGCGCCAGCTCAAAGCGGCAGACGAAGTTTGCTTTCCGTTCTTCCTTCTTCTTGTAATTGTTCAGAACTTCAAGAAGATGCGGATAGCGCATGCACATTGCCGCGAAGCGCTTTTTAGCCCAGTCAAGGATTTCGTCATCAGTCTTGTTGAAATTCGCGTCAGACGGAGCAATTTTCTCATCAGCAAACCGATAAGGGACTTCATACTGGTCGGCGAGCTTCAGCAGGTTGTAGGGCTTTCCTTCAGGGACCCGAATACAATGACAACAGCGTTTTGCCTTGGTATTATAAGTACCAGGCAGACGAGCAACGCGGTTAGTTTCATGAACCGCCTTATCCAGCTCAACATTTGCCGTGAACTGGGCCTTCTCAATCAACTCATTCAGCTTGAGAGAAATTGCTCTATGTACGCCGCTGTAGGCCAATCCGTAAGAGAGATTGTTTGGGTTGCAGGGTTCAAGAAATACAAACAAGCCAACACCACGGCCGCTGTTAGAAACTGCACAGTCCGGAATCTCATGATGATTCACAGCATCCAGTACAAGTTCACCGATGCGGTCGCTGATGTCAGCTGGTGCGTTTTCGTCGTGGCAATCAATGTCAAAGAACAGAGCGCGCAGCTTTTCGACATCCGCCTTACGACGGATACCTTTTCCGCGCAGAGATTTCTGAGGATGGAACGTATTGATGGAGAAGTAGATGTTGGTAGAGGTATCCCAATAAGTCGGGGTCCCATATTTCGGGCTGACTTTATCAAAGATGCGCTCACGAACACCCGCTTCCAGAGACTCAGAATTGATTTGGGCAACGGTCTTCATTTTCTCTTCGCCATTTGTCCGAATCAGGAACTGAGTCACGCCATCGGCATTTACATCGCTCAGCAGCTTTACAAAGGCGTCATCAAGGGCAGTGCATCCAAGCGCCTGTCCGAAGATGGTATTCGTTTTTGTATAGCTGTTATTTAGCATTGATGTGCCTTTCTGTATGTGTTTCGGGTGTTGGGATTTTCACCCATACTTTCATTGTCTGCAATTCGCACACCTTCGCTAGGCATCGAACGGTAGAATTGATGCCGGCTTCGAAAGGATGTTTTATGTATATTGCACAAAACAAGCCTGGAACAAAATCCAGCAACGATTGGGGCACTCCAAAGATTTATCCATAAAGCAGTCAGCACTTTAGATTCAGCTGAACACATGTACAAAAAATGCCCCTGACCGAAAATATCGGTCAAGGGTTCTGTTTTTTAGCTCTCAGATGGAACAAAAACAACGAAATAATCGTCTTTATATCCTTGTGTCCAGCCAGAAAGCTGGTTCATAAATTCAATACAGGGCCCACTTTGAGAGCGTCGCAAAAGGATAGCATCAAAGTCAAATTGATTCAAACAGTCTTCCATGCCAGTGTCGGTGGAATAGCTCATGAATGCATAATTCACACTTGCTTCGATGACATCGTCCGGGAATAGGTCTGCTCTGGAATCCGCGAAGCTTTTGATGCCATGATAGATGCAATACCCGCCATCATTGTAGGAGGTATAGAGCCGCTGCGGGTTGAGGTCTTGGATGTATGAGACAAGGTCAGCTGTGATGTAATCCCCTGTCTTATCGGGGTCGTTGGCCATGGAAGGTGCATAGACAGCAGATACAAGAACGAGCACGGCAGCTGCAGCGATAGTGTATTTCTTGGTGTTTCCCGCCCAGGAACTGTTGGGCCTGCCGCCAGCTTTCCACATACGGCTTTCTTGCGCGGAGATAAGAGAAGTAAGGAACCGGTAAATGAGGGGAATCATGACGATGACCCAGTAGCTGCGGATTCGGACACACATTGCAGTCATGAACAGGCAGCAGAGATACGGGGCAAATTCTGTGAGCTTTACCTTCATTCGGTAAGCTACAATCAGAAACAAGAAGGCAAGGCACAGAAACACAACTTCATTGGCAAGATGGCTCGGCATCCATTCAGAAACATATTTCTTGGTCGTTTCATTGTTTGTCACAAAGAAATAGATATAGAGCTTGATGCCGTATGGGTTCAGAAGCCCGGCCAAAATATCGGAAAGAAAGACCTGGAACAGGGCACGAAACCGCTTCTTTGCGTCGCCCTTTTCGTTATAGATATCAAAGGCATTGATGTTAGGAGCAAAGCACAGGACCAGGAATAGCAGATTGAACGCGAACAAGATTGGCAGTGCCCCACCGTGCAGGTTCGCCCAAAGAACGCTCACGACAGGAAGCAGCCAGCGGAGCTTTGTGTCAGGCTCCTCGTAGACTTTGTTCAGCAGATAAAATCCGACAGTAAAGAGTGTTAAGCCGATGTTTTGCGGTCTTCCTGCCCAGTCGAGCGGCAGCGTGACAAGGGCCAAAGCCAGGACATTCATAAAAGGGTCTTTGATTTGTCTGCCCCAGATATATTCAATGAACAGACAGTAGGCAAAGACTGTCACTGCGATGAACGCAAGCATTCCGTAGACGGGATTTGTGGAAATGCAGGAAAATGCGTAAAGAAGCAGGCTGCTGAGCCAGGAATGAGCGGTTTCCTGCAAATTAAGTTCCGGACCAAGCCAGGAGAAAGTATCCTGAGTTGGAATGGCTTTATTTTGCCAGATACTTTTTCCCAGGGTGATATGCCAGAAATAATCGCTGTCAACGACTCCTTGCCTTTCTGCCATAATGACGGCAATAGCGGTTACAATGACGGCCGCAAATAGATAGAGTGTTTTATTTGACCTTTTGGCTTTGAGTGCAAGCATAATGATTCCTCCAGTTTTTATTCGCTGTCTTAATTGTCCGCAATTCGCAAATTTGGGCAACAAAAATGCCGCTTACCTAAAAAGGAAAGCGGCGATGAATGCTATTATTGCCTTTTGGTGAGCTTTTCAGCTACCTTTTCGATGACCGTGTCTCTAATGTCGATAAGGATGCCGAGAGCCTCTATGGCGCAGCAAAAAAGCTGCCAATCCGAAGACAGGCAGCTCTGGTTAATATACGCAGGTCTAAAATTTTGAGTCCTATATTTGATTGCTGTCCCAAACTGCACAAGCCACCGAAGCAACGATACAGCCACCGGCGATATGAAGCATCAGAACTGCAACATTGATGAGAGCATCGAGCGTTTCGCGACTGAGACCGGAATCTAAGATGCCGATATCAGCGATAAGAGATATTGCCATTATTATGAACGCTCCTGCCGCTGCAAAGCAGCCAATTGCGGGCTTAGAATTCTTCAGCCAGCCAAACATTTCTTTGGTCTTGGCTATGAATTTGAGCTCGTCCTTCTCAATGTAAAAATACCGTTCTCTCGTCGCACAAGCTGACACGTACAAGGCAGCCAGTGCAGAGAGCACGCCAAAAATGCAGAATGCGAAGGTTCCGGTCCGTACAAAAGAGCTGAGGACCAGCATCAGAATGGATTCCGATGTCAGCGGCGTAACAGCTTTCAGCAAAGACTGAATCAGAATGAGAAGCAGGGTGACTCCGATTGCTTCCGCTGCGATGATGGCGGATATAGCGGAAATTCGTGCCGCAGCGTAGTCGTTGCGAATAGTATTAGATTTCATAGTTTTACACTCCTTTGATTTGTGTTCAAACGATTCCGTGGATTTTTTGAATGAGGTAAACTTTGTTAGACTTGTTGCTGAGCCAAAGCCTTTCCGCTTCCGTGTCCATTAAGCCAAACCGCTTATGAACCGCGTGCAGGAAACAGGCTTTGATTTCAGCGTCCGATGAGGTATACGATACGCGGGCGCACCGAATATCCATATCGTTGAACTCATGTTCAAAGAACAACGTCAGCAGAAGAAATTCTTCGTGGGTATCATGGACCCCATCCTGATAGAGAGAACCATCCTCGTTCAGAATGGTCGCCTGTGTGTTTTCGCACATATGTTGGCGAACCATGATATTTACGACATCAGGTCCCAGACGAAAATCTTTCTGCGTCGGATTTTTATAAAAGTGGTACAGATTCGGGCAGAGATGATTCATCACATACCGTACCTGTTTCTCTTCTGTCCCCTTGTCAGCGGCATCCTCAAACCATTGAGGAAACTTTGCGTAGGAATAGGAGTTCTGCGGCAGATAGAGTTTTTGGAGCAAAGTCTCAACTCTCTTCCCTGGCTCAGATGGCTCATATTCGTGCAAGTCTGCCTTCTGGATAAGGTACTGAGACCAATCGCGGGGCGAATCAAATCCGTGGTATTTCATGTTGCTTGCCTCCTTATGCGGCCGCGTCGTAGGACACGACACCAGCGACGAGATACCGGTTTTTGTTTCCAGTAAGTTTCTGAGCTGCAGTTTCTGCAAAGCGCAGATATGCGGTCATCAAGGTGCTGTCAGACAGTCGATAAGCGTCAATGGAAACAACAGACAAAACGACCAGGTTACCGCGTTCATCCAGAACGGATTTCCAGCCGTTTGCCTCACAGATACTTTGCATATCAGCGAGGTAGCTGGAAGCAACCGGGATAATTGCCTTGACAAGGATTCTGGCCTTGCCATTGTAAAGTGGAACGGAACGGCCAATGCCGCCTAATACCTTGAACATAAGAGCACCTCCAGTGTTTCACTTTTACGCCATGTTCTGCTCGAATACAGCGTAAAAGTTGTGATAGCGTTCAAATTCGTCCTTGACCCACTCGCCTGCAATGTACAGAGGAAGGTCGTCAAACTCTTTGCAATCGTCGAGAGTGTACGGAACGGCATCATCGTGGCACCCATTTTCCTTATCGACCGCAAGCATTTCATCAGCCGCTTTCTTGGCCGACTCAAGGCTCATATGTACCCCGCCGCAAATTGCAACGGAGTCAAACGTGCCGATATCTTCATTGGAATAATGGGACAGGATGACATAACACTTTTTGTACTCAGATTCACTGCTCAAGGTGTTTAGTGCCATAGTTGCGCCGTCCACGTAGCCATAGCAGTAGGCGGCATTGTAGCAAGTTTGGTCTGTGTAGCTGTTGGCCTCCTGGTTCTTGGCTTCGATGAGCTTGCGGATGCGGATAGTTTCTTTGCTATTAGACATAATCAATACATTCCTTTCTTGTTTCGTGTAAACAAAAAAAGCAGGCCCATCCGAAGATGAGTCTGCTTTCTGCTACAGGTTGTGAATAACTATGGATTTGCTGGTATCCATCGTACAAGACTGATTATATTTAATCCGCAAGCGCGGTCAAGCAAAATCAGCCTTTGTATTCTTTAGAAACTTTCTTTGTCAAATATACCTGCCCCTTAGGAGTAATCAGCGTCTTACGCGATGTATGGTAAGTGGTGCCAACATAGTATACCGTTTCTTTGACCTCAAAAATTCCCTGCTCGATGTAGCGCTGGTAAGCAACATTTGCAGAGTCAATATACTTTTCTTTGCGCAGCCACGCCATCAGACGATTGCGGCCGATGTTGATACGGTCATTGGCAAGGCACTTTGCAAACTCGCCGAAATCAACGCTGTTCACAGATGCACTCACTGCGCGATGGAACTCAACACTCTCCTGCTGCACGCCGATAATGTTGTCCTGATTCTTGACAGCTTCCAGAGAAGTGACAAGCAAAGCCTTAGTTTTGGCGTCCGTGTTCGGAAGCCAATTATCGACAAAGACTACTGGGTCATTCACATAACCGCCGGTCTGGCGAATCCGGGGCAAGAGTTCGTCAAAAACCCAGGTCTCAAACTTTTCCGCTTCGGGTTTGTTGGAGCGGCAAATGAGGCGATACACGTTACCTTCTGAGATGAACTTGATGATGCGGGGAACGCCGTTCACATCCGTCCTGCCAGCCTTGATGCCATCATGGCGGCAATGTATGTTCAGCTCATGGCTTGGGTTTGAATAGCCCAAGGCCGAGCAAACATCTGCGGCACAAAAATAGAATTTGTTGTCATCCTTCATAATGCGCAATTCACCGAACATCTCGGACAAAAAGACTTCAGGTACACGATTTTTCATAGTATTTTCCTCCAAAAAAAGTACCCTAACAAATCGTTAGGTCATGCCTGTTTTTTAACGATGGTATGTACGAATGGTTTTGCAAAAGTATTCGCGAAATTATTCGCTGTATGCATATTTTGCCGGAACCTCAGCCCCGCACTTGGAGCATGTGAACAAATCCTCGGCATTAGGTGCATGGGTCACTTCATCGCAGTCAGATTTGGCTTCGATAAAGTCGCCGTCCTCGTCCACCAGCCAAGTCTGTCAAATGCGCAGTTGTGATGAATGTAGTGTTGACGCATTTTGGGCAAGGACCGATTTTCAGATTAGCAGTCATTGTTGTTAATTCCTTCCTTTCTTGTGTTCGCGCAAACAAAAAAAGGCAGACTCACCCGAAAGTGAATCTGCCTTCAATGTGCGAGACTGTGAATTGTACGAACGCAAAACGCGCCTGGTAGATGATATCTATCGTACAACTAAAAGTTTATGCCGTTCGCAAGCGGCGTCAACAAAAAAGCAAAGTCCGCCTACCGATACGGTAAACGGGCGAAAATCACAACAGTTTATACATGAAAATGCAAGTTACATCATAGGACGGTTTGCATGTTTGATAAACAAATTGTTCGTCTTGCTTTTGTAGGGACAAAAAGCCTAATCGTTTGTAGTAGTTTAACAAAGGAACTTGGTCAAGAGCAAAAATATACAAAATTTTTACACCAAGTGTTTCACGAATTTCTCTTATCTGAGGCATGATAAATCCATAGAAAATTCGTGCTCCGACCATTGTAACTTTAGGGTGACGCACTCTGTATTTGCCGTTTACAGCAAAATTCGTTAGCTCGATTCCAGAGATGACATTCGTCGATTCATTTTGCCTCAACAAGATATTTCCTGCACGAATCGAATAATATCCAACAAGTTCGCCGGTCCCTTTTTGCCGAATCAAATAGGTGCGGATATTTCCGGATTCTTCATCAACGAAAGCTTGGTCTTGCAGATATCTTGTCAAGCCATAGCCCTCTGGCCTAGTAGGTTGGAAATCTTGGATAAGGGATTTGTGGTCACTTTTTTCGCCAAGATGTTCCCGATAAAATTTTGGCTCAAATCTGAGCTCCATCTGCTTCAAGTGTCCGCAAACGTGCGTCCTCTTCTGCGATTTTTTTCATAGCTTGTTCATCGGTTTCGGTAGAAGGTTCGCCATTCATGATTTGATTATAAAGACACTCAGCATCTTTACCATCGATGTATGTAACATCAGGTGAAAAAACGAGCTTTCTTTCACCAGTAGGCGTGATGATAAAATGATATTTTTTCATTGTAAGTTCCTCGCTCATTACGGACTCTCCTTTCTTTCAAAATTTAGGAGAGCTCTTTTGTCTTTACATTTATTGTAGCACAAAAAAGTTCTCGGTTCAACAAAAAACAACATTGACACAAAGTATTTTAGCGTTGCTATATCATACGTTTTCCTCCTTTATCACAAACAAAAAAGGCAGACTCACCCGAAAGTGAATCTGCCTTCATTGTACGAGATTGTGAATTGTACGAACGCAAAACGCGCCTGGTAGATGATATCTATCCCAAACAGGACGAAGGGGCATATGTACTATTTGGTTTCCTTTTCAGCCGCGCAGCGGGCCCAGAAATCGTCGTCCATCGGGATAAACATCAGGTGGTAGCTGGTGTCAGGTTCAGAATTATCAGTGATGATAAATCCGTCCGGTACGCTTTTGATGGAAACGGCCACATCCGTTTTGTTCAAAAAGTTGCGGTAGCAGTCCATTGGAGCCTCGGGACCAGGCTTCAGCAAATAAGTGCCGATATCGCTGGTTTCACCGTTGCGGGTACATGTGATTTTATAGAGTTCTTTTGTAAACATAACAGTTCTCCTTTCAAAAATTTCTGATAACATCGAAATCGATGTCGTAGTCATCGAACACATCAATGGCTTCAAAATAATGATTTTCATCGACCAAAATATGACGTTGACAGTCGAGTGAATAAGGAATAGCCTCCTGGGTAAGTGCAGCGCACGCGGCGGCAAGGCCAAACGCTAAGATTTTATTGACGCACTCCCACCCCTTACGGAGTGGGATTCTCGCTCTCTGCAACAAAAGATGGTTGGAGGCTTTTCTTCGCAACCGCGTTGAATTCACAGCCATGTTAGAGCTGACCTTTGACTTGCTGAACTACAGGCTTTCGCCTCTCGTTCAGCAGTTTCAATAAACCGATGCATAGACTCATGTACCGCGCAAAGCCGGTTGCATGTATGCTGGTGGTTTAACAACTTATCTTTATGCCGAAAGTAGCGCTTGGGTACACATCCTCCAGTTAAGGAGTTTCACTGACCTCATGCATCCGAAGATGCAATCACCCAGCAGTGCCGAGGGCGGCGTCGTTTCCCTTTGATACTATAAAATTGAAACTATATAAGTTTCAGAATCCTACGCTAGAAGGCAGCCACTCGTGGCTGTTTTGCAAGCGTTCTTTTGCCTCGTTGTGCAGTTTCATAAACTGTTGAAAATCTTTATCGATGGCTTCTTTATCGTAGCCTTGAAGGCTTTCATCTAAATGCGTTAAAAGAAATGCGGAATACATATCCCGCTGGACAACGGTTCCGTTGGAGAGTTTAGCAAAACGCTGGGACAATTTCTTTTTGGTATAGCTGTCATCGGTGTGGTCAAACTGCGAGGCTTTCGTTTCAAAAGTGCTGACCTTGATAATGTTGCCGCCACTGCACTTTACTTTTTGTCCTAAAATGGCGATAAACAAAGCCGGGGCACAGCGACCGATAGATTTACCAAATCGCTTTTTGGTATACGCTCTACCAGTTTTGGGGTTGATTTTCGTTTTCTTACTGCGCTTCTGCAAGGCTTTGTAGTTCATATCTTCAACCACGAATTCGTTGCCGTATGTCAGCAACTCGTTGGCAAGAATATAGTGTTCCGTCTTGCGTACGGCAGCAAGCTTACGGTTCAAATCCTGCAATTTATGCAGCAGCCGATAATAGTTTTTGCTATAGTTCCAATGACGAATTTGCTTATGTCCATTCTTGCGCTTTAGCCGTTTGATGGTTCCGTTTTCGTTATAATACTGCGGATTCATTGCCCGGCGCGAACGGTCCATTTGCCGCATAACGCGAGCGATTTCCTTAGTGAGACCATTGCGGACTTCTGCTATAGCAGACGATGCAAGCACACGGAGGTCGCAAACATCATTACCGCTAAACGCGATGGTTTGTGTTCCGATATCTATACCAATGCGGCCTTGCTTAACAGGATGCTTCATAACGCCGTTACTGTCGCATTTGATGGGGGGATTGCCTTCCAAGGCGAGCTGTACAAAGTAGCGCCATTGTCCCCGAATCATTTCGCGCTTGATGGTGCAGAACTTAACTTTCCGTTCGAGCGCTTCCTGCTGATACCATGCGGTATTGCCTTTGCGCAGCTTAACCGGAATGCAGTGTCCACGGAATTTGATATACAAACCATTATTGTCGAGGAACTGAATGCCTGTACCGTTAGTTTTTGCTGCAAAGCTAACGAAATCGTCTAGCTTTTTATAATGGACGGATTTTCCATTCTTATAGAAGAACTTGTACCACGCATCCCAGACACGAGCAGCAATCTTTTGCGAGATGGCTGAATGCAGATGGTAGTATTTCGCATACGCTTTAAGCTTCTTCTCGAACGATACGCTTGTGAAACCGTACGATTCGAGCAGCTTTGTGCGTTCCTTATATAATGCTTTTCGTTCTATGCTTTTTGGAGCCGTATCAGCAATAGCAGAAACCAAATCGCGATATTTGCGAGTTTTGCGCACCTGATGCCACATCTCCGTGGTTTTTTGAACGAGCCAATTATATGCTTTGCAATATTTCTCAAAGCTGGAATACAGTACCGCCTCATCGTGCGAATTCGTAATAAGCGGCAACGTCAGGATAAAGGTATCCGTTTTTGATTTTTGACCGTATGGCAAATTACACACCTCGAGTCTTTTGGGTTTCTATATAGCGGCGTATCATAGCAGCAGATACATCACCGGCGGTACTGACAAAATAACTGCGTGTCCAAATGGTTTTTGTTTTAATCGCTTCAGAAAATTCCTTGAGCAGCACCCTTGATGTATTCGTTTTAATGATACGCATGACATCAGAGGGACTTACTGTTGGAGGAACATTCAAAAACAAGTGGCAATGGTCAATGTGGCATTCCATAGCTAATATATCAAAATCGTTTTGCTCGCAAATTTGGTGTACAAGTTCTTTGAATCGCGCTTCTACACCATTTATTAAGAATATTTTTCTTCGATAGCGCGGGCAAAACACAAAATGATAATTCACCATAGACACAGTTGTTGCAGTTCGTCTATAATCTCTAATCATATAGCATATTATACCACAAATTGCTACAAAGTCGGTTAACACCTTATGAATTTCTTGAAATTTCCAACGCGCCTTTCATCCCACCCCTCACGGAGTGGGCTTTCCCGGCGCAGGGGTTGTAATAGGAAACACCTCTTTTGCTATTCTGGCTGAAAGCTTACATTATTGCGAAAGAAAGCTTCAACAGCGGCGCTGTAATCATTATTGTTCACCGATATACAGCATTCGCCGTGTACTCGGTAAGGAATATGCGCTTCTTTCAAAGCTGCAACGGCTTCCTCCGTGCTATAAATAAAAAATCTAGCCATTATCATTCCTCACAATTTACATCCAGAGCGCTTTGCGATTTTCACAGGCAGCCGCAGTTTAGGTGCCTTGAAATCAAGGAATGAATCCCAGAATGCCTTGCGTTCCTCAAAGCTATAGCCGCCATTTTTGAGAGGCGCTTTGAGGTACTTCACGGCTTCCGGGTCAGTAGCAATCGAAAATGTGGTATAATCCTTGTCATCGATATACCACCCGGCAGGGAGATTTTCAGGGTCTTCTTTGCTTGCTTCATGATAAATAACGACGCCGCCATTCATTTCCTGAAGAATACCGAGCGCAATGCTCGTTTCAAGAATTTCGCGAGCAAAAAGTTCATTCAGCATCGTCTGGCACCTTCTTCCCTTCTGTGTCATAGCGCGTATCCCGCTGAGCGATTTGGTCGGCTCCGACAATGCCACGGAGACTCAGCAAGCAACTGTTGTGCGGATGACACCAGATGGTGCTGGGTGCTTCGTTTTCGAGGAAAGCGCCACAAAACGGACAAGGCTTCTTAGGATTGATTTTGTTAGGGCGCGGCATGCTTACACCTCCTCATACTCAATGTCATACTCATCGAATGCGTCGAGAGCAGCATCGTAGAGAGAATCGTCTACCATAATGCGGTCGCCATCATCCAAATCGTAGTCGATGTCGTAAAGGTCAAGAGCATCGCATGCCCCATACAAGCTTGGCGTATAAAAACGAACCATTTTTGTCACCTCATGTTTATTTGTATGGCTCATCAAACGAGCCGTCTACTGTTTCTTTATGCCCGCACGAATCACAGAGCAAACAACTGCAAGCCTTGTGAGTGTGTCCGGTTGGGAGGCCGTGATTGTCCAGCTCCTTTTCTAAGAACCAGACAGGCTTGAGCGTAAAGTTACAGGAAGGACAAGGTATTAAAGGGATTGTCATATCGCATCTCCCCTTACCCGTCCACTTCAACGGCATTAGTCACCTGATAGCCACCATCGTGCAAAGCACACGACAGGTTTTCGCCAAGCTGCATGGCAGTCCCAGCATCGTTGGCGTCAAGTGCCCTCTGTACTTTCTTGATGGCATCCTCAGGGGTGTTGGCATCAACGCAGATGGTAGTGGAAACGGTCACAACAACATTAAAGCTTTTCATAGCAATTTCTCCCCTTTGTTATTCGATAGGTTTTTTGTACTCAGTCCAGAAGAAAAGGCGCTGAGCGGGTGTCAAGCGTTCCTTTTCATTAGACTTTTTGTTCAGTTCATCGGCGAAACGGTTGCAGTCAAAAGGATAAGGAACTTTGTATCCCTTCCCTTCCTTGACGACCCTGACATAATGGCTGTCGCAAACCGGGAAACTGCTTCCGTCAGAGAAGGTTTCCTCGTGACCGGAGCAAAAGACGTACAGACGAGAATAGCATTTGCCAATGGTGTCTTTTTTAGAGACTTTGATATAAGCAGCTCGAAACAACTCGTGAGGATGTTCGCAATAAAAGTCAGCGACTTCATCGTCGGAAGCAAGCTCCATCACTTTGACATCGAAATTCTCAAGGTCCTGAACCAGCAGCTGTTCCCCTGCATCACGAATAAAATTCATGATGGGATAGTAGTCGCCAGCTTCACGGCCATAGCCTTCTCCGCACGCCGCATAGCAACGGTGCTTAGGGAATAGATGATTGTCAATCGACTTCTCATACTGCTTGAGAGCCTGATGTGTGAACGCCATACCCACAGTTTCATACGAGGAAGAAGGAAGCAGAACCGTGATATCATCTGCTGTATCATACCCGCTTGCCGTGGAGTACACATCGACATAGTCGGCCATCGTGTCGAGACGGTGCGAATCACGAATATCGCGGATGTCTTCCCTGTCGGCATTCTTTTTGTCAACCAGTTCTTCGTACGGAATGAACGGGTCAAACCGAGGATGCTCATTGTATTCCTGAATCGATTCTTCGTCGTCAAGGCACAGATTGTCCTTGACCAAATCTGTCACCGAGTCATAAGTCGCGCCCTCGAACAAGAACTGCGCACCATCGAGGTCATAGTCCGAATCGCAAGCTTCACGTAAGGATACGCTGTGCTCAGATTCTTCTTGTTGCTGCAAAAGATGAATGGGTGTCTTGGTCCCGAAATTGTCAACGGAGCCCGGGAACTGCAGAGCTGCATACTGCTTGAGGTAGTAGCTGCTTGTGTCATTGACCAGAACGGATTGGTTTGTTTTGTTAGACATAGATAATACACTCCTTAAAATTTAATATAAAAAGCGGGCTTCCTGAATAACAAGAAGTCCGCTCTTCAACGAAATTGTGAATAGTACATGCACAAGAGACCTTGTCAAAGACAAATGATATCTATCGTACAAATATTATTATCTCTGATTCGCACGTATCAGCAAGGCGTACTGCTAAACAATTTGCAGCGTGTTTTTGTCGATGCTCCGGCAGCCGCAGGAGCAGGGGTAAGTGTGGTGTCCATCTGGCCATTTGACGCAGATGCGCCAGCCCCGACATCCTTCCATTTGGCAGCGGTAAGAATGACGATTGACAATTTTGCCAACCATCTTGCCGTCACGCGAGAGCATGACAGTTTCTTTACTGTGCTCAAATTCGTGTCTCATACGAGCTACAGGGTCAAACTTCTTGTTGTATTCCATGATAGTCTCCTTGCAATATAAAAAAATCATGCACAGGCAGCATTGGGGCCTGTGCGGGGTAATGATTTTCAGGGAACGATTGCTCCCTGCCGGTTAGATGTATTTGAGTTTTTGTCCGCAAACAGGGCATCGCTCATAATGTGGATTCTGGTAGTACCCATCGTTGCAGTCCCCGCCTAAGTCCGCATCGCAATGTGGGCAGAGGTTCGGTGACCAGCTTTTCGAGATGGGCTGCTTTGGAATTTGCAGCTCACAAGCCTCGATGGCTATACGCAAAGGTTTACTGCCTCGCTCCCCCATCAAGCCGCCATTCAGGAGCTTGGTGAGGTAGTTCACGGCATTTTGGTATTCAGTTTCGGTCGTCATTTGCTATCACCATCCTTTTCGAACAGTTCAGAAATTTTGTCAAGAATCACTTGAGATTCTGCTGCTGCCTGTTCGTTGTAATGCCTCCACTTGTCACGAAAATCCTCTAAGTCCTTGACAACGTCACGGCGGGAAACTCCATCGAGCAAGCGCACAGCCATATCAGAAAGATTTTCAGCCTTGAGAGCGTCGATGTCCGGGTTGTAGCAGAGCATGATAGCGTCAATGGATTTTGCAAGGTTCAAGCATTCCGTATAAAGTTGCTTCATTTCGCTTTCACTCTTGTCGAATTTACCGTCAAAGACATTCCCAATCACGTGAATGCAGCAGCAATCCTTGAGCATGACAACGTCCGTGGATTCGCAAACGCGAACCATAAAACGGGCCGACGATTCAGAATACTCGACTACACCCTTGCGGCGTGTTCGGGTCGCATCATTCTTCAGCCAGAAAGTGATGATGTCATCTTCAAAGATGAAATTGCCGAGAGAATCGTTGATGCCAGTATACTGGCCAATAGTGTCCGCATGTACAACGTACTTCTCAACCTTCGGGTTCTGCTGGTAGATTATCGCGTAATCATATCCCTTGTTCTGAGGAAAGACGCCGCCCGCGACCCAGATGCCTGGCAGTGGAATACCGGATATGGAGGGCCGTTCACCCTTGCGCCGCGTTTGGCCACGGAATAAAATTGTTCTAGTTGCCATAATAATACTTCCCTTCTACGCAAAAAGGCGGGCCTCCCGATTTCTCGGAAAGTCCGCCTCAGCGAAATTATGAATTTTTGTACGAACGCGAATAGCGCCTTAGTAGATGGTATCTATCGTACAAATACCATTCTATACGGTTCGCACATTTTGGCAAGTAAAAAATGCCGCCCATCCGAAGATGAGCGGCGACTTTTTATTTCTTCGCTCCCATGAGGACTTCGCCTTCTCCGGATACAACGAACCAGCCTGTATCTTTACCAAACGAAGGCCGGGAAAGCCCACGATTTCAATCGTGGGAGGTGTCAACATATGCATTTGTCATTACTCCTTTTTTTGTTGGTATGTATTTTCGAGAGCTTTCTCGTCCAAAGCAAAATACTTATGCGTAAACCAAAAATCTGTTGGTGAGAGCTCTGTATCCGGGAACAGAGAGTTGCCAACTACGACAACTCCAGGAACGCCAATGCAGCACATTTGGATGTAGCACATCTTGCAGACTAGAGGGTCAATGTCTTGTGCCACAAACAGAACATACTTGTCCCAGTCCGGGTCAGTGGATTCCAACTGCTCGCGCATCACATTGTACCCCGCCAGAAGCAGGCATCCGGCACCACAGCACGGGTCGTTCACCCGCAGGATACGGGACTTGTCCAGAACAAGAGAATCCGGCATGTTTATGCGTGCCATCATCTGTCCGACATTGTACGGCGTGAAAAACTGCCCTGCTTGGCTTTTGCTCAATCCGAGATTATGGTAAACGGTGCCAAGAAAATCCTGCTCAGGGTTTTCCAAGAGCGCGGCCATTGTGATGGCGGTAAGCACCGCAAATTGCTGTACGGTCTTTTCATCGTATTTCTGGACGATGGCATGGTACTGTTCCTCTCTTGCATCCCTGCACCGCAAATCACAGGTGTTCGCAAGTGCAATGGCGTGCATATCGATGTAGTCATACCAGAGTTCGCTGCGACCGTATCGGGCGCTCATCTCATGGAAAACCTTGATAAACTCTTCGACCGTAGAAACTGGTCTTTTTGGGTTGCTCATAAAAACTCCTTTCATAGTAAAACAAATAGCGGGCCTCCCGGAATTTGGGAAGTCCGCCTATTTGCAGATTGTGAATTGTACGAACACGAATTGTGCTTTAGATAGTATCTATCGTACAGTTACTGTTTTGTGCGGTTCGCACACTGGGGCAAGTACCAGCTATTGGATTTCGGCTTTCAGCCATTGCAGATATTGGTATCGCTCTGCCTCATTCTGGATTCCCTGTAAAGCAAAAGTCACAAACGGCACATCCGTATCATGGTTATAAAGCCACGAATCGAAGGCGAGGGTCTCGAAAATATCATCATAGCAGGTGCTACGCCGAAAATATTCGATGTCATCAGCTTCGATTTCGTAGTCAACCTTTGCACGGATTTCTTCTGCCGTATAGTTTTCAGCTTTTGCAGCGGCATTTACAAAAAACGGGATGTCCCCTTCTTTCCAGTCAGAAAGAGGATAATCTTGGTCGCAGGAGTTCTGAAAATATACACTCAGCGGCCATTTCTCGCTTGCGCTTTCTGGCGGCATCATGATGATACCGAGCAGCTTGTGCTCTTCCCAATACAGAAAACGGAAGGTAAACAATGCCTCAAGCCAATACCGGTCAGCGGTATCCGCAAGTACATCGGCTCTGCGGTTTTTGCTCTCCTCATCCGCAATGTATCCGGTACGAACCGAGGGAATATAATACCGATTATCCCTGATGGCTTTCCTGATATTTTTTTCGGTCATTTGCGATTGCGTGTATTCCAGCGCAATCGTCATGGCTTCCTGCAAACTGTTCGCCTGCGCAAAGCCCATGTCAAAACCGTAACTCATGGTATGGCACTCCTTTTTATTTGAATGGTTTCAGGTTTGTGGTATAGGCGTCAGATGCCTAGGCGCTGAGCGGCAGTCTCGATATCGCAGAATCACAGAAGCTCCTGACCATATCGAAAACCGTCAAACCCATCGCTGTACGAATAGTCGATACGACCTTTGCTGTCGCGTTTGACAAGCTTCTTAAAGACCAATTTTCTTCATAAAAGGGATAGCTTTTTTCATACGTTCGCAAATCCACTTTTCGTTTTCTTTCTTCCCGTTATTTGCAATATATTTCTGCATTGCATCCGAAGTCTGAGGGCCGAAACCGATAGCATCCAAAATCACTTGTGCGCCATCACACTTCATTGCCTTCAAAGTATCGGGTTCGATTTCCCTTGCTCCGCCAAAAGGCTGCATCATTTTCAATCTGCAAAACGGTAGACATCCATTTGGAGCATCTTTAATGTTCCAAATTTCATACCCTAGAGGTGGTTCTGTCACAATGGTATATTCATTGCTATGATATTTCACTTTTCAAATTCTCCTTTGTTTTTGTAGGTGTTTAGTTTGAAAACTTTTTCTTCAAATCCTGCGTACCGTACAAATTGTCACGGCTCATCGTATTTATATGCAGTCCTCACTTAACTGTCACAACATTGACACGATATGTCTTGCCGGTGGTCTCATCATCCAACTCCCAATAACCAATGAAGGTTTCGTAGGTTTCGGTGATAGCGACCTGCACACCGGTATTGTCGTACAGGATAGCCTCGGCCCATGAAGTATCCTCATCGCCACAGCAACGGATATCCATCGAATACCCGTCAGAAAATTTCGCAGTCTCGCTCAGTGAAGAGCCAAAACCTTGGACTTCCTCGCCGCGAAGGTACTTCTCAATGCACTCAGCATACGGCTCGCTGATATACACAGCTTCTTCCAGAACGGTTTTCTTTGGAAGTACATCGACAAGAACATGGTATTCGGCACCGTTGTATGGAAGAATCCAATGGTTGCAGAATACCTTGGTACTCTTTGTTGCATATACCGTTTTACCGTTCACGGTAAGCGTTACCATACCGGAAACACCATCTTTGCTGTTTCCTTCCCAAAGGACGGAAACAATGGTGTTGTCTGCGGCAAATGCGACATCACTGATTCGATACTCGTCGTTGATGCTGTCAGGGTCGTTGAGATGGCGGATAAGAGTATCGTATACCGATTTCTCCATCTGGATGCGGTTCACATAGATGCGTTCAAAGCACTTACCTCTCTCGTACATGCGTGCCACATACAGAATGGTCTCGACCAAATTCTCGACAGTTCCGGCAGTCATAGAATCCAGCGTACGGCGATGGCGAGCCCACAAGTCAACACCATCCTCGATAATGCTGCACTCACAAACTCTGTGAAGGCTGGGATAGGTTACACTGATAAGCTGCATACGAAGGGCGGGTTTGTTGCCTTTGGGATAAATGTCATTGATGGGAAAATTGAGGGGGTCAAGGCTGACACTTTCAGGGACCTCACCAAACCCCGACCAATGACCGGGATTCCGTTCTGCCATGAATTCACGGGCGAAACGCTCCGCAGTCTCCTTCGTCAAACCATGCCATTCTTTGACATCGCGGCTTTTCTCGATGGAAGAAACTGCATCGCTGACGGCAGTGAGGAAATTGCTCTGGTTCTCTTCCTGATTCCGTCGTGTTTCATCCACGAGCTGCTCAAAGAGGGCTGCATCGCGAAGATACTTGGCGGCAATGGGAGCCGATACCTCAGCAGAATCCGGAATTGTCACCGCAGTGGTGAGATATTCTCTGATATCCTTTTCGTCTTGCAATCGCTCGCAGAACTCCGAAAGCGAATCAAGCTCATCCAGAGAAAACTCGATTTTCGCGCTCGGCTGCTTCGCGGTTTTGGTGATAAGGATGCCTGTGTTGATTTTTTTGATTTTCATGATATTCTCCTTTTTTGTTAGTATCTTCCGAAAAGAATTCTGCCGATAATCGCAGTGTCTTCGTGCTCGGTGGAAGGTTCGTGTTTTGCGTTGTAAACAATCATTCGCAGCATGGTATGTCTGAACCAGAAAATATCATCTGCACGAATGTCGTTGTAGCATGCTTTTTTGTACAAAAGCCGATTCTCGTAAAACTCTCGAAGGGTGATGGCTTCCTGCTCTCCTTTGATGAGTTGATACTTTGGCATCGGGTCAGACGACGGAATTTCCTGAAACACGATTTCTCCGGCATCTTTTCCTGCGAAAATATCGGCTAGATATGCGACCTTTCGAGCCTCATTCCAGGCGTAACGGCTCTGATAGCCGGGCGTCAAATCAACATTATAGAAGTACAGGAAACCCAGCAAAAATCGAACCGTGTGATTGTAGTTGCTGACCGGAAGCGGCTTGTAAGGATTCGGCTTTCTGTAAACGGAACCGATGTCTTTGTATTCGTATTCCGGTCTCATATCAAGCCATGCATAGCAGCGGTATTCGGTAGATTCGAACATTTGCACGACATAAATCTTTCCGCCGTCAAGTATGTCTCTGACAAAGCCATGCTGGTTCACCGGGAGACTTACGCTTTCATCGATGCCGAACCGATACGCGGGACTACCGGCACTTTTTGCGATGATTTGTGCCCGTACAAAGTACGGATTGTCGCATGAATGACAAGTACAAGTGGTACTGGTTGCTTTGTTCGCCATTTTCAAATACACTCCTTTTCTGAACGCAAAAAGGCGGACCTCCCAAAATCGGGAAGCCCGCCTTAAAGCGAAATTGTAAATTGTACGAACGCAGATAGCGCCTCAGTAGATGGTATCTATCGTACAGTTATTATTCTACGCCGTTCGCACAAGTTCGCAACGGCATTTCGATTATTTCCCGAACAGCGGGTTTTCCCAAAGAACCTTGCGCCCGCTCGATACGGAAACGATAACCTTGAAGGGAATACTGTGCTGGTGTCCACGACCGTACCATTGTGATAATTTTGCAGTACATACAAACCTCCTAATCAGGTTCAGATATCAACATAGTAGTATCCAGTCAGAGAATCCACCTCGCCGCTGCGTTCGTCTTCCTTGGGGTCGAAATATCCGGTAACGGCATCGAAACCCATCGAATCCAACATATCCGCAATGCGGTTTACAGTAGCCTCATCCTTCGAGACAATCATGGATTGAATACGCTTTACGCAACCGTGCGTAGCCTCCTCCAAACGCGTTCCGAAATTGACGTAGCTGAACGGTTTGTCAAACTGTTTCTCAGTGGCGGCAAACAGCTTATACTTGTTTTCACCCTCGGACTCTTCACAGAAATCCTGAACGCTGACGGTTCTTCTGTTCGCGAAAACGATTCGCGGAGAATCGTCATCAGCTGCCCGATAGCCGTCCACAATGCGAAGCAGCCAATCATCGCTTTCCGTTTCGCTGTTGCCGGAATACAGGTATCCGGTTACGAACGGGTTCAGCGTATTCGGGGCTTCAAGAGAACACCAGAGTGCCTCGGTGTCAAACTTTTCGTTTCGACTTTCAAGGTCAACACTCAGGTAGTTCTCCTCCTTCTCATCGCAAATCGTCATGGCGGCAAGGATGGTCTCATCTTTAACCGTTGCAGACATCTCGATGCGGTTGGGCTTGCTGTTTTCGTCAGTCCAGTATTTCTGAATCAGGTCTTCGATGGGGATGATAACCTTTTTGCCGTTGTTGCCTTTTAATGTGATTTCCATGATGCATTCTCCTTATTATTCTTCGATGTAGTCGCAGATGTAGTTCAGCATACCGTTCTTTTCAAGGTCGTCGCCGATAAAACCGCTGCAGGAATCAACGGTATTGCCGTCCTCATCCGTGATGCAGTATTGCCAGCAATTCCCTGCCAGATAGTCGCTGTACGCTTCGAGCTCACTGCGGATGCAGTCCTTAGCACGGGACATTGCTTCACAGCGGGATACGGAAGTGTCAGTGGCTCCCTGCTTCATGAAATCCCCGATATTTGCGGCTGCAAAGCCGATGCAGGCAGAATCCCAAATATCAGGAAACGGAACCGTGCGGAGCGCGATGTCGCTATGCTCATGGATATAAATGGGCAGAATGGCATACTCGCCTGTTTTCGCAAGTGCCCGCTTTGTTTCGTTCAGGTAGTAGGCACTGTCGATGATATCGCCTATCTTGCGACGAGGACTTTTGAGACAATAGAAAGTGGCTGCATTGCAGTCATTTTCGCGTGGGTTTTCGATGTCCGTGTCACGGCTTATTTCGAGGCACAAGTCATCTTTGAGGGGGATTTCTCGGTAATCGTAAACGGTCATTTTGAATCTTCCTTTCTGTGAACGCAAAAAGGCGGACCTCCCAAAAACTGGGAAGTCCGCCTTAAAGCAGAATTGTGAATTGTACGAACGCAAGACGCGCTGAAGTAGATGATATCTATCGTACAGTTACTATTCTATGCCATTCGCACAGTATAGCAAATAAAAAAATGCCGCCCATCCTTGGATGAGCGGCGAAGAGTTATATTTTAGATATGGAAAACAGTCCACTCGCGGTTTGGATAATCGTCGCAGAAGCTTGCGAAGGCGAGCGGCGCACCGTTGTCTTGGCTGTCCTTGTTAGAGTGTACGAAGACATTGTAGTCTTCCATGTTCTCTACGTCATCAGCCGTGGCATCCTCGTCGAAGACATCGTTGACGCTTTCCGCAATCAACTCTTTCATTCCCCCGAATGCCTCGTCGAAGGTGTCGTAGAAACCTGTGAGCTCGATGCTCTCGTACTCCTCGTAAGAAAGAAGAAAGAAGGGCTTGTCAGTCGTGACCTCAAAAACAGCCCATTCGACGCTTTCTTCGTCGTCTCCTTTCCAGAAGTCATAGGAACCATGTACTCTGGGCTCGCTGTTGTCAGCAGGGCGGTTTTCATCGAAATCGAAAGAGAATCTATAGCGCTCCTCATTCTCGTGCGTGATATCGGCACCGGTAAGACCTGTATGATAGTTCTTGTTGATGCGCTGTGCCATGCTGTCCTTTACTGTGGCAACTGCCTCTTCCAGGGTGTCCTTCTTGCAGATTAGGTTCGTACAATCATAGTGTTCGCTCTTAATCACGATAAACATTTTGTGGCCTCCTTTTTGTTATATGATAGTGGCGTGTCATATAATGCGTGGCATTATACGACCTCGTTGATGGCGTACAAAACCGAGACAGTCAGCCAATTCGGCGCATAATCCTGACACTCATATATAGCCGCCTCAGTGGTGTCGATATAATACGAGCTGAGAATCGCTTCCTCGTCGATTCGGTCAAGGTGACGCTTTTTGAGCTCTTCCTGATAGTCCGACTGCATAGCGGCATGAGCTGTTTCGATGGATGGGTACTGCCTCGGAAAGATTTTGAGAAACATTTCCCCTTTTTTGTTGGTGAAAGATTTTGCGAGAATAAACATACAAATTTCCTTTTTTGACGCAAAAAGGCGGGCCTCCCAAAAATTGGGAAGTCCGCCTTAAAGCAGAATTGTGAATTGTACGAACGCAAGACGCGCCTTAGTAGATGGTATCTATCGTACAATGACTATTCTATGTCATTCGCACAGTATAGCAAACAAAAAATGCCGCTCATCCGAAAGTGAACGGCAAAAATGTTATTGGGTTTGAAGAAGTTGACTGAGCCAAGTTGGTCGATATGTTCCAATAGGAAGAAGCTGCCCATTGCGATATTCCGCGACAAGTACAAATCCATTGTCGTTATCAAAAAACTTGGCTTCATCGCAGTATGGCAAAATTTTGAGGACATCCTCGAAACGGTGAGAAAAGTGGGCGTTAACATCCTTAGTGGGAATATCATGCCCCCCACGCTCTACACGGTTCCGGATTCGCCGGATGCTTTCTTCGGCGGTATCAAGACCGACATAGTACAGACGAATATAATATCCAGCTTCTTTTGCACGTTTGCAAAGCCGCTTGGGATATCCACCGGAAAGCGTCGTCTCTTGTGTAAAATTCACACCGTACATAAAATTTGTGCGCAGGGTACACCGTCTATAGTCGCTTGCGGCTTAGGTGGGGAGGAATGCGCTTCTTAGAAAAGACTAAGATACAGCATTTCCTGCTTACCTCCTTTCAGCATTTAAATGATTTGTATCCATGCTCCCGCATGGCAAACAACTTGAACTTTGGAAATTGCTACGGACTTACTTTTCCCATTAGCAGGAATCAAAAGTCTTGTGCCTTTGTTATGGCACCCGCTTGTAATGTATGTTTTACTTTCGAGACGCACAGTGTCGTATGGCTGAATTGCATAGCGCTGTCTTCTTATAGAGCGACGCCCCTTCGACACCTTTTTGCAGCGATACTTGTGCAGGTCTTCAGAATCCTTTTTGTGATTACGGCTAATTCTGCCGTTAAAAAGTTCTTTACCTTTTGCTTTGTTACCGGTGCGAGCGTCAATATAAGTGGCATCATAGAATTTTTCCAGCACACGATTGTTTCTGCATCGTTTTTGGTAATGTCCAAACTCGCAACGGTGTGCCGGGTGACAATTCCCCATTGCATACGCATCATTGCTGTGGGTTTTCTCAAGTTGAAGTGCAATGCGCTTTTCTTTTGTCATAGCGCCATAAGTGACGGTGACAAAATCTTTTCCAAAAGCAGCATAGAGTTCATTGACAATTTGCCACCTAACGGTGTTCACAAAAGCCGCACCGGAAAGGTCGGCAAACTTTACATTTTCTCCGAAGCCATAAAGTTTACCGCTTTTTTGGTGATTGGCAGGCGTATGGCACTTCTCGCATACTGTTATAAGCTCGCTGAGACTATTGCCATGGCGACCTTTCCAATAAAACATGTGATGCACGTGCAAAATTGCACCTTCGGTAGCTTTGCGCCCACAAACCTTACAGACATAGTTATCGCGGTAAAATACCGCTTCCCGCAAGGTTGCCAGATTGTAGCGCGGGCCTTTCTGGTAGTCCGCTCCTTCCGGAATGGCTTTTCCCTCCTGAATTGCTTTTACAAGCATCGTATCGAAAGAGCCAACCTCAACCGTTGCATGAGTAATGGGCATTACTGCACAATACATCTTGACAACGTTGACATTGAGTTCTTTCTTATGCCTCAAAGAAGGAGCAAGCCAACCTTCGCCGCGCTTGCGATTATCGAAGCGCGGTTTACGGTAACGCAGTCTGTTTCTGCGGGTACGGCGATACTTGCGGCAATCATCGTGATGTTCCTTCTCATCTTGCAATGTATCATACTGGGCAGACACATATTCGTGGGATTCGCTTTTCACGCTGATGCCGATGTAGTTGTAGCCCACGTCTTCGCAGATTTCGATGGGTTGTGTGTTTGTTTTACCGTCATACAGTAACTGGATAGTAAATGGGTGATGCTTAACGATTTTTGCTTTTCCGTCTTTCAAGAGTCGGCGTACCTTGCCAAGACGGAAGGTAGGCATTAAGCGTTCACCACTGTTGCTGAGAACACAAACGCAAGTGCTCATGCAAGATACTCCTTTCGTTAAATAGTAATGAAACTATAAGTCAGGGCTTGCGCCCTGTGGTCCACTTCGCCAATGTTATGCACTGTTTTAGCCTTTCGGCATGGCAGCCGCACATCTCCTACCCTTAGAGATTTTTAACGTAATACATGTCAACGGCTTGCGCCATTGATACATACACTGCCCGCAGAGCCCGACACTTGTGGAGCATATCGGGGTGCCTATATTATGAAGATGATTGCTCATCAAATGCATAACGGAGTTCGCGGCAACCGAAGTTGCCGTTCACCGAGGCTAATCAACCGGGCTTACGGGTTGCCCCGCAAGCCCCGTCTATAACCGGCGAACCGGTTTAGGCGGGGTTGTTGACTGTCAGTGACGGCGTAAATCAGTCTTTCCCCATTTGCTAAGCCAGGAACAACGGTATCGTGATACCACTGCCGAAAATTGCTGTATTCACTGCACAAGTCGCTCAGAAAAAGATACACAGCTTCAACATCTTTTTTTGCTGTTGCACATTTTCGTGATGGAATACATAGGTGCCATCCCTTTCTTTGATTTCCACTATTCATGGTATGTAATTCGCACGTTTTAGCAACAAAAAAGCTGCCCACCCGAAGGTGAACAGCCTAAAGTGTTTATTAAAATGTACTTAGGATTTTCTATCCAGTAAGTGTCCGTCATCCGGCTTATTGAGCCAGTCACACCAGCTCATGTTGTTGGAAGGAAAGTCTTTTGCACCGCTGTGAACATCGTTCAGAAAGACGGCAAGATGAAACTTATCGAGTTTCCGAATCGCATCAAGGCGGGTTTCGGTCGCAGAATTCTCATCTGAAACGTCAGCCCCAACCTTTTTCCGAATTGCCCTTTCGGCTCCTTCAAAAGTTGAAAAGCGTTCGCGCTCCATCGAGAGTTCTTCGGTCTCAAACTGCGCTTCAGCAATCAATGCCCAGCGTTCGCTTTCACAGTTGGCAGAGTCCAGCAAACCGGAATATGCCTCCAGCAGCTGGTCGTAGTCATCCGGGTCAAGCTCGGTTGGGTCTACTTCACCGTGTACGACAAAATAGGTGCCATTTGGAGCTTTGAAAATGTCGTATAGCTCGTATCGGGTTCCGCCAACCTGACGTCGCCACTGGCATGTATCAGGGTCGGTACAAACCCAAGTCTTGGCTTCCAGCTCTGCCTGTTTCAGGTCGTCCGCCAAATCAGAGAGAGCTGCGGAAACCTTTTTGTTTTTCTCCAGGGTCTCAGTAAGACTGATGGTGTTCCCTGCTGCCGCTGCAACATTGTACTTGAATATGGCAAAACGGTCGCTGCTGTACTTTTCAGCCATAGCCGATACTTCCTCAGGAAGATGATTTTGAAAAAGACGAAGGGTATCTTTCGGGACAGAATCGGCTGGGTACTCGAGGGTTACGCGTTCACCAAGGGTATCGTGTTTCAGCTCAAAATTGTGCTTTTTGCAGATTTCGTCATACTGAATGCAATACATAATTATTTCTCCTTTTATTGTTTGAAAACAAAAAGCAGGCCCACCGAGATGGTGAGTCTGCTGATTGTCTTGCAGAATTGTAAATTGTACTCATTTCGGCCATAGGGCTGTTATCTATCGTACAATTTCAATTTTAGTGGAATCGCATGTTTGAGCAAGTCTGCTTGTCAGACTTTCTCAACCTCATCCGAACCATAAACAATGTTCAAATGCGAACCATTATCCCAGTGCATCAGGAGGCTGCCGGTATCATCGACACCAACAACCGTACCTTCTGTACCAAGAGGTGGTGCCTGGATGTCATCCATTTTGACAAGCCGAACCCGCGTTCCAGCGGGGTATTCTTTGCGGATGGCTTCGACAATTTTGATACTTGGAAACATAGTATTTCTCCTTTAGTTTATTGCATTTATTTTTTGATGATACTCCAAATACGGTTTGCGATGTTTTCGGCGGTATCGAATCGAGTGACAGATTCACCTTTCCAGGTTCCGCCGTTGCCGTTGATACCGTTGCGGAGCTTAATGCAGCTGCCGCGATTGGCTTTCCACTCATGAAGATTCACCGAGTAGTCGTCAAGCAACACAAAAGAGTTGTCGATGCACGGTGTCTTCAAGCGTCTTGCTGCGGCTCTGGCCTTGCTGCTGCCGCACGCAACGAAGATGCGGTGTTCGGAATCAATTTCTGGAAGATAGGCGTCAAGCCAGGCATTCTTTTCAGAAACCGCATATTGGTTTTCCGGAATATAGGCGGAAAGCGCATACACATCAAGTTCCGGCTTCGTGGTACAAAGAATCTTCACAGCATCCAAAACCGTTTGATAGGGCGGCAAATCTCTGAAATAGCCCGGCTGAAGCAGGTCCTCAAAGCAGGCCGCCGGCTTCCAGACGGCGAGTGTGCCGTCCATGTCGATGAACAGCCGTGCCGTAATAATGTTATCGGTCATAATGAACCTCCCTTATTTGGTTAAGTGTTAGCGTTAATGTAGTTCTTCTCCTCGGCAGTCTGGACCTCAATAACTGTCCACCAATCGATGAAATCGGGACCTTTGATATAGAGGTCGCGATAGCATTCCTCAGTGGTGATGTTATCAGCCCCGTAGGATTTACGATAAGTTTTCGCCTATTCTTTGAATTGCTTGTGGGCTTCTTCTATGGCCGATTCAAATGTGGGGAACCGGTTGGTAGAACAAACGAACGGGGCGGACATATCGCTCTTGTAGATGTTTTCCAAAATAAACTGTTTCATGGTAGTTTCTCCTTTGCATTTTACTGCGGGTCAACTTTTGCAATACGAATAAAGATTTTTCCAGCATCTGTCCCGTCGTAGTCAATAAATTTGACACAGATGCCGTCGGTATCCTCGTCAAGGCTGTCAGGCACAGAAAAACCAGTCTTTGATAAATAGTGCTGTTTACGATTTTCCATATAAGTAAGGGCGTTTTTCGCTTCGGTGAACAAAGCAAAATTCTCTACTGTATCGCAGCCTGGAATATGATTCTCTTCATAGACGAGAAACATAGATGGTTTCCTCCTTCTGCTCAATGGCATCAAATTCCCGTACCATGTCGTTGTCGAGGCTGTTGTTTACAGCGTCTTCGATGACAGCGGCGTAGTCCGGGTCTTCTCTGTCGGAGAACATAGAGCGGATGGTATCGATTGCTTCATCAGCGGTTTCTGCTTCGACGTAGAACGCGACAGGAACTTTGCATTTGATTTCGTACATTTTTCTCATAGGTACTTCCTTTCCTGTAAACAAAAAAGCAGGCTCATCAAAATGACGAGTCTGCTTTGCTTACAAACAAAACTGTAAATTGTACGGCCGAAATAGGCATAGAATGTTATCTATCGTACAATACCTATTCTACCCGGTCCGCACAACTTGGCAACTGTTCATTTTTTGGTTTCCTCAAAAATAGGGTTTTCCCAAAGAACTTTGCGCCCACTTTCAATGCGAGAGACGGTCTTCATGGGAATATCAGACCAGTATTTACTGTAGCCAGCACAGTTCTCCACAAGAAATTTTTTCACCTCATCGCTGAGCTTGCGCGGTGCAATAGCCCATGCAGAAATGACCTTATTCTTAATCATTTCAAAAGTAATCAGGTTGGAAACAGGATATTGCACCTGCATTTCTTTTCCATTGGCTTCAATAACGAGCCGAATTTTTTTTGCTTTTGAAGTCGCAGCAAACAAACTACGGCACTCACTTTCCCAACAATGTGGCTTGGACTGGAACTCCAGCATCCTTGATTGGGTAAGACGTTGGACGGCAACGAATTTTTTCCCGATGCTTTCGCTGAAAGGTGTGCCATCGCGAGAAGTGAGATTCTTATCGAGGACATTGACTACCCTTTCCGCCCATCCGGTAGGATTAGCAAAGAACTCGATGGTCGCGGTGTCATCAATGTGCTCAAGAAATTTACGAAGGCTTTCTTCAAATGCGGTGTCTTTCTTTTGCAGGACATACTGTTTGACAGCGTTTTCATAAGCCTCGTTCTGCAATTCGGGCGTGTTCAGATAGTCAGGGTCGAGAATTGTTTTCTGCTCCAGATAATCCCACAGCGTTTTCGTCATTTCACCCATTGCGGAATGGGGACCAGTGTAAGCAGAGGTGACATCAAACAATCGCAGGAACTCATAGCTTTCAGCATAGGTCTTTTCGTGGTCCACAACATAAGCCATAAACTCAAGGTTATGCTGTTCAGAAAAATGGTTTTTGCTCATGCTGGTGGGATAGTTACTGCACATTTGCCCAAATAATGCCTCGACACTATGCTCGCCATCGGAAAGGGGGACGCGGACAAAACGGTAGAAATTCGAGCCGTTGTACTTACCCAGAACGTTACCGTCCAGAACGGAAATAGCAGGATTAGAAAGAAAAGAACGGAACGCTTTTTCATCAATAGTTTCGAGATACATAGTTTTACTCTCCTTATTTGTTATTTATGGTTAGGTGGGGAAATTTATGGTATCAGTTCAAACGTCGTACTCATCGAGTTGCTTTTCGGTGGCAGCGCCTTGGCGTTTCAGATTGTTGTCGGTTAGAGGTTCAACGTGAGTCAACGACTCATCCACCCAAAGCATGCGCTTTGAGTCATCGTCGTCGTTGCGAACGCCATCAGCGATAACAGCTAGAGGTTGGTCCGTCTCTGTTTCATCATCGCCAGCGTACAGATAGCCTTTTACCATGTCGTTGGTTTCGTTCGGCAGCTCCAAACAGAACCAGAAACCTGCACGACCGGTATTGCTGTTTTTGCTGGTGAGCCAGATACCGGGATAAGAATCCTTCGTTTCCTGGCCGAGCATAAAGTTAGCACTGATGCCGTCTGCGTCAAGCTCAGTGGAAACAGAGAGAGCAGAAGGTTTGGTGGCGTAAGGCCAGAAAGCTTCGATAACTTTTTCAATCGGAATAGTTATCGGCACGGATTTGCCATCAATTTGGCCTGTGATTGTCATTTTCATAAAAACACACTCCTTTTGTTGTTATAACGCAAAAAGAGCGGACCTCCCAATGTGGGGAGTCCGCTCTTCAAGCGAAATTGTGAAGTGTACGAGCGCAATAGCTGCGCCTAATATAGATGTTATCTATCGCACACTTTTATAATATGCGGTTCGCACACTTTGGCAAGAGCTACTTCTCAGACCTCTTCGAAGAACGGGTTGGTCCAAATAGTACCCTTTCTGTCCCTATTGTTTCGAATATGGGAGATGAGCTTCAGCGGAATGGTCTCGTGGTCGTAGTCCTTGTAGTTCTCGGAAAGGAATCTGTCGATTTTGGCTTTGCTCCCGCGAATACCCCGTATCGGAAGACCTTTGGTGGAAATTGTTTCGTAATCCTGTATCCAAGCTGCTGGATAGTCGACCCGATATGTTTGCCCATTTACTTTGATGGCAATGCGCACAATATTGCAGTCGTCGAGAGCATCCATGAGCGTTTCGCACTGGCTTTCATAGCAATCGGTGTGTTCTTCGAATTCTTTGATGTACTGTTTGACGCAATGTTGGACACAAAGCATGAATTTTACTGTCTCATTATCGAACAAGAGGGATTCTTTCATAGTTGCATATCTTTCACCCCAACCGGTAGGGTTGGCAAGAAAATCGACCTTGTCAATATCGTCAAAATGGTGAAGGAGGTTGGGGAAGTTGTCAAAGATAGTCCCGCAAGCAGAATTTCCCAGCGCGTATTTTTTGACTGCGGGCTTGTAAGCCCTACGTTGGTAGCGAGGGTCAAGAAGCTCGTGAGGCTCAATACATACAGTCGTGTCGAGATATGCCTCCAATTCCTCTGAAGCGGCAATGAGAATCTGTTCGTCCGTCGTGTCCGTTTTGAATTTTGGGAACAATTCGTGGAGGGCTTCACTGGCAGAATATATTGTTTCACCGTCAACAACGTACCCCATGAAATCCAAAGAAGCGTTGGAGTAAAAATATCTGCCACCTATGTTGCGTTCCGGGTGGTATGTAAACTGTACTTTACCATAAAGAACCTCAACATTGTGTTCTCCTTTTGCTGCAGGGGTTCGGACGAGGCGGCAATATTTTGCAATATCGTCAGATATGAAAATGTTGCCTTCCAAAAAGAAATCGGTTGGATTTTTGAGATAGTCTTTGAATGCTTTGAAGGTGATTTTTTTGATGTACATTGAAACGCTCCTATCTAAAGTTGTTATACAAAAAAGGCAGACTTCCCAAAATAGGAAGCCTGCCCTTAATGCAGAAATATGAATTGTAATCAAGACCCAAAATATCAGTCATAAATGGTATCTATCATACAGTTACAAGTTTATGCAACTCGCATAATGCGTCAAGCATCACTCGGTATCGGCAATACCCATATAAAGATGGTAGGTAGCGTTTGCTGTCTGGCAAACCCAGTGATTGTAAAACGAATTGCTAGGCTCAGATGTGACGATATCTTCATCCTCACGATAAATAGCCGCTTCACACCAGGAAGGCCCGTTGTGACGCGGAATGCAGCGGACATCCATGTGCATGCCATCGGAAAAGATAACGGACTCTAACTCGATTTCATCCTGCTCTTTGCCGTCATCGGTATACTGCTTGATTTCGTTCATTCGTTTCTGGCTGATGGTAAGGCACTTGACGAAAACCTTGCGGAAATTTGTGAGGTTTTCGTATGTCATGCACACTCGCATGATGGCGCTTGTCAAGGCATCGACAGAACCAGGGTCGTTGCAAATCGCAGTCTTGTCGAAACAGCCAATGCCGTGCCCTGTCCAGAATCCGCCTTCATACAGGTGAACAGAAGCCGCATAGCAAAGACAACCATCAGGTTTGCAAAGCTGAATTTCGAGTGTGCAGCCATCGTATGTTTCATCGATTTTGCGCTTGTACACATCGAAGCTGATGTTATCAGGCACTTCCCCGCTGCCGTCCCAATGATAGGGATTGTAGCGAATAAGAAAGAGTTCTGCGATTCCTTTTGCATAAATTTTCGTCATACCGACCTTTTGTTTGAACATAGGACTCATAATCCTTCTCCCTTCTCTTCGTTCAGCAATTCGCGTGCATGGTCGAGGACTTCCTTTGCGACAGGCTTACCGCCTTCATTCAGGGCAAGGAAAATTTCCAAGACTTCTGCGCGAGTTACGCTCTGGTCAATCTCAGCAACGCCAATGGAGGCATCCATAAACCAGTTCTTGTCCTGTGCGGAAAGGTCGTTGTAAAATACGCCTTTGTACGGGAATCGGTTCTCATAAAAAGCAAGCAGGGTCAACATACGCTGCTTGCCATCAACGATTTCATAGTAGTTGCCATCGTCGCTTGTGCGAGTGAATGGCAGCTGCTTAAAGACGAAACGACCAATCTCGCGACCCATAAAGATGCTGTCCAACAGCTTTTCCCTGTCCTCATCATCCCAAGCAGAACCACGCTGATAATCAGGGTTGAAATCAACGCCGAACAGGTATTGGAAGCTGAGCAGAGAGTACATACTGCGGTTCGAGTAATGCAGACGAGACAGCGCAGAATTGCGCTTTGCAAACTGCGTGCTATTGTCATTATCCAGCGGGCGAACGTTCGTCCAAGCCCAGCAGGAATAGTTATCGCTGTTTGCACCACTGCGGATAAGATACATGTACCCGCCTTCCAGAGCCTCGTCAACAACGCAGTTTAGAAGGTGACCAACCTGTACTTTGTCGCCGACCGTGAAGCGATAAGAGGGTTTCCCTGCACGCTTGGCAGTTTCACAGGCTCTCTCGTAGGAAAAACCTTCGAGCGCAGCTTGTTTCAGGTTGATTTTTGCGATTTCTTTTCTTGCACTTTTCTTAGCCATTGCGATTCTCCTTAACCAATCCGATGGACTCCGAACAAAACAGCAGGAAGAAGCTGTTCATACGGGGTGTATTGGGCAAAATCGTAGATTTCTGCCTCATCGCCGATGATGTATCCGCCAGGACAGGATTCGCCATCGTCATTGGAACTACCGTTGTCCTCAAGACCTCGGCTTTTGAGCTCGTTGAGGTAATCCTCACGCATAGCATCGTATGCTTCTTCCGGGGTAGAATATTGCTTTGGATTTACTTTTGTGAAAAGATGGCCCTCGTCATCGGTGAAAGTCTTTGTGATGATAAACATAATTTACACTCCTTTTTGTAGTACGCAAAAAAGCGGGCCTCCCGATTGGGAAGTCCGCTTTCAAGCGAAATGTGAATTGTACGAAAGGCAGGATGCCTTTTCGATTGCTGGTATCTATCGTACAATTCTAATTGTATGAGTCTCGCACGAATGTGCAATGGTCTTTACCCAAGCATCGTCACATCACCATCAACGTACCAGATGTACTGCTTCCAGTTAGAAGCGGTCGCACCAGGGATGAGTTTCAGCGCAGAAGCTGGAGGCACGCGGCTCGGCTCAAATGACATCTCGTAATGCTTTTCCAGGCCGTATTTCCGCAGAACGATACTCGGCATTGCTCTGCCAAGCTCGTACCACTTGCGAGGCGGGATACGGCTGCAATGTTCGCGGTGAATTTCAGCGTATTCCTGCTGGAATTTGTGAATGGCCCGAAGCAGCTGACACATCGGGCAGGTATTAAGGATGCCAGGGTCCTTGTAGCGGTATACTACAAGACGATATTTATCGTGTTCCTTGGTGGTCAGAACGACACCAAAATAGTTTTTTGCCATGATATCCTCCTCGTTTTAGTAGTTAGTACCATACTCCAGGGCGTAATCCGGACGCTGATATTCGACGACCGGCTTTTCCCAAGAGCAGATGGGTTCAGTATTGGCGCTCGGAAAATGAGAGCTGATTCCGTTGGTGGCAAGCAAAGCTGCCGTGCAATCTGCAACCTGTGCAAGAAGCTCAGGATTCCATCCAAAGGTGTCATCTCCGGTCAGCTGCTTGCACAGGACTTGTGCCGCTCGAAGAATTTCAGTGTCTTTGGATTCCTGCTGAATAGGTTTCGGTGCAGCAATTGTGACATTTCGTGCAATGACGTTTTTGGGCAATGGCTCATCGACCCATTTTCCCTCGTAAATCTCACGGGCATAGAAACCGTCTTTGTCGAATTCGTCAAGTCGAACCCAATGGTCGGCTTCCCAGGTTCTTTGAGCGATTCCGTCTGGATTGATAGTAACCATCACACGTTCATCGTGTGCGTTGTTTCCCCAATGGGTTTCAGAGTCATTGCCAAACTCCTGAATGAGAAGTTTCCTTGCGAGTTCTCCATCGGTCAGTGCAGCCAATTCTTTGATTCGTTTTGTGTTCATATTTTTTCTCCTTTTTCTGTAAACAAAAAAGGCAGGCCCATCGTGGTGATGAGTCTGCCTAGTTGTATCAGTTTGTGAATTGTACGAGCGTTAAAATGCGCAGATGCTATCTATCGTACATTCACAATTTTACCGGCATCGCAAGCAGCGTCAAGCTGTAGCAGCGGCGTCAGCAGTTGTTTTTTTGGCTTCCGTGTATGCTTCGTAAGCCGCGTGATATTCACTCAGCTTAATCTGTGTAACGGTGTCTGGAACCTTGGTGCTGCGAGTTGCATATTCGCAGGAATAATATCCGTAGATATTTCCCTGCTCATCATCCCACAGCTCCGTAGTGATGCGGCCAGAACCGTTGAAGTCGGCCCACCAGAACTGGTTGGCAAGGAATTTCTTGCCGTTCACGTTCTTACAGACCTCATCTTCCCACAGGCAGTTCATGGGCGAACGCTGTTTGAAGATGACAAAACCGTGAGGGTCACGGCGTTTCATAACCTGGGACTCGTATTTGGCGAGCAGTTCCGGCTTCAAATCAACAGTCAGTCGGTCATTCAAAACATACGAAAGCTTCTCATCAGGGAAATATTTGTCGAAAAACTGCTTTGCAATTTCAATGAAATGCGCTTTTTCCTCCTTTGTCGCGAAATAATTCTTGTAGAAAGTGGTGCCGGGATTTACCTTAAATGCCATTTCAACCATTGCTATTACTCCTTTTTCATCTGTACAGTCCAGCCGTTCACGTCGGAATAAACCGCATAGAGCAGTGTTGCGAAATTGTAGCCTCCGTCATACAGCGTATAGCGAAGGGAGATGTTCAGCGCAAGAGTCCGTTCCTTGACGATGCCATCGCAATCGAGATAGCTGAACGTCTTTGTCGGATTGGTAAACCATGCTTCACGTTCTTCATTGAACTTATCTTCATCGTATTCCACGATTTCCTTGAAATACGAATCGAACGTGACGAGCTTGACTGACGAGAAGACATCAGCCATCATTCCGCACTTTTCAATCAGTTCATCAGGCCATTCGACCTTGATGATTGCTGCGCCGTTGTCTTTCAGCTCTTTGTGAGGGCTGAGCGAAACGTTATAGCGCTCACTGAGAAAGCCGAACAGCCAGGACCAATCGATAGTTTTCAGGAAACTGGCAGCTTCCTTGGCGTCCATGAAAATTTTGATTTCTTTACGTGCCATGATATTTCTCCTCACTATATTATTCGGTGCCGAATTTAGCCCACGCTTCTTCGACACTCATGTGATAAATCGCCTTAAACTGTTCTTTGAAATACGCATTGAACAATTCCCGGTGGTGAGGACTCATGATGACTTCAAGAGTAAAGTCGGGGTCGTCAGTAGAATTGTTGCAGTAAGATACATAGGCATGAATGGTATCGTCCGGATGCCAGTCAATGTACATGTTAATCCAATCTGCATTTTCTTCTGTGTTCAAATCAAGGCCAAATGCCATATCAGCATCAAACCAGATAGGAACATAGACGTTAATCCAACCGTCGTAGATAACTTCCGCTTTGCCGTCGAGCACAAACCGCATCAGCTCAGCAAAGTTCTGCACCACAATCGAATCTTGAGTGCAGAGGTCATGAACCAACTCATTGTGAGTCATTATGAAATGCCTCCTTGTTATTTGTTTTTTTGGTTTTATTATTTTTTGAAACTGTCGAAGAACCGAATCATCTCGCGGTTTACACCGACTGCGGATTCGGATTCAGGATACAGTGCTGCAAAAGCATGAACGGTTTCCTTCTTGGAAACAAAACCGTAGTCGTGGTGAACGCGCTCGTTTTCGAGGCATTTCTTAAACCCAAAAGTCTGTTTCTTGAGAAAGTCCTTTTTCCCGGTGCAGATATAGCACGGGGGGATGAGTTTAGAATAGGTTTCAGGCTTGATGAACTCAGCATAACTGTGATTCTTCCAGCCCTTAGACATATAGTAGTTCTGAAGCAAACCTACCTGGCCCTTGTAGATGTAATACATACCGCTCTGCAGGCCCATCGCGTTGATGACGAGCTTCTTGGCTGCCTCGGGTACATTCTCTTCCAGTTCGTCCTCTACCGGCTGCATCTTGACAGGATAGCGGAGAATAGAGCTTGCCATGCAGGCAAGGAATGCGCCAGCGCTGTCGGCAACTACAAAGACCTGATTCAAGTCACCGACGAAATCTTCAGCACGTTCAGCTACAGTAGCAAACGCATTGATGACATCAGTGATTTGACCAAAGATATTGGTTTCAGGGACCAGACGGTAATCCGGTACAAAGGTGAGATAGCCTTCCTTAGCGAGCCAGGTTGCCAGGTTTTGATTCTGTTCTTTCCGGCCAGCAATCAAGCCGCCACCATGGATATCGATGATAATCGGATGCTTTTCGGCATCGTTATCCGGGCGATAAACGTCCATGAAAAGATTCTGCTTGCCGCAAATACCAATCTCAGTGGCAGTTATGCCTTCATGAGGCATAACAGGCTGAGACTTGATGATTTCTTCTACATGGGTGCGTTCTTTCTTGGCGGCGGTATTGATGAAATTCATGATAAAAACTTCCTTTCAAATTGATAAAAATAATAGCGGCCGCCAATCTATAAAAAAATGAGATTAGTGGCCGCTTGGTAGTTACTGAAATTCAAATGTGTATTGGGTTCCTCGCTCGGTTTTGACGAAGATTCTGCTGCCTACAAAGCCAATGGCTTTTACCGTGCTGGTACGCAGAATGTCTTGCTGTTTTGGTGTCGCTGTTTTGAATACGAGAGGCTGTCCGCTTGATAGCTCAAGAGTTCCGACCCGTCCAATGAGCGGAAGAACTCTTGCGTTGAGACTCGTGGTGCTTTGAAGCACACAACTGCTGTTAATCCGCATCATTGTCCTCCTGATATGAACTGGTCAGATATCCACATCCGGGTACTGATTCAACACATGATTGAACCTATCATCCAGGTGCTTGTCGTTTTCATCCCGTTCGGGATAATTAAACTTTCCTTCCTCTTCTGCTGCATCCCCCAAGCGTCCCATGAGTGCAATGACGCTTTCGAGCCAGGCGGAAGCCTTGCCAAACGTGTCATCCTCTTTTCTCTTGGCATAGAGCATGTCAGAGACTTCTTCGAGAGCCATTTTCTGCTGGTACAAAGTATTCCAGTTGATGTGCTCTACAGCGGAACGCAGGGGAGTTAAGTGTTCTGTTTCTGTTACAGTGTTCGTTACGGTCATCCTTTATTTCTCCTTGTAGTGTTTAGTTACGATAAACGTCAGCAAAACACCGCAAAATTCCAACAAAAAAAGCAGACCTCCAAACGGATAGTCTGCTTCTCAGAATTGTGAAATTATAGCGTATGTGTGCTGTTATCTATCATACAATTTTTATTGTATGCGTTTCGCACGAATACGCAATAACTATTTTTTAAGAATTAGGAATCTGAATTTTCCGAGCTGTTGCTGTTATCATCGGAACTGGACTCAGCGTTTTCGTCCGCCGTGGAATTGTCACCAGATTCAGCGTCGGTGTTTTCTTCCGCGCTTGTATCCTGCTCGACAGTCGAATCACTGTTGACTGATGCGTATGTACCAGTCAAGATGACGGGAACTTCACCATAACCCAGATAACCGCTAATCAGGCTGCCGGAATTTTCGACTAGGTACTTGGTTTCTGTCATGTTCGGGAACAAGTAGATATCCTGAATCGTAGTGCCCTTCACATTAGCGCTGTCAAAGGTATCGTTGCACGCCGCAACAACACTATACCCGTCATAGTTCCAAACCAGATAGAAGTTCTTGCCGCCAATTTCAACATCATAATCTGCATCTCGGAAATCTTCAAAGGTACGATACTGCTTGCTGGAATTGAAAGCGACAGAATCGTTGTTTGTCCAGTAGAGACCGGACGGATTGCCAAACAAACCATACAGGAAGTTGAACTGTTCCTCCGGCTCTCCATCGGTCGGATAACCTTCGAATTTATCCGGGGTGACAGACGAATAATAGAGACCGTCAAGGAACGCATCACCAATATCGATACCGTCGTCATTGGCTGCACGACCGTCCAGCATCAAGGTCAAGGACCCTCCGTTATATCCAATCGGATAATAGTCACAGCCGTCATCCTTGCTGGCAGTGTGAATGGAAAAATCACTGATTTCCTTTTCTACGCCTTCGCCTGTGGATTCTGCATTGATTTCACCAATGACTGTATCACCGTTTTCAAGTTCGTTCAATTTCAGATATCCCTTTACAGGCAAATCCCGTACATCCTGTAATGCAACGTCCGTGATATCCAGTGTCTTGCCGGTATCAACGCTGCGCAGCGAATAGAACTTGCTGCCGTCATCGTAAGACAAAGGACTCTGCCCCATCGGAATACCGTCCGGCCAGGTAGTGTCAGGATTGTCCAGCGTGCCGGGCGTGAAATCCGGGAGATTCGACAACAAAGACCAGGCATTGATGGGTTCCGGGGTCGGTTCCGCTGTCGGTTCCGGTGTCGCTGTTGCGGCAGCCTGTGCTGCTTCTGCGCTTGCTGCTGCGGCTGCCTGGTCTTTCCGTTCCTGAACCACAGCTGTGGCGCAGCCGGAAAGTGTCACGGCGAGTGCCATGGCAGCTGCGGTGATATTGATAATCTTTTTACTCATGCGCGTTTTGCCTCCTTATGTTTGCGGTTTTGCCTAAGGCCGAGGAGTGAGAGGCCCACCACGCCGATAAGCAAAGCGAGGAGTCCAAGTCCAAAAGCAAAGGCAATATATTGAATTACGTCGATGAGTTTAAGCCATTTTGCGACTGCAGCGCCTAAAACAATCAACAGGCCAAAGCAGCCGGTCAGATAAATGAGCAAGCCAAACTGTGCAGTTCTGCTGAAAATCGATTCAAGTGTCTTCATGATATAACCCCTTTCATATTTTTATGTTATGCGATTCGCAAGAACCTGCAATAGGAAAACAAAAAAAGCTGCCCAGCCGAAGCTGGACAGCTTGTGTGTTATCATATTTTATCGCCTATTGTTTCGCTCTTGTCTTCTGCGCTCGCGCTCCTCATATTCCTTCTTCTGATACTTGAGCCGCTCATTCAGCAAAAAGGAGTTCTCATCGCGAGTCATTTGCAGTTTTACCTCGTACCAGCAGCCGTAAAGAAAGGCTGCCAGAATGCAGAAGCCAACGATTTTGACTAAGAGGTTGAAAAGAACGTTCACAATAACCGGGAAAATATAGCCGATGGCTTTGGCGATAAGCAGGATGAGCCCACCGAAGACAACGATTTTTGCGATTGTCTGAACAACGGGCGGGAAATCGCCCAGGACTTTGGAAATGGTATCGTTAATTTTGGTGATGATATTAGTGTTTTTGCCACCGTTGTTATTATTTTCTGCCATGTCGGTTCCTCCTTTTTGTGCCAATTATAGCATATATCTGTACAAAACGCTATATCCCACATGAGGAATCTCGATGTTTGAGCAATGGCTCAACAAAAAAATGCCGCCACCCTTTCGGATGACGGCAAGTGATGTTATTTCTTCACGGGGATATTCTGGTCAAGAATAACATCGAAGTTGTAGTGCGGCATCTTAGATGCATCACCACCAGCAGCTTCGAGGGTCATGTAGAAGTCCTCGTCATTCATAGCCTGCACGAGAGTGTTCATCTCGTCGCAGGTATGTTTGAGCATAGGACCGCGCTTATTGCAGAACATCACAGCCGAAACAGGCTGAATGCCCTGTGCAACCATGCCATCCCAATGAGTCCGCAGCTCGGTTACAGACTTCAAAGTAGCAACGCCGCTCATGAAGTCATAAATCTTGCAGTGGGACTCGTCGATATGTTCCAGAACGTCGATACGAGTCCGGTTTGCGTACAGAGGGAACTGGAGTTCAACTTCATTCCCGGTGTCTGCAACCAGCCGGTTTGCAAAATCCTGCGCATATTTCTCAAGAGTGAGAGGCTCGCTTTCGAGAGGCTTCACGTTTTCGGCAATAGCGTCGAAAATTTTACGCCATCCCTTGTCGCTCAGGTCGATATCCGACTTGTTGGCGAGGGTATTCAAGAACCCACGCGGCAGACCGGAAATATCAACAGCAACAACGCCGGTGAAAGCGTTGAAGGCCGGGTGACGAGCCTTGTCCCAGATGGTATCAAACTGAGCGGTGGCGATAACACGCTCGCCGAGCTGGATATCCAAGCCCTGCGTAAGCATGTTGTTCTGGTAGAAATGCTTCAAGTCATAGCCACCAGTAACAACACCTTTGGTTGCATCCGTATCCAGCTGACCACACTCAACCTTGACAGGAATCTCGTACCCATCATAGTCAACAGTGAAGTTCTTTTCCTTCTGCTTCTCCTTATACGGCTGGAAAATGGGCTTGACGAGCACATCGCACGTCTTGCCATTCGCCATATGGAAATCAGGAATCAGGATACGGGCGGGAGCAACGCCGGTAGCGTCAGGCGCCAAGTAATTGCGGTACTTGACACCAAAGTGCTCAGCCAGGCAGGTACGCAGCACGTTCAGGCTGGTGACCCGGCTCTCAGCGCAGCTGCCGTTCTTGGTCAGCATGGTGCTGGCGGTAGCCTTGTCCATCTCCACATAGATGATGGTAGAAGGAGCGCCAAGAGCCTTAAACTGCTCACGCATAACGACATCTGCCATAGGAATCTCTTCCTGCTCGGACATCGTCATGGTCGTGGCGAACGGGCCGTCAACGCGGTGATAGCTGTCCTCTCCAGGCTGCTTGGAAGCGATGAACCAGGGATACTTGTTGCGGGTGGCAACCAAAATGAAATTATTCAGGCCAACGCCATGGATGCACAGCGGGCCCTCATTGCTGTGGCCGTTGCCAAACTGTAGGTTTTCCGGCAGCTTTTCCTTAGACATACCATTGCCCCAGTCGGCAATAACCACACCAATTAGGTTTTTGGCATGGCCTTTCACAATCGCGACCAAGATGTTAATGGCATCTTTGCAATTAGAGATGGCATTATCAACCGGCTCACAAGCGGCATCGCTCATGGGTAACTTCTGGCGCGAAATAGCGTCAAAGTAATGGTTGGTGATGCCGACGTTGAAAGTGACGTTGTTATTCTTCTTAGCCATAATATAACCCCGTAACGTGGGGCTGCCGTGCTGCTCTCGAATTTATCTCCACAGCAATGTGAGCCCCATATATGGGGATGTAATTATTCTTTTTTGTTGTCTGTTTTGCAGGAGCTATCGGCAATATCAGAAACTGCATCTTTGATAGCCCCGAAAACATCGGTTGACATCAGAAAGTCTTCTGCCAACCCTTTGATGTGGCTGTAGTTTTTGAAGACTTTCTTCACAATAAATGCGCCAACGATTGATACTACTGCCAAAAGCAGCAGAGCTTTCGCGGCCTCGGTGAGTTTCACTTGCTCCAGCATGAGCGCGAGTATCACGCCATCTTTGCTGAGCTAGGTCTTCAATAGACCGTGAATGAAGGAGCCATAGCTAACTGCATATTGCTTAGCTTTGGCTTCGTGGTTGCTAATGATGGTGTCTACTCGCTAAAATATGTTTCCTATCATGATAATGTCCTCCTTGAAGGTTTGTAATTGTTATACGGTATATATAAATACGCTCTTAACGCGGCGTTCGCGTGCAGGAACATTTATATAAACACATCGACGCTGTGTACGCGTGCTATGTTGATTAGCATAGCAATTCTATATAATCAGCCTTTCCTTCGGCTGTCAGAAGTCCACATTCCGTGGGATGAATCTATATTAAACGCAGAAAATCTGCGGGAATCCTCAAAAAGAAAAAGGACAGAAACCCAATATGGGCATCTGTCCTTCTTCCAGGAGGTATATGAACTATAGCAAATCAATGATATCTCTGTTACATTATCTATTTTATGGGTGTCGCACGTGCTGTCAACCCAAAATACCAAGTTTTTACGAAAATAATATATACGGCACATCGTACAATTTAGAAGACCGGATATTTAGTTTCCTGAAATGGTGCAAGCAAAAGACACCGTGCCGCTCCAATCACCGTAAGTAAGATTAGCTTTTACCGTATAGTTTGAGGTGATACTAGCCAAGGCATCGTCACGTTTCCACGTTGTTTTGGGTGTTTCCACTATTATCGGGAAATCGCAAAAAATGTCAAAAAGAAAAAGCCGTCCACCAAACGGTGAACGGCTTTCGTGACAATTTATACTGCGGCGAGAACTTCTTTCAAAGTCATTTTGTCAATGCCTGCAAATTCTACAGCGGCAGTAGCCCAAAAGAAATCGCTGGCGCGGCATTCGTCGTATATCGGGTCAAATTCGTTACATTCGGTTTTGATGTCGAAAAATTCTTCACAGGAGAATCGTTCACACGGAATCCCTGCATTCCTCTGTACGAAATCTTTAATTCCATCGGTCATAATGGAGCAGCCAATCTCAAGGGTGTCGTCCGAGAGGCTATCCCCATATGTGTTATATGATAGACCATAGTGAGATACATAGGTTGCGCGGCTTGCACCAGTATATTCGCTCTCGAGAAATTCACTAACAGTCTGCTCCAAAGATACCTTTCCATCTTCGTACAATTCACCAGAATAATCATACGGGCAATCATTGCTGCGCCATTCATAATGAGTGGGAATGGGGTTCAGCATTGCTGCCAAACTCTCCAAAAGTTGCTCTCTAATTACATCCTTCTGAGCAATAAAAAGCGAATTCACATATTCTGCGATTTCATCTTCATTCTGCTTGATATAGTCGATACATTGTTGCATGCTTTCGGTAACAGGAGCTTCATGTGATTTCATTATTGATACCTTCTTTCTATTATTTTAGTGTACGCGATTCGCACATATTAGCAAAAGCCGCTCACCCTGTGAAGGGCAAGCGGCAAGAGGTTAAGATTTGATGTAAAGCGACGTACCCTTGAACGGATTCAAGAGACCGGGCTTGTACTTGGTGCGGACGTATTCTGCGATTTCAGCGTCCGGCATGGCGTTCAGAACATCAAGCCAGCATTCGGCATTGATTCCCATAAGACCACCCATGCCAAGTGCATTTTCACAGAGCTTAATGTCAGAGGCAAATTCGCCGTGAAAGTCACAGGACTCCGCAGCCTTGATGATGCGGTCAAAGTCGTACATTCCGAGACCTCCTCACTGGCACATGGCCTTGAGGTCGTCCTCACTCAGAACGGGCACGCCCAGCGAATTTGCCTTATCCAGCTTGGAACCGGCAGCTTCACCGGCAACGAGATAGCTCGTCTTCTTGGAGACACTTCCGGAGACTTTGCCGCCATGCGCTTCGATATAAGTCTTGGCTTCATCGCGGCTCATGGAAGGCAGTGTACCGGTAATAACGAATGTCTTGCCAGCGAGCGGTGCAGACTCATCATTGGCACTTGCCGGAGTATGGTAGTCAAGATTGACACCGGCATCATGCAAGGTATTGACTTCCTGCTTGAACTCAGCGCTGGAAAGCATCGCATCGAGCGCAGCATAGATAGCGTCAGAGAAACCGGGAATGTTGCACTCCTTGATGGTATCTACATTGAGCGTGGACAGTGTCAGAAGGTTGTCGTTCGTAGCCTTGCATTGAGTAAATAGCGCACGAGCAACATGACCGCCGATGAGACGGTAGCCAAGGCCCTTGAGGACGCGGTCGGCATTCTGCTCCTTGGACTTTTCGATGGCAGCAAGAACCTTCTTGGCAATCTTCGCGCCATACATGTTGGTCAGTTCACCTTCCTCCTCATAGAGCCAGTACAGGTCAACAGGGTTCTCAATGAACCGGCTGTCAACCAAGTCCTGAATCATCTGAGGGCCAAGTCCCTTGATGTCCATGCAGGGCTTCGAGGCAAAGTGGATAACGCGATTCACAGTCTTTGCCGGGCAAGCGTCATTGGTGCAGTAGAGGTCCACAGAACCGTTGACCGGTGCGATAGGCGCACCGCAAACGGGGCAGACCTGCTTCGCCATGTCATAAGGCACAGCGTCTGTCGGGCGCTTTTCCAGCTCCACCATCGTGATTTTCGGGATGATGTCACCGGATTTGTGCAGGACAATCGTGTCACCGATACGGATATCCAAAGTCTTGATGAAGTTGGCGTTGTTGAGCGTTGCACGCTCCACACGAGTACCAGCAAGCTGGATAGGGTCAAAGACAGCAACAGGAGTGACGCGGCCGGTACGACCCGTCTGCAGCTGGATGTTGCGCAAGACAGTTCCCTTTTCCTCTGCGGGATACTTGTATGCAATAGCCCATTTCGGGGTTTTGGTGCGCTCGCCCATCTTCTGGCGAATGCTCAGTTCATCGACTTTGATGACTGCGCCGTCAATCGGGTAATCGATATCATAGCGTTTTTCCTCAATGTCGTGAATGGCTGCCAAGATGCTATCAATGTCATTGCAATGAGCGTAATAGGTGGTCTTAAAACCGCAGATGTCACGCAGATAGTTCAGCTGGTCACAATGATACGGGCTGAACTGTGCTGCATCACCATTGTTGACGCTCTGAACATTGAAAACGAACACCTGCAGATTGCGTTCCCGTGCAATAGACGGGTCAGCCTGACGCAGAGAGCCAGCAGCGCAGTTGCGAGGATTCGCAAAGAGCTTCTTCCCTGCTTCCGCCTGCTTTGCATTGGCTGCTTCAAAGTCCTTTTCCGACATATAGCACTCGCCACGGAGTTCGATTTTGCCGATACCCTTGGGCAGCTCGATGCTGCGAGGCAGGCAAGTGAGGGCTGCGACATTGGCGGTCACATCCTCACCGACATGGCCGTCACCGCGTGTCGAAGCCTGGGTCAGATGGGCAAGACCATCGTCAGAACGTTCGTAGACAAGAGACAAGCTCAGACCGTCGATTTTGCGCTCCACAGAGAAGGTCACATCGGAGTATTCAGCTTTCACCGAATCCACAAAGCTGCGGACCTCATCATCAGAAAACACATCAAGCAGAGAAAGCATCGGTACACGGTGTTCAACCGGAATACCGAGAACACGCTTGCCGCCAACAACCTGTGTAGGGCTGTCAGCGGTCACGAACTCAGGATGTGCCACTTCGATATCACGAATCTCGTGCATCACGGAATCGTATTCCTCATCCGTTACAACCGGAGCATCCTGCTCATAGTAGGCGGCACTCCATTCTTTGGCTTTGGTGCAGAGATTATTATAATGTTCCTTGATGGAAGAAATAGACATGTTGTTAGACATAACATTTTACCTCACATATGTATTGTTTTGTTTTTGTGAACCTCCCCACCTAAGCCTTACGGCTATAGACGGGGCGTGCGCTCTTCATAGTTCTCATCAAAGGGTAATGGTTTGAGATTCCGTTGTGGCCTGGCTGACATCTTCAATACCATCCACAAAAACTGTTGTTCTGATAAGGATACGGAAAGGAACGCCCTTTTGCCAGGTGGTGTTTGCACGGAGTTCATCCACCAGGCCAATCAGTGCCTGCGTCTTGAGCATTTCGATGGTATAGCGAGTCGGAATCATGGTTCGGGTCGTCTCGAGATAAAAATGCCGATTTTTCTCATTGTATCCGAGAGAATCGTTCGTAACATCCATTTTTGCAACAACGGTGTAGTCGCTTTTAGGGATATCCTCAAACGGTTCCAGAGACTTATCCAATTCTACCATGCGTTTATCGAAGTCTGCAATGATGCGGGCTTTCTCTTTCTCGTAAACTTCACTCGCCTGCCGAACCTGCTCCCGATAACACTTCACACACTCTTCTTTAGTGTAGAAGATGTTGACGGAAGTGCCGGAGCAGCAGCGATACCCGGTGTTGTCCAATGGGGTAATGACGGTTGAAGAAATCTTACCCCGATTTACCGGCCGAAAATAGACCGGAGAATAATAGATGGTTTTGCTCGTTTCTTTTGCGTCCGTTACAACAACCGGGGTAGGTTTGATGTTACGAATTGGCTTTTTGGTCGGGTCCGCATCTGCGCGATAATCGCAAATCCAGACCATTTTGCCGAGGACGCTTTCAAGGTTCTCAACATAATCGTACATGCCGAGGCCATTGGTCTGGCGCGTAGGATTCTTTTCTCCAGAGCCCTTAATCATCAGCTTGACGGCATTTTCAGCGAGGTATTCATTCAGTTTCATGGTATTTTCCTTTCTGTGATTTGTGTTTGAAGTTCAACGAGCATTTGTGAGCACAGCAACAACCAGCTCCTCGTAGTCCTCGATGGCACAGTAGATGTCAGCGAAGCCACAAGCGTGGCCACGGTCGTAAGCTTTCTGCCAAAGAACAGTTGCAGCTTTTTTAGAAATGCTGCGTTTCGTTTTGGCTTTGATGTCTTCCTGAATTTGAAGTTCGATAGCTTCCGAGATGTGTTCGATTTCTGCATTCTGCGCCTTCTTCAGCCGAGAGCATTCCGCATCCCAGGCTTTCTGTCGGCGAACGACCTCTTCCCTGTTCCAGCGCACCGATTTCTCTTCGTCGATGATATCACCGTCTTTCGGGCGTTTAGAGTTGGGCCTTGTTGGTCTTTTCCAAGCAGTTTCGAGTCGGTTGCCAAGATTTGTCCATACGTTATCCATAGTTAAACTCCTTTTTTGTACGCAAAAAGGCGGGCCTCCCAATCAGGAAGTCCGCCTTCAAGCGAAATGTGAATTGTACGAACGCAAAAAGCGCCTGGTAGATGGTATCTATCGTACAGCTTTTATTTTATCGATGTCGCACGAAAGCACAAGCTTATTGCTTTATCGGTGTACCACTTTTGTGCTCATTCTTTTTGGTCGCCATGTCATTCATTGCTGGCAGAGCCAAACAGAGAGTCATATACCTTTTCGATTTCAGAATCAGACATGGCTTTTCCCTTCTCTTCAATGCTGTGCAGAATCAGAGTCTTGTCGCTCTCCGCATCCGGCACGAAGCCAAGAATCACATCCAGTTTGTTGCGATTTTCGTCCTGCGCAAGATACTCTTTGATTTCGGACCACTGCGCATCACGCTGGTTCAGAGCGTCAACGTTCTGGACACAGAACGGGTACTCACTTTGCGGCATAGAACCAGCAAGGTATTTGGTATTGTCGCAATACATCTTGATAAGCCGGACAATATAGTTCCGCTCTGCTTTGGTTCTTGCAGTCAGAATGTTGCTTGCGCTCTGGTACTTGAAGTTATCCCCAACAGCTTCCAACGACTCTGCAATCTGTCGAAAACTCAGCATTTCGTTTGTGGCCTTGTCATGCTGCGACACGGTGGAAGCATAGTATCCTTGTTCCGTTTCGTTTGCTTCTACCACGGCAGCGAGATTCGAGTCAATATGGATGAGCCGTTCACTGTTATCCCCTTGCGCACGAATTGTGTTGTTCACTTTCGCAATCCAACTGTCAGTTTCCGTAGCATCATCGCCCGCATAGAGGTATGTTACGATATCCGGGTTAGTGGGGTTCGGGAGTTCCGCGCAAGCCAGAGTCAGATTCCGTCCGTATTCTTTTGCCTGGAGATACATGTTCGGATAATCGTCTTGTATTGTCTGAGCGATTGCCTCAACCTCGGCCTCGTCTTTTTCAATGACAAGGCCGACAGTGGCTACCTGCTCTTTAATGTTGAGCTGCTTCAAAATATCCTCAAGGTCAAATACAATAGCTTCCTTGTTGGTTGTATAGAATCGGATTTTCATAGTTTTTTCCTCCTGACAATAAAAAAAGGCAGGCCCTCGATTGGAAGGTCTGCCAAAAAACAGTTTGAGAATTGCAAAAAGGTCATTGTGCGGCTTTGACAGCTGCGTTTATCATTGTGTAGGCAATATCCAGAAGTCGAAACGCAAGGACTCCAAAAGATAATGCTACCAGCAAAAAGCAAAACACAAATTTTTGTTTGTTCTCACCCTGGAAATAGTACATTCCAAAGCAGGACGCGATGAGAACGCAGAGAAACACAACGACCCAAATAAAATCAGCCATTGTCCTGGTTTTAATTCTGCTGAGTCGGCGGGGTCTTGACTTCAGCAGGAGCGTTCGGAGTCTGATACTGAACATTCTGGCTCGGCTCTTTGGGAGTTTCGGGGGCCTGGTACTGAACAGTACTGGGGTTGTTCTGCTGTTCGGCTTTCTTTTCCTCATATTTGGTCTTGAGCTGAGAATAGGAATAGCCATCCTGCGGGATACCGTGATACTCATAATGGCCGAAAGCAAGAATCATGTTGAACACCGGATTCAGAAGGCAAAGACCAATCGTGAAACCAATACCTTCACCGAACGCAACAGCTTTCTTGTAGTTGGTGATAGCACTGATGATGAGAGCAACGACCAGGAACAGATTTCCGAGCAGCGGGATACCGGACAAAAGGCTCAGCACGACCGGAATCAGAAACAGCCAGCCGTTGCCCCAGTAGAGATTGAACCCAATGTAATCGCTGTAGAACGGGACGATGGATGCCCAGCCAGGCTGCCCGGCTTTCTCGAAAATCTTCCAGTTTGCAACAATTTTGAGTACAAAATACGCCACTACCAAAAGAATCACCGTGTAGAGCATTCCGCCCAATAGATTAAGAGCGCTGTAAGAATTATACATTTTATATCCTCCTCTTTCGGCATATGAAGCCGGATTATTCCTTCACTAAGTTCTTCGCCTGTCGCTGCCGCTCTGCAAGTTCTTTGCCGCGTCTGACCAGTTCCGCATATTGCTCTTCGGTCAGCTTGCGAGGCGGCTTGATTTTGACCCATTTCTTGGGCATATCTGCCTCCATACACCAGTCCTCATCCCGCGTGATTTTAACAGCATCAGGGTACTCTTTGGCAAGCTCTTTTAGCTGTTCTATACGAGCTTTGTTGCAGGTGTAGTAGGATGCTTTCTTCTCCGCATCATTGAATGTGATGATGGTTTCGCGTTCCCAGGGTCCATCAGATGCCTGCGTGGCCACTTTTTTATCGGGCATGATTTTTCTCACCTCAATCGAATAAAATTGCCGACATAGCAGAGCCTTCGCAGATATACCCGCTCGCCTCGGCCCGTTTCGGCATCATGAGCTTGCCATTTGCTTTCACAAGCACCATCTTCCGAGCAGAGGTATTCAGGAATTCCGCCGGAGCCCAGTTATTTCTCACAACGACGATAGCATTGTCGTCCGCGTTCTCAAGCATATGCTTCAGCTCTTTTACCGTCACCGTGTCACCTCCCGTTCAACACATCATCCAGTGCCTGCAAGAAAACTCTGGATTCCTCATTGATTCCGCCGCGACACAGAACTTTCGCAATATCATCAAATCCTACCAAGTACATATTTTCTTCACCCATGTACCCTTGCGGCCAGGGAACCGCATAGTAGTTGTGCGGAAAAGAACTTGTGTCATAGCCGACCACAATATATTTCTGGTCTGCAACATTTTTCACCGTCAGGATAGTCCCAAGCGGTAACGCGTCTTTCATGGAATGAGCAGTTGCAGGCATGATTCTCTGAATTTTCAAAACAGCACCTCCCTAATTTCTATTTTAAGAGAGTCGCACATTTGTGCAACAAAACTAAAAATAAAAAGCGGCCGCTCCAAAAGGAACGACCGCAAAGATACGAGTCAGATGTTATTCGCTGTGTTTATACTTCCTTCTTATCAGCGTCCAGAATCTTCTTCAGAACGTCGTTGAACAAGTCGTCGTGGAATTGACCAGTTTCTTCATCTGCTTCCGGAGATGTGAAAGCACCGTCTTCTTCAGCTGCATCCTGTACAGCATCGAAGACACCGACTGCGCCCCAAAGCTCATCGGCCAGATGGTCATAGCCGAGGTCCTTTACTTTCGCCGAGAGGTCAATCAGCAGCATTTTCTGCCGAAAAAACTCGTTCATATCCAAGCCAATGTAGGGTTTCGCTGCAACATTGTTTTTCTGAGACTTTACTTTGAAAATGCCCCAGTCAAAGTTGCTGTCTGCGCCGTACATATACCCGGACGCAAGGCAGAAACCGTCTGCTGCACTGTCCTCAACGTTGATACCGACTTCATAATCGCTGCCGGAATCTTCATCCAGGTTAATCGCAGAGCCTGTTGCCTTTTCGTACTCTGCCTCAATGTCAGTTTTCATGGCTGCCAGCAGGGCGTTGAAATCGGTGTTCTGGGAAAGCAGATTCATGTTTTCGCCTTCCTGGTTTTTAATGAGAATGTACATGGTATTTACCTCCTAACAATCAAATCATGCTATCAGACAATTTGTCGATAGCTGCCGTGATGGCTTCGTTTTCCATCTGAGCAATACGCTCAAACAGATGAGACCAGTCGATGGCATCATAGACACGCTTGACAAACGCATCATAGGTGCCACCGGCCTTCATCATTTCAATTTCCGATTCGTAGCAACCGGATTCCTCCAGCTGGTGCTGTATGTCATCGATGGGGTTTAACTCGATGGTTGGTACAGTTTTGTTCATGATACAAACTCCTTTTGCGTTTTGGACGCAAAAAGAGCGGGCCTCTCAGAATTGAGAAGTCCGCCCTTTAAGCGAAATTGTGAATTGTACGAAAGGCATGAAGCTTATTCGATTTGGAATGATATCTATCGTACAATACCCATTTTATCCGATTCGCACATTTTGGCAAGACAAAAAGAAAAGTTGCCTACCAAAAAGTCGAGGAAGTTCTCAGCTTCTCTGCCAAGATTTTATTTTTTCGGGTAAAGAACTTTTGCGGCTCCACAGATTACTCCTTTTTCATCTGTACAGTCCAGCCATTCACACCAGCCTGTGGTGGTGGAGGGGCGATTTTTGTTGTCCGTGCAGATACGATTCAGCAGCATTGCCAAGTGGAACTTATCCAATGTCCGAATCATTTCGAGATTTGTCTTGTCAGAACGCATAATTTTCAGGTCAACGCCGGTTTTTGTCTTGATGTACGATATAGCGTCACCTTGTCCTTTGAAGAAGATTCCGCAGACCGGGGCAAAGTATCCAACCTCGATGGCAAGCTCCGCCAAAAGACGGTAGCTGTCAGCAGTGTTCGTCTTCTGGAAAAGTTCTTCGTACTGAGCGCGAATTTTCTTCTCATCGTTTTTTCCAATGTCATCCAGGTCAAAGATGTATTCCTGAACAATGAACCCATTATTAGATTTCGTGGACACATATGCTTTGTAACAGGATGCATCAATCTGTTTCATGACAATCGGAAAGTCATGAGAAGACGTGGAATAGAGACGCGCTTTATCGACTTCCTTTTTCAGCTTTTCCAGCAGCTTTTCGAGAACGGCTTCAAGGCATTCGGCGTGCTGAGCGCAGAACCCTACCTCTGCCTGGAACAGGCCGGTGTCATCTTTGAGCCGACCAGTCTCCTTGGCTTTCTCAAAGATGGATTGGAGTCTTTGGAGGTTATCCGCATCCATGTCGTTGAATCTCCCAGCATCCACTTCGGCTTCGAAAATGGCGATTGCTTCATGCACATCGTCAAAGGAATCGACCGCCAACTCAAGGTCTTCCAAGAAAAGTTTCTTATTGATGGCAATAGAGTAGCGAATGTCCGGGATATTCAGAGTGACAATTTTGGAGTTTTCCTCCACGGTAAGCCCCATCTCCCGGCAAATATCCGGGAACTGTTTCAGATACATCATAAGTTCACCTCATACTTTCTCAGCGATATCTTCGCCGTATACCACGTTCAGACCGGAACCATTGTCCCAACGAACCAGTAAAGACGCCGTATCATCGACGCCATATACGGTTCCAAGAGTACCAATAGGTGGAGCCTGAACATCGTCCATTTTAACAAGTCGAACACGGCAACCGACCGGATACCGATTCCGAATGTTTTCTACGATTTCTTTACTTGGAAACATCATATTCACCCTCGTTTCTTGTTATTTGATTGGTTGCATATCTTCGAGCTCAGAAGAGAACAGGAACGGTCGCGTACTCTTGTCGCCAAGGGTTCCGTCCATGTCAACGAAAAGATAGACGTGGTTGATAGTCTTATTGCTCATAGTTTGATTTCCTTTCCGGTTTAGAGTCTACAGCTGATGTGTTTGTCGTAGGCGATTCTCCTTTCTTAGTACAAAAAAGCAGACCCGCCAAAATGGTGAGTCTGCTTAAATGCTTGCAGATTGTGAATTATACGGCAGCGGTGCGCTGCAAATAATATCTATCGTACAATTACTATTCTATGCCGTTCGCACGTTTTAGCAAGAAGAATCATCGCTTGTTTGCGTAGGCAATGGCAAAATTGCATGTCATCTATCGTACAATAACAACGGCTGATTTGCACAGGAAAAGCATACAAAAAAGGGCTTCCCTAAAAAAGGAAGCCCCTTGAATGTAATTGGTGATATTCAGACGGTTGCGCAAAACTCCGCAAGGCGCTGCCACAGCAAATAGGTGCTGTATCTCATGCGTACCTTTTCAGGAACACCAGTAACCAAACACCATTTGTGAGCAGTGGCTTTGATGCGGGGAATCTGCCTCTGTTCGGCTTCGGTAAACGTCTTGCTGTATAGTCTGCGACGGCGTCCGGAATTCCAAAAGGCTCCTTCCATTGTTTCGCAAATCAGAGCGTACGCCAAATAGCTTTGGGCTTCTTCGTGAGTCAATGTAACCATCGTTTTCATGGCTGTCACCCTGCCTTTCTCTCATTGCGAGCCATGTGCAGCGCATAATCAAGCGCGTCAGGGTCATCGGCCAAGAATTTCGTTTTCTGAAGTGTACCAAGCTTGGGATGCTTCAGAATCGTATAGTTGCCATTGTTCTGGACAAGGGAACCTTTATCATAGACAAGCTCGACCTTTTCGGCAGGTACTGCGTAACGGCGAATGCGGTCACATTCATCCGCATAGTTGATGGGAGTGATATAGCCAACTGGCTTTTGTCCTTCCATCCCTGTCACAGTGACCAGAAAAGCCTTAATGGTCCGGGCTTCTTCCTCTTCCTGCTCATCATAGTATTTGAACGTGATGAACATGGGAGTATCTCTCTTGTACGCATCTTCCTCAGGGCAGAGATACGTTCCACAAGAGCGGCAGAACCAGAGCATCGATACGGGCTTTCCAGTTTCCTGCGCTTCTTTTGCATAGCGCTTAAAAATCTTTATGTCCAGCTTGAAATCCTCGGTGTAATGCTCAACCGTGCTTTTTACGATGAGTTTCAGAAAATTACAGATGGAAATAGCGGTCATAGTCATATTGGAAGTCATAATAAAATCTCCTTTTTTAGTCAGCCATGACCTTGGAAACATTCATGTCATAGCGGTTGAATTTAGAAATATAGTCAAAAATGGTATTTACTTGAGCTTTTGTTGCGGTTTTGGTCTCATCCATATCGAGGAATGTATTGCCCATCGAAGGATTACGAATGGCAATCCAACCGCGTTCATATAGGAAATCGAGACCCTTGCCGCTCCAGTCATACGCCATATTGAGAACTTCATGGTCAGAAAGACCAAACGCTTCTCGATTGCGCATGATGATGCGGCCAGCCAGGGCAGCGTGCTCGCCAAACTTGCAGGCATACCAGGTGCCATCGGGAGCAATCAGACCATATTTGGTCAGCTGATGCTGAATGGGTCTATCACTGATATAGCTGTTGTACAGTCGCTGACGGCGTTCAACGGATGTGCCTTTCATGTTTGCTTCAATCCAAGAGGCAAGCTTAGTCCAAAAATCGGTTTTGTAGAATTCCGGGTTGGATTCCTGCTCAGGAAGCGGTTCGCCATTGAATTCGGCAACAAGGTCTGGGTGGGTAAAAAGCCATGCACCGTTGTTGAATGCATCAGAATAGCCCGTTTTCCCATAGAGGAAGCGCTTGATACCGTCATAGCTGCAATCGATATAATGATGTTTTGCATTGGTGCAGAGCGTTTCATAGCTATCAGTCATAGCAAAGCGGTCAACATAATTGAGCGGATGTGTAATCATATCCTCACGAATTTGATTGACCAGCATCTTGTGTTGAAGCTCCTCAACCTTCTGCCCGAGGGAACGAACATGAACATTGTCATCGACAAGTTCAAACTCATTGACACCAACAAGTTTTTTCCAGCCTTCGATAATGTCCTGGCAAACATGTCTTTTTTCTTCCTCGTTGCCACCCATCATGCAGGAGAGCAGCAGCTCCTCACACTTTTTATACGGCTTGTCCATATTCCAGAACCAGTCACGTGCAATGGCGGTGAGGAACTCACCATCCATACTGAAATGTAGTTGTTTACCCATGTTGGGTAACCTCCCCAATTGTTATGTGATGTTCTCGACAAAGTCTTCGCATTCCTCGCTGGTCAAAACCACGCCGAAATAGGCAACACGCTTGACGGTGGTTTCCCACACGCGAACGGTGCGTGCCATTGGCTGAACGACCCAGGAATGACAGCGCCAGAGCCCGTCTTCGGAAAGAGCATAGCCCGTTGCAATAAAGCACCGGTCTTTGTTTTCATACCAAAGCCGTGCAGAATTGTAATGGCACTGGCAATCCTGGCCTTTCCTCATATAGCTGCTGCCATAAAAGAACCGGCCGCGTTCAAGGATTTTTGGTGCATCTTCATCGAACATCGTCATGCAGACTTCATCCCCGCCAAATGTGAGGATTTTGTCATGCAGCTTCTTCATAGCATCGAGCGTTTGAGTATCGAAACCAGAAGAGGTGTTGTAAATCTGGCTTTTGGTAAGCCGCATTTTCCAATCCTCGTTCATTGGGTTCCAATGAATCGGTGCGGACATCTGGTCAGGGGTCGTAATAGGTTTCAGACTGTTCCAGCCTTTCGTGCTCATTCCAACCCCTCCTCACGAGAACGCAAGCAACTCAGAATCTTTGAGTGCAGTTGATAGCGATTATCGCCGCTTGGCACGGAGTTACCGAGGTTTTTGGATACGAGAAGTTCGTCGAACGCCTTCAAAATTTTAGAGGTAATGACCGGCTTTCCCTGCGTACTCATGTGACTCAGCCAGAACTCGACATCCTCAACGAGATGCCAATATTCCATGCCGTACAGCATCGCGCCGCTTTCATTGTCTTTCCGTTCCCGCTCCTCATCTGCATCATCGCAAACGATGCAAATGCCGTTTTCGTCGAGATAGTTCTCGAAGATATCGCAGATATCGGAGGCAACAGAACGGATATCGGAATCCGCCTCCAACTCAGGTTGAGGCTGGGTGACGGTTTCAACTTGATACTTGATGTTACCGGAACGAAGTGACTCTTCGATACCATCAAAAACGATGTCCGCGTAGTCGCTGTTATCGCGACACATCTCGAAAACTTCTTTGATAGTTTTGATTGCCTCTTCGGAATCGAAGTTTCCGGCGACAGAAAACATCATGGGAACCATAGCGGTTACTTTATACTTTGACTTCATGATTTTTTTCCTCCTAAATTCAAAAGGATTCCACAGCATTTGTTCAGGCAAATGACACTGACTACGAGCAGCGCTATATTGCGCAGCGTGAAAGACTGTGCCAAAGCACTGACACCCAAGAGGATGGTCAGAACGAAAAATGTAGTGAGGAGCTTAACAATGGTATGGATTATCTTATTCATGGGATGTTCCCTTCCGCTCCTTAATGGAGCATATCAATGATTTTTTCTACAAGTGCGTCATCCGTAACAAACTGGTTGCGACCCTTTGCGCCGAGGTCATAGGATGAGAAATCCCTCATGTCGGCGGCGTAGCGAACCAGATTTTTGTCAGATAGTGGCTGATAGCAGCTCTTTTCGGTACAGATGTAGACGCACTTATCGTTGAGTACGTTCTGAATGTGCCCGGAACAGCCAACGCGCTTACCGTTGATGATGATGTTGTGCAGGTTATGGGTTAGCATAAGGTCTTTGCTTTCGGTTTCTTTTACCTTTAACTGGTTCAAGAGTTTTCGGGACAGATAAACGGTTGCTTTCATTGTGATTTCCTCCTAATTCAAATGAAGTATTTGTAAGCGGCAGTTAAGCGTTTGCGGTACAGGTCTAACGTGGTCAGCCCTCCTGCATAGACTTTGCGGGAAGAGATTATCACGTTGGTTCCTGCTTCCATATGGGAGAAGAACATCGAAAGGCAATCTTCCAGGCTGTCGCTTGTAGTGAGAGTTTCGTACACCGGATATGGGTATTTGGCGGCCTTGCTGTATGTGCTATTGAGCTCATACACGAAGAACATCACCTGTCCCGTAACGGTGTTGGGGTCATAGCCATTGCCATAACACCAGTTGAAAAGGTCTGTCTTTCGGCTATAAGTCCATTGCAGGAGCCCATAGCCGCCATCCGAAGGGTTTTCGGCCGAGGCTTTAAGACCGCTTTCCATCGACATGCAGCCCATCACTGCGGCAGTACCAGCCTTGGAAAGACCAGCGGACCGCAGAGCTGTGTAGATTTCCAGCTCATTGTCGTTGAGATTATCTGGAATTGTTTCGGGTTTCGGTTCGGTTTCTTCGATGGCTGCTTCTGCGGTCTCAATCTGTGGTTCCGGTTCTGCAGCATCGGAAGATTCGACCTCAGCAGTTGTAATCTCCTCCTGTGCTTCTTCGGAAGTTTCCGTTATCGAGAACGCTTTATCGAGCTCATTCACCGTTTCAATGGGAGTGGAAAAAGCGATAGGTTCGGTTTTGGGAGCTATGTTTTCCTCTGCGTGTGCAGGAACAGAGAGCATAACCCCTATGCAGGCGATGATTGTCAAAATGCACATTCCTGCGACTGCAATTAAGAAATACCTGTTGCGAAATAAGCTGTTATTCTTCTTTTGGACCTTCATGTTTTGTTACTCCTTTTTGTCTATTTCCGATTGGGCAAGATTGTGATTTGGATTGGCAGTTTGTTTTAGATGCCTCCCTTTTTCTGCAAACAAAAAAGGCAGGCCCATCATGAAGATGAGTCTGCCTTGAATGAGAACAGAATTATGAATTGTACGAGCACGCAGTGTGCCAAGTAGATGTTATCTGTCGTACAACTTTTATATTATGGAATTCGCAAGGATACGCAAGAGCTTTTGATGTGCTTCTTTTTAGGCTTCATTGAGCCATTTCTGATTGACGTGCTCCCACTCCTCACGGAGTGGGATTCATCTCCTTTTTTTGTAAAAATAATTTTCGCTTTTTGTTTAGGATTCGGACACACCACCGATAGGACCGGTGGTGCAATACTCATCGACCACCTGCCGGGCAAACCTGATATAGGTTTCCGGGCGAGTCGCATCGACATCGGGGGCAATCGGGGGTAGTTTGTTCGTCTTTGCGAGCTTGTTCAGCAGGTTGATGTAATGGATGACGGCGTCGTAGCGAAGCTGTCGAGTCTCATTCAAACGTAACTGAAAGTCTTTGAACTTGGCTTCGCTCAGCCGGATTCGAGCACTCTGAAGCAGCGCTTCCTCACGTGCCACAAGGTTCATGTGAGCAGCACAATTTTCAATAGCGTCGGTAACCAATTGGACGTAATCGGTCCAATCCGGGTCGTTGTGCATCCTATCAATCAGGTTGTTGATATTCTGTACGAGTTCAGTCATTACTGCTAAATCTCCTTCTTTCTGTTTTTCAGGCAACAAAAAAGGACCTCCCGGTCGGGAAGTCCGCGTTGCAGAATTGTGAATTGCGTCGATTTGATTTCATCGGTTTGATGGTATCTATCGTACAGTTTCTATTGTAGGCGATTCGCACGAGAGTGCAACAAAAAAATGACCGCCCACCCGGAGGTGGACGGCCATTAAAATCATTTTTCGTTTCTGTCTCAAATGTTGCTGTTTAGGCATCCGCCGGTGTCCCGATTCTCCTGGCAATTTCATCGAGTATTTCGCGGTATTTCCAGCCAGTGAGTGCCTTGAACATAGCCTCTGCACTTCTCCGGTTTGGTACAGACAAAAGGGTCTGGACGATTTCCTCAAAAATGCCACTATCCTCATAGCCATACCGAATACAATCTCCGGTCATATCGGCCAGAATCGTATTGGCATCCTGATACGCCCCCGCCGGTCCGTTTTCATCCAACATTTTCTGCGCTTTGAGGATGTTGCGCTCCAGCAAAATGTGGTACATCCCGTCGGTCAGGTTGGTGTTGCAAGAAACCTCTGTGAAGCTGTCCTCAGAAGCGTTCATAGCCTTGCAAAGACCGCTTCTCTTGAGCAGCGCCACGGGGGCTGCCTTTTCCTCCCCGTTGGTGACCAATGATACCTCATATCCCGCAATTTTTGCTTCCACGCAATAGTGGACTGCGTAGGGTGCGACAACGGTTGCGCGAATGCGGTTCGCGTTCTCATCGATAATGGCAAAACCAGAATCGAGGTGAATGAGTTTGTTTTGCATTTTTTCGAGGTATTCCCGACACTGTTTTTTGTCGGTTTCGCGCAGGAAGTATTTCCGAACTTCCATTGCCTCTTTGTCCGAGAGGACGAGAACCCGCCCGGTGGAAAGTGTAATAGCGTCCATATTATTCCTCCATAACGCCCTTGAGCACCTCAAGGGTTTGCTGGTTCAGCGGGGTGTCCCCTACTTTTTTGGTATCCAACATTTTCTCTACCCGGTCCACAACATCCGTCGCACGCTTACTGCGGGAAAGAGCGCCATTCACCGCATTCGCTTGTGCGTCCGGCATCCAGTAGTCGGCAGATAAACTTCGGTTGCTGCTGTCAAGAATCGTGGACAGGGAAATCGTCCCGCAGGCGGGATGGTTGTTTGTGAGATGAAAGCCGGTGTCGGTTTTGCCGACGGAATCCGAGAGTCCTTTGCAGAACTCCTTGACCATCCGCTCGACCTCGGCTTCTTGCTGGCGAATTGCTTTGAGATAATCTTCCATAATTGCCTCCTTTTTTACTCCACGAGCTTCCAGTCGACATCGCGCAGCCGGTGGAAATCCATTTCAGATATCATCGTGTTGGCTTGTGCCGGGGACTGTGCGCACACGGACACATAGCCAGTTACACGGGCAATCCAGACGTCCCACTCGCAGCTGGGGAAGATATCCCAAGAGATTTCCTGAAGAGGGCCAAGGTCCTCTCGTTCCATAGCGTACTCGGCTCCGAATTTGTCGGCGGTAAAGAATGTGAGATAGCCCGTCACTTCCGCTGTGAAGGCGGTTTCGTTGGAATTCTTCTCTTTGACCGCAGGCTTTCCCTTTTTCGGCTTGGGAGCGGGTACGGGGTCAATGCTGATACAAACCATGTACTTCATATCGAACCGGTTGAAGCAGATTACGTTCAGAATTTCGGGAACAGTCTCCGGAGAAGCTTTGACAGAGCCGTCGAGATAGGTATAAGCCGAAACCTCGATGGTTTTGATATCTCGGCCGTCCTGATTGACAAAACAGTCGACAATTTTTCCCCTGACGTCCGAGATGTAATCATCCGCCGCCAACAGGACTTTTCGCTTGGCTTCGTCAACCAGCTCTTCGTCCGGAATATCTTGACCGAGGAAGGTTGACAAGTTCAAACGTACGGTCAGCGCCAGACGGGTGGGAGTTTCCTTTGATGAGTTGAAGGCTCCCTCGGGAGTGGCACTGAGCATGTTACGTGCAAGGGTCGGCCATTGCTGAACCTCGATAAAAACATCTTCCAGTGGGGCGGTAGTCAGCGTCTTTGCGTACTCGCTCACAACGTCCTTGCTCATGCTCTCTACGTAAAGCTGTCCGGACACCATGGCACAGTAGTCGATGGTACTGTCCTTTTTGTCGACCGGCGGCAGGTTCATCGTTTTTACATAAATCAGCGGCTCGAATGTATTTTTGCGAAGAGTATCGTCGAGTTCCTTGTTGGCTTTTTCTGCCGTCATGCTGTCGGGGCAATTCACGCGAATCGTTCCCGTCACGGCAATCACGTAAGACCGAATGGCCTTTGCGTTCTTATACCATATATCCATACACTCTCTAACGACGTGCGTATCGGGCGTGGAGTTTCCCTTCATGGTATCAAGAGCCATGTCCGCGATTTCTTCCATTTCCTTGTCGCCAAGGAGAATCTGGATATCCCCGTACTTTCCACCGTCTTTCATGAAGGTGCCGGAGTTGAGAATTGTACGGCAGGTTTCGACAATCTCTGTGCGATGGATTAACTTTGCCATCTCGGTCAGCTCATTGGGGTTCAATTCGATGGTTTTGCCAGAATTCAGATGAAACAACATATTTCATTCTCCTTTTTTGTCTGTATTTTTGGATGTGAATTTGGGATGATTGGTTGGCGGAAGGCGAACGCACCGCGTATACAGTGGCCTACTCGGCAGCGTTAGGAATACAGTGGAACTCGTCAACGCCAGGGATGAGGCCCAAGGAAGAACCGCAATCCCATGACATCCGGATGGTGCCGATATCGTCAATTGCGAGAACGGTGCCGCGAGACCCTGCCGGGATAACAGTATAGAGGTCGTCCAGGTCTTTCGTCAGTTCGATTCTTGCCCCTGCCGGAAACCGTTTTCGGAGCGCCACGAGTTGTGATTTGGATTGGCAGTTTGTTTTAGATGCCTCCTTTTTTTCTGCAAACAAAAAAGGCAGGCCCATCATGAAGATGAGTCTGCCTTGAATGAGAACAGAATTATGAATTGTACGAGCACGCAGTGTGCCAAGTAGATGTTATCTGTCGTACAACTTTTATATTATTGAATTCGCAAGGATACGCAAGAGCTTTTGATGTGCTTCTTTTTCAGGCTTCGTTAAGCCATTTCTGAGTGATATCCATGATTTGATTCTGAAATTCCGGGTCCGGCAAGGTTTTGCTGTCTGCCCAAATTGAGTTACGGACGATTGGGTAATTGTATACAACGCCGTCAACGATATAGGGCCAAAGCACCACTTCGCCGCCCACAAGCCAAAGTTTCTGGATTTTGACGGGTTTCTCGTATCTTGTGAGCCAACATTCACTGGTCACGACAGAATCCGCCACATATTTCTGTGTTTCTTCCTCGGTCAAGAGATTCGGGTCTTCGTCCTTGATGTTGTACATTCGGACAATGAACGGTAACGGCATATCCTTGGAGTATTTTTTGTTCTGACGCAGCTCAGCGAGCAGGAATTTTGAGACAAAATGCGCAATCCCAATACTGGTCAGGCAGTCATCGAGGGTGTGCCCAAGACAAATTCTTGGGATTTCCTGGTCCTCCCCTTTCATCCGATTCGTTGGTATCTGCGGAACAACATCGTCCGGCAGGCATCCGGTGTCTGCCATGATATGATAGAGAATCATCGATTTTTCCTCCTGAAATAAAAAAAATAGCAGGCCCTCAAAAATCGAGAGTCTGCGTTGTTCGCACGATGAATCATTCATTCGAGTGTGTTTTTATCGTGTAGTTGATATTTTGTTTGGCTTGTACACGTAGCCAGCCCAAACAGACATCGTTCAGAACGTCTTGTTATCAGGAATCCGCAGATACATCCAGGACTGTGGTGCTCGCTTAACACCGAGCTCTCGCAGCGACATATCCATAGATTGGACATCAGAAACGTTCCAGCAATAAAGAGTGCCGGACTTATTGCCGTATGCAATCAGCTCATTTGCGGTAAGGCAGCTGTCCTTCACGAATTGAGCGGTCTTTGCGGTCACTTCCGTGCCAATAGCATATGCCGGAAGCTCACGCAGGCAATCGAGTGTATTGATGTCACGGCAAACAAATGCGGCAGTCACTTTTCCAGCACCACCGTTAGCTTTGGTTTCGTAGCAAAATACTACAAAAGGATAGCTAATTTCCCACGGCATAGTTTTTCGGACCTCAATAGTCTTTTCTCCGCTCAGAATTTTTTCAAGCCATTGCTTCTTGATGCTGAGAAGAACGGCTTTATTCGAGTTGATTTCAAGGGTTTTATTGAAATTTGAATTAAGCATTGTTATGCTCCTTTCACACTTCGGGTATTTTTTATTTTTGGTGGGATTTCTTACTAACGCAAGCCCACGACTTTAGTCGTGGGTTATTGACTTGTTTTTAGAGCGTCACCATTTATGGAACGGGTTCAAAAGTCCGGGACGGTATTCGTTATCGACATACATCTTGATGTCGTTATCGTCCAGGGCATCCAAAATGTTCATCCAGCATTCCGCTTCGACGTGCATCTCGCCGTCCATTTTCAAGGCCCTGTCGCACTGAACTAAGTCTGCGCGAAAAGAATTCACATAGAAGCAATCTTTTGCGGCAGCTGCGAACCTGGTAAAGCTGTTCTTGGTATTTGTGGTCATAGTATTCATCCTTTCTGAAATATTTTTGTTTCTAATCAATACATACAAAAAAGAAGCAGGCCCTCAAAAGAGAGTCTGCTTACTTGTGTATGACAGATTGTTAATTTAATGTTCAATTAGGAGATAAGTGATGGTATCTGTTATGCAATTATTATTTTCGGCGGTTCGCACATTTGTGCAAGTGGCTTTTTTAGCTTCGTTTGTTTTTTGGCATCGCGTTGGTCCAGCCCTTAGATTTGTGTTTTTCAGAGCTGTCGCCTTTGAACATTTCGGATACTTTACTGCCATCGTCTTCCGCATGAGCAATATATTCAGCCGCAAGAATTTCATACTGTGCGCGGGAAATCCCGGTTTGCTCTGTGAAATTTATGAATTCATGTTCAAACGCCAAACTGAGTGTTATTAAGACGCGATTGGCAAGTTCTTGCCGGAATTCATCAACGGTGCCATCAAATTTTATTGTGCTGTCGTCCTCATCATCATTTATGAAATCATCAGCCGCAGCATTGACGGCGTCGCCAAAGAAAGTGGTCATCTCGTATGCTATATCCACAGGGCTGATATTCGGGATACCATTCTCATCTTTTTCGTTCAGTTTAACCTGAAGCAGTTCCTGTATGATGCTATAGCGCATTAGCAGTACTGACATTGTGCTGGTAGGTTCGAAGTTTTCGATTTCTTTTTCGAGCATCTTTTGCTTGTTTGCGACAATTTTGTAGTTTGCTTTCATATGAAACTCCTTTAAGCGCCTAAAACCCGTCTAACGGTAGCAACCGAAACCTCACGTTTCCCTTCCGGCAGCACAAAAGTCGGCTCAATCCAGCGAACTTCTAAGCGAGTTCGGCCTTCTCCGACCCAATAATGATGCCAATGGGCGCGGCGTACATGAGGTCTAACCGTACGGCCCGTGCCAGTTGCTGCGGATTTCTGATATTCCTCACCGGAAGCCAGCTGCTTTTCAAAGCTCTTTCCGATGGCAAAGCCTACATTATAGGTCTTGACGTTGACTTTTTTAGGAGTCGCACCAGGTTTGGAAACAAGGATGGGCCGCTTCTCTTTCGGGATTTTTACCTCTTTGATTTCAGCATTCTTGGATGCAAGGTAATAAGCTGCAGAAACCGCAACACGAAGATACGGCTCAACGCCGGCGTTGAATTCCCGCTGCTTTTCCAGCTCTTCTTCACTGAGAACGGCACCGGGTACATTTGAAATCGTGGCGTCATTGACAGTGGCGGAATCAGTTCCGTTCTGAAATGCCTGCTCGCGAGCATCATTGTTGCGCCGATAGGACTCAATCAGCTTCTTGCCGTTGAGACACCACTGCATGCACTGGCAAAGTTCGATATTGTCAAGGACAATGCAGCGGTCCGCTCCGCGCTTGTGAGCTCCGGTACAATACACGGTTTTATTATCGATAGCCGGGATGGACGGTGCTTTTGCCAAAACCAACTGACCGCGCATGGCGCAGATGTCTAAGAAAGAAATGATGTGGTCGCCCACCCCGGAAAACCTCCAATCTTGTTCACAGTGCTCTAATTTGGAAAGAACCTTCAGCACGCGGCAGCGGCTCGTTTGTCACTTTCAGAACGGAGCTATCTCGTTTCTCTGTCGCATATCGAACGGTTTTAAGAATCTCGTATGCCAGTTTGCTGTTGTAGGCAAGTCCTGAATTGGAAATACCAAAGTTCCCATTCCAACCAAGCCTTATCTTTTTGAGCTGTGGAATCAGAAGGTCACGGGCTTCGAGGACCCCCACCCCATTCCAGCGTGCATCATGATACGCCTGGAAGTGCTGCTCATCGTTACCAGAAATATCGAGGGCTTCATAAATGACGCCAAATTGCCCCATCAAAACACGTGAGTATGTATCCAGTGTATCAGCAACTACTTTCCAGGAAAGAGTATCCAAGCCAATGCTGTACTTATACGGAGCATCCTTTTCCGGCAGTTCCCGTGCATGATGCAGCATGTCTTCCAAGATAGCGCTGCACTTGTTAGATAAACTTTTGACAGGTGCCGTTACGTTCACAGCTGTCAGAGCAGCGCAAGCACTTGCAATGTCTGCTTCGCTTGCTCCATAAGACTCTCCAACCTCTTTGCAGATAGAGGAAAAATCGTTGCTATAAAACGTTATCATAACAGCAAGAGCGTGCAGAATGAAGAAGTACTGCTTGCTCGTGAAATCAATGCACATACGGCAAAAATCCTTTCACTTTTTACCCTTTCATTATACCGCGATTCGCAATTTCTCACAACGGAAAGCGCTAAATGGTAACAGTTTATACACATTCTATTGTTCCGAATAGATGAATCAGTGGCAAATGAAGGCACTTTTGCTTCCTGGACAATTTGGTGCTTTGCTGTATGATTAAAGTACAACAATTAGGGCAATACAAAAATCGATAACGGCGAGGCACTGACAAGATGGACGCGACAATACAGACGGCTCTCCGGCTCCATGAGCAAGGTATACCTAGAAGAACCATTGCCAAACGTGCAGGCATCTCATTGCAGAAAGTGCGCAAAATACTGATTACGGCCGGGGCCTGGTCAGATGAAACATCAGAAAAAATCGGGAAGCTGCGTGCGAACGGTATGTCAGTTCCTGAATTCGAGTCCGAAATTCGAAGCGAAAAGCAAAAGAAAAAGCCCTCACCTGCACGGATACCGCACAGAATGAGGGCAGTGGCGCTTGCTGAAGGATTCGAACCTTCGGACAGTCTCCCATCGTCGGTTTTCTGGACCGATTTCATCAACCACTCGAACAAGCAAGCAAATGGCGCAGAGGGTGAGATTCGAACTCACATGCCGCGATTTCCGCGACGGCAGCTTAGCAAGCTGCTGCCCTACCGTTAGGCGACCTCTGCATAATGCACCTTTTAACGTAGGTGCGACGTAGTGACCCCTAGCAGACTCGAACTGCTAACTCCACGGTGAAAGCGTGGTGACTTGGACCAATTTGTCGAAGGGGCCATATTGGTGTGTCGGACTGGATTCGAACCAGTGAACCGTAACGGAACAGTTTTACAGACTGCTTGCTTTATCCACTTGCATACCGACACATGTGGTGCTTCCGGTTGGAATTGAACCAACTGCACGCGGTTCTTCAGACCACTGCTCTACCAACTGAGCTACAGAAGCATATGGTGACCTGCGTGGGAGTCGAACCCACAACCTTCAGTCTGAGAAACTGATGACTTACCCTATTCGTCGAGCAGGCCATATGATGCCGCATCATGCGGCGGGGATTATGCGATGACTAAGATGTCATCTATCTTGGTATCCAGCATCGCTGCCAATATCACAAGGTTATCAATGGTTGGAAGCGCGGTTCCAGCTTGCCATTTGGCAACTGCCTGCGTGGATACGCCGAGTGTATCTGCCACATCTTTCACCTTGATACCTGCTGCTTTTCGCAGCGTCTTAATGTTGGCACCGGTTTTCTGAATATCGATAGTAGGAACGTTCATTTTTCTTGCTGCCTTTCTGTATTGCAGGCAACAAAAAAGCTGCCTGCCGAAATCTCGACAAGCAGCTATGACATGCAGTTATCGCTTAGAAGACGCACCGCATCTGTACATGGTCTGTTTTTGCCTGTCGAGGAGTATGAGAAATAAAACTGCGTTCAAAGGACATGAACTCAGAATATTCGTAACTATACTCATACGACATGACATTAACAGTGTTGCACAGCATTTTGGGGTATCTCCTTTCGTTTCGTTCTGATATTATTATACCATGTTTTTGCACATCTGCAATCAACTTGTGGTTTATTTTTTTGGTCTGAATACTCTCCAAAACAAAAAGCCGCCTCTTATGTGAGGACGGCTTTTCTTATTGTGGCAGGGGTAACACGACTCGAACATGCAACAAGCGGTTTTGGAGACCGCTGCTCTACCACTTGAGCTACACCCCTATATAGATACTCCAGCTGGGAGTTGAACCCAGAATAAAACGGGACTTAAAGCCGCCGCGTTTGCCAGTTTCGCCACTGGAGCATATGGCGGGTTGTGCAGGATTCGAACCTGCGGCCTACGGATTAACGGTCTGTTGCTCTGCCAACTGAGCTAACAACCCATAAATGGCAGTTGTTGTACTGCCGGACATGGTACTCCCCGAGGGATTCGAACCCTCAAAACGGTGCGGTTTGAACGCACTGTGTCTGCCAATTTCACCAGAGGAGCTTATGGCGGGCGTAGCAGGATTTGAACCTGCAACAAACGGATTAACGGTCCGCCGCTCTGCCTACTGAGCTATACACCCACAAAAGTGGCAGATAATGCTCTGCCGGGCATGGTGCGCTCGCGGGAAATCGAATCCCGAACATCCCGATTAAAAGTCGGGTACTCTACCGATTGAGTTACGAGCACTTGTTGCGCGTCTACCACATTGTGCTCGGGAATGCGGATTGATTATTTTGACACCGGCACGCTTTGCATCAAAATTTTGGTGGGCCATGGTGGGATTGAACCACCAGCCAAGCGGTTATGAGCCGCCCGCTCTGCCAGTTGAGCTAATGGCCCTTATGGTGCCGAATCGGGGATTCGAACCCCGGACATTCTGATTAAGAGTCAGCTACTCTAGCCAACTGAGTTAATTCGGCAAATGGCGCTTCCGGTCCGGTTCGAACGGACGACCCTCTGATTAACAGTCAGATGCTCTAACCAACTGAGCTACGGGAGCATGATGGCGGTTTTTGCACCGCCTTAAATTAAAATATAGCGTAAATACGCTATTCTGGTGGACCCGACGAGAGTCGAACTCGTGTCCAGCATATATCCAATTCCATGATTACTTACGCGATAGTCACATGATTGACAACTTTGGACTGTTTGTCTGGTCGTGTGGCAAACCTTTTGCAGCGGACAGATGACCACGCTCACCATGATTTACGTCTTGGTGTACTTGGACTTCAGACGGTTCCGGTTTTATTCTGCGCCGTACATATCTTGCGTACCTTTGAACCTCACACGCTTACCCGCGAGATGGTGCGTTGTTTTGGTCTCCGTCTGCTTAATTAAGCAGCGATAGGAGAAGCGCAACGATTGTTGTCAGTTACTTTTTAAGGTGGTCCTTGAGGCGGAACCATACCCGCGACATGAAATCTTCCATACCCTGTCGAAAACCATTACGGGCCCATGAAAGGCATGTGATTGGCAGCACATGCACTGTTTTGTGATAGTATTAACCCATCAGCTCCACCACTGGCTTTTTCTAGGAAGCCAGGAACCTTTGGTGGGAATTGGCGGACTCGAACCACTGACCCTCTGCTCGTAAGGCAGATACTCTCCCAGCTGAGCTAAACTCCCACGAAGTCGTCCGCTTAACGGGCGACGGGAAAAGACGCTTTACAGCTCGACCTTCGTGGTCTTGCCGTCAGCATCGACACAATACACTGCGGCGTCGGCAGCGTTGACGTAGGCATTCTTGGTGCCTTCGACAGCCTTGACCGCCTTCTGGATGTCCTCCAATTTGACCTGCTTCTTGTCTGCGCCGACCTCGACGTAGATAACGGCAGTTTTGCGCTGAGTTGCCATTGGTATCTCCCGTGCCTTACCGTTTGGCGAATCCTCGAATATACATTATGTATAATAGCATACACTTTAATAAGCCTGGCTGGAATTCACTCCAGCGGCATTAGAGTGACCTGATTCTGATTTTCTGCATCAAAAAAGCACCCATCAGGCGTTGTGCGTCTGACAGGTGCTCATATCGTGCAGAGTATGGAAAACAACCGATACTTGGATGATTTTATTCAACCATCACTGCACTATGATTTGCACAAACAGACAACACAAAACAGCCGAAGAGATTCCAATTGCTCCACAGCTTTTGCAATTTATTCTGTTTGTTTATCATAGCAGCAAACATCGTGCAGTTTTCCTTTCATCAAATTCAGTGTCTTAATTATACAATATGTAAAAGCCAAAGTCAAGGCTTTTCGTAAAAATAATGGCAGGCCCGCGCTCATTGTTTGACCGGTCTCCAAGCAGCAATCCGCGCTATTGCATTCGAGAACGGTATGTCCTCACACGAACACAACTCGCTTAAAGCCTCAGCCATCCTGGACTCATAGTCAGCCAAAGCCAGGTCGATGGGCACCTTGATTTCAGCTGAGCCATTCGTTGTTTCCAGAACGGGAGTCCTCGTGCTTTTTCTTTTGACGCTCCAGTTGTTTACCAGCAAGTAGTCGTACAGTGCATACGGATTAACTGCGCTTATACCTTCTCTCGATGACAGTATCGTATATGCCCGCTTGTATTTTCTGGTTCTTTCCAAGTCCCTTTCAGTTGGAGTGTGAGGTAGCCTGCTCAAATCCATGTTGTTGCGCAGGTCCGAGAGTTTTACTTTTATAGCAGTATGGTTCTGCTGAATGTGCCAAAGGTATTCGGCATAAGACATTCCTTTCTTGCGAGTCAGAGCTTCTACCGCATCAGCAACCTCTTTTGGAAACCCCGTTCTGATGTCTTCTATTGTAACGGACGTATCTTCGACTGTATCATGCAGAAATGCTACAGCCTCGGCTATTGGGTCGCCTTTTACGCCTTCTACTACAACCGTAACGTGCGCTTTGAAATAGTCCTGCCCAGCCTTGTCTTTTTGCCCAGCATGAGCCTTAACAGCCCAAGCTCTGGCTTTGGCAACCATCTCAATGTCAGACTGTTTTGTCATGGCGTTTCCTCTTAATCTGCTTTTTCTCTAGTATACACAACCCTATTCGATATAGCAATCTGTTGCCTTGTATTGCTCACAAAAACAAAAAAGCCGGGAGTCCCGGCAAACATGGCGGCCAGAGTGGGATTCGAACCCACGGACGTTTGCGGCGTCGCTGGTTTTCAAGACCAGTTCCTTAAACCACTCGGACATCTGACCACAAAAGGATGGGGCGGGACCGAAATCCCGCCCCACAGCAAGGAGGAAAAACTATCGATTACCGTTAGTTAGAGGATGGCAAATTAGTGGATGCCCAGGGAAGCGGCATAAGCAGCTTCACGAGCGGCAACCTGTGCCTGCAGAGCAGCGATGGAAGCGGCATAAGCGGCTTCACGCTTTTCAGCAGCAGCCTGAGCTTCAGAGGTAGAAGCGTACTGGGGCTCGTTGCCAGCCAGAGTGCCAGCATAGCCCTTGACGCCATCAGCGCCCTTAACAGTCAGGACTTCATGACCACAATGGTCACAGACGTAAACGTTACCCTTGCGGGTCCAGTTGTGATAGCCACAGCCGGTACAGACGGTGTACTCATTGCCCCAGGTGCCATTGGCAATAGCGGCGGCAATTTCACCGTGCTCAGAAACCTCAACGTTCTTGCGAGGAGCGGTCGGAGTAGTGGTGGTAGTACCGTTACCCTTGTTGGAGCCGGTAGAAGTGTTGTCCTTACCGGTGTTGTCCTTATCGGGGGCCACTACGTCGCCCTTGTCATCGGGAGTGGTGGTGCCGCTGTCGCCGGTATTGTCGCCCTTGTTGTCGCCCTTATCGTCGGGGTTGGTGACATCGCCCTTGTCATCGCCCTTGTTGTCATCCTTGCCGTCATCGGGAGTGGATGCAGAAGTGGCTTTCAGGGTCAGGACGTTGTCGTGGATGTCGTCGCCCAGGTAGTAGAACAGGCGGTCATGGTTCAGGCTCTTGCTGGATGCGGTGTAAGTATCACCGGAATCCGTGGTCCAGGCTTCAACGCTCTGACCATCAACGCTGCCGGGGAAAGTGGCAGTGTCAGTTTCGGTCAGCACCGTGTTGCCGTCAATCTGATAGTTGATGGTGATGGAACGCGGATTACCTTCGGCCGCATAGCAGGAAGTGATGCCGTCAGCGGTGAACCACTGGTCAACTGCATCGTACGGCAGAGTGTCGCCGGGATAGTAGTTGTAGGTGTAGCCGCCGTGGCCCTGCAGGGTAATCCAGTAACCGTAGTCATACTGGCTTGCCGGGAACGTCATAGAGCCGCCCGGAGCCAGGTCCTGGGAAGAACCGTTGCTGAAAGAGAAATGATAGGTGTCGCCGGTGGCTGCGAATGCTGCGATAGGCAGACAAGTTGCCATCATACCGGCTGCTGCAATCCCTGCGATTGCTTTGATGATTTTCTGATTACTCATGCTGTGTACTCCTTTGCTTTTTTGATTTTTTCGTCTATTTATCTGCATTTATTCAGATACCGGTTTGAAAGAAATCAGCCGCAGCTTTGCTGCGTTGCCCACCATCTGCCACGTGGAGGCTTTCTCATTGATGGTTGACGAAGCAGATATGTGCTTCGCCAGTGTCGCAACCGTCTTCGCCACTCGACACAATTTCGGTTTGAATTTATCCCCGTAAAATCGCATGTCCATGCTGCGCGGAGAGGATAAAATTCTTCGTGGTATGGTTTCGGAGTTCCGCGCCTGATTGGCCGTACTACACGCAATGCAGTACAATACCCCAGATACCTTTGGCGAAAGGAAGCGAAAGGGTGTCTGGATGGAGAAGGGAGATGGCCTCGAACCATCGATACCCTGCTTTGCGGCAGGTGCTTTATCCAGCTAAGCTATCCCTCCATGATGGCGGGTCAAGCCCGCCAAATAGCGTTACGCAAACTGGAAGTCGCCGTACTGAGTCACGGCGCGTTCCAGGCGCAGAGGAATGGTTTTTGTGCTCTTCTGAGTGATGTCCTCGCGTGCTACCTGAGCTTCACTCACGCCAGCCGCCTGCAGGACTTCATACAGATTGGAAGGACCGGTGCCAGCATAACCGCAAGTCAAGCCATTAACCTGAAGTGTAAAGCCGTGCAGATGCGGTGCCAAGCCGGGCACGAAATCGAGCTCAACAATGACCTCGTCGCTCTTGTCGTTTACACGGTTGACAGCGATGGCGCGGATGTTCCGGTTGCCAAACATTTCAATCAGCTTTTTTGCTGCTGCAGCGGTTTCTATGGTAGTCGTACCTTCAACATTGATAATTGCCTGTTCCATAAGTTTCATCTCCTTTCTATTTATTGTTTCATCGAGTAATGGGGCTAATAGTCAGATTTGAACTGACGGCCTGCTGATTACGAATCAGCTGCTCTACCAACTGAGCTACACTAGCACGGCGGGGTGTTTTATGCTGGTTACTACCCCTTCAGCAAGGAAGCCAACCCCGCGTCCAGCACCATTCGATAGCTGCATCGATGGATTCTGCTTTATACCCTTTCCGCTGTTTTCCGGTCTTATTCGCGACTAATACCGGGACTATTGGATACTATCAGGCACAGCACCTGTTTGCCTATTCGTTTTGAGGCTGTCCATTAGCAATTCGACAGCGGACCACATGTGGACCATGCTCACCAAGTTTAACGTCGTGGCGTACGGTGACTGCGACGTGTGGAGCAAGTAGCGGGGGTCGAACCCGCGTCTCCGCCTTGGAGGGGCGGAGTATTAGCCGTTATACGATACCTGCATAAGATTGCGGGTGAACCCTCACTTAGCCCCGCCATGACATCCGTTTAGTAGGTCGTCATCCCCGGATGTCATCTTCACACCACCTGACAATCTTGCGAACCTCATCGTTGACGATACGCGAGAATCCAAGAAAGCGCTTGGGTGTTGGTCAACTTCAATTTGAGCCCTGCCGTTATTTCCCTGTCAAATCGGGTCAACGGATTGATAAGGGCTGAGTATAAGACTGCGGCTAACTTACCAGATGCCGTGCAGCAATCTCGCCTTTTACGGCTGTGTCGCGTCTGGATGCGCCCCGACTTGACGGGGATGCTCGTACGTTTGCATGCTTCTAAGACATTCGTCAGCAGCCGCAAGAGCCGCTGTCCGCCACCCGCCACGAGGAGGCCGCCTTAATGGGTGGCATGCTGTCCGCCAGATGTTGTGTATAGCATCGTATCATGTGATTTCGATACATCCAACGGATAGCGTCTGGAGCTGGAAATCGGACTTGAACCGATGACCGACTGATTACAAATCAGTTGCTCTACCAGCTGAGCTAAACCAGCAAATACAAACATTAGCCAGATGCCCGGAACACGGAAACATCTGTTGTCCACCGTCCGCCGCGTGGAGGCTGTTTGCTTGGTCGGCTGGCGCGGAGTTACCCGCGCCAAAGAAAGGAAAGATATTACTATGAAACGGATGATTTTTACGCTTCACCTGTGTCAGCTCAAATGAAGCCATGCGACCAAGATTGGGGAAAGGAAAACCTTGATGTCTCAGGAGCCGTTCCTCTTCCTGAGAACAATTGTATTATACCATATATGTGGTATCCGGTCAACGAAAAAACACAATATATAGTGTACAAATTGTAAACAAACATTAAGATACCACTATATCTAGTGGTTGGGGCAAGCGCATCAAAAATGCCTTGTGGTTCCGGCAGATTGCAGGAAAGTCAGCAAATCTTTGGCCGAGCTGACCTGTGAAACCACTGCGCCGCTCTTTGCGTATAGGTCAGCAATAGAATCACCCTGTCCCCATTCGTCCCGTGGTTCGGGGTTCAGAACGAAGAAGTTGGATGCTCGCTTAGAAAGCCATTCTACATCTTCCACACCGGAATAGTTCCTGTTGTTTCGACAGTCACCCAGCATAACGATAGTAGTATCCTTGTTGATGATTCCGGTATTATCGTAGCGCAGTTCTTTGAGAGGCACACCGTAGTTTGAGTAGATGCCTCGGCTGGGGACATTCTTGTTGATACTTTCCACAGCAGCCGTTACATTCTCGTTTGAGAAATAACGGTCAACAGGAACTAAGTGATTCACAAAAACGAACAGGTGGCAGCCGCCGGGAAAAACTTCCCGCATCAAACCCATATATGTCAGAGCGAGAGAAGTCATAGCGCGGCAAGACCCGGATATATCTGCCAGCATCACGACATTTGCTTTGGACTTTATCGGCTTTTTGTAGTACAGTCGTGCAATCTCGCCATCACACTGGACGGATTTCTCAATCGTCTTTTTGACGTCGATTTGCTTCTTTTGCTGGGTTATGTACAGCTTACGAAGCTTTTGGCGGAAAGTCTTGGCGTTCGTGCGGATATAAGTGAGAACCTTCTCGATATCGACGCGGGACAACTGGGTGACATCCTCGTTAAGAAGTTTGTCGGTGTCGTTCTTGGTCCTGACAGCGTTGTGACCGCCCTTGAAGACATCCCGATGATTCACCGACTGGTTTTTGAGAATGCTTTGCCGCTGCTTCTCCTCTATCGCCTTTTGTGCATCCGATAAGATATCATCGTATGCCGAGACCTTTTTCTGACACTCGCGCAGTTCCCGCTCATACTGGGACACTTTATCGTGCATCTGGTTCAGCTTATTACTTTCCTTGTCGTATTCGCGGCACGCATCGCGGTATTGCTGCTTGGCTTTCTTGACGGCTTCCTTCGCCTTTCTGACCCGTTCATCGTCCTCAATGCCCGATTGTGTACGCTTGACAGACTTGCTCAATGCCTGAAATACCTGTGCAAGGGAGATAAAAGCTTTGTACAAATCAGGCTCTTTGGCTTTTCGCGCCAAGACAGCCGCAGACATGACAGATTTTTGCGCCACTGTGATAGATTGCGTTGTGGCTTCACGAACCAAATCATGCAGTTTCTGTTCGGAAATACCGTAACAGGCGATGTCGCCGTCTGCGAGGGCTTTGCATTGCTTGAGCAACTTTTCAAATTCCTGAATCAAATCCAGATTACCGGAAAGGACTGCTTCCGTCACAGCCGCCTGATACCGGATATCGGCATCCAGAGTCGCCAAACGCTTGCCCTGTACATCATCCACGATATCGGAAACAAGCTGTTCCTGCTTGCGAATTTCGTCACTGCTGGGCTTAGAATTGCGCTGCTTCTCGACTTCCTGTGCCGCCCGTTCACGGCTCGTGCGGGTCTTGCTAAGAAACTCATCCAGAGCGTCGTCCGTCATATTCAGAAACGAGGCAATGCTTTTGTTCGGCTTCTTAGGCGTTTTCGGTATAGCCGGTATACTCGTATAGTGCAGAAACCGCTTGCAGAATACTGCCTCAAAGACATCGCATTCCTCTTTCGTGTGGCATAAAGCCCCCTGCATCGTATACAGAACATCCTCGACATCCAAGGGGTCAGAGATATGCTTGATACCGTTCATGGCTTCTGCCATCGAGAAAGTGAATCCGTATTCCTTCAAAAGTTCATTAAAGAACGGCGTATACATCCCGACATACGAAGCTACGGGATTAGACATTGTATTGGACATATAGGTCTCCGTCAGATATTTTGCAATGCACGCATTGCGGTTTTCTCATCCGCGTGGTCCTTGACCAGCGAGCCGATGGAATACGGGATGGCATTCGTCACATCTTTTGCCGTCTTGCAGCCGAAAGTCTGAATCAGGCAGTTTGCCCATTCAATGCCCTCGCTGATAGAGATGGCGTGACGTAAATCGGTTTTCTGGAGCCGGTCGATGACAGACGCAACCGTATTCACGAACTCATCCGATGCCGAGACATTCGCGCAGATGATTTTCTTGATTTCCTCTAAGGTCTTGTGCTCGATGTACAAGTATGAACACCGGCGCAGCATGGGTTGAGAGAGTTCCCGATAATTGTTCGAGGTAAGGAATACAATAGGACGGTCTTCCTGCGCACACTGAATTGTGCCGTATTCCGGGATAGTGATAGCAAAATCCGAGAGCATTTCAAGGAGCGCATGCTCGATTTCGGGTTCTGTCTTATCGATTTCATCGATGAGGAGAACTTTCCGACCTTTCATCGTCAATGCTTCAATGACAGGGCGTTTCAGAAGAAAATCAGGACCATAGAACTCGGTGTTCTGTGCTACAGCCTTGATGCTCTCGTTCACAGACAGGTCTTTGAGGCTCTCGTTGAGTTTATCCCGAATCGCAGACACGACCAGAAGCTGACGCTGGTAGTCGTAGTCATACAGAATTTTATCTGCCGTAATGCCTTCATGGCAGGAAACGCGAATCAGAGGGATGTTCAGCATGGCGGAGACAGCTTTAGCAAGGCTCGTCTTACCCACACCAGGGTCACCCTCAATGAGCAGCGGGGACGCATCATTACGCAATGTGTTCAGGATGGCATAGGCGATTTTCCGGTTCGGGAAATACCCGTTTTCGGAAAGCTTCGTTTCGATATCGTTAGCAGTATAAGTATTCATCATGCTTTTCCCTCAACTTCTTTTTGGAGCGACTTTAACAGTTTCACACAACCCGCACAGTCGCTGATAAGGATGTCGGCAAACATCCGGTCTGCGTCATTAAGCAGCATATAGACATCACGGAAACATTCTTTTGCGAACAGCAGTTTCCGCACAGTCTGCGGCTGGGTTTCGAGGCACGAGATGACTGCAAATGCGTCCTCTTCCGTTTTGGCGGTCTTGCATTTCTCGGTCAGTATCCGATACTGGGCATCTTTCGTCAGGTACTTAAAATCTTCCAAGGACGGCTGCATAGCATCTGCGGAGTCATTTTTGTACATTGCGGCGATGACTCTCATCAGATACGGGGATGACGGCCAGAATACCTCGAAATAACCATAGTAGTTCTTAACTGTGTCCGTCCTGAAAAGCGAAACGCAGGCATCGTCAGCGAGATTCAGCCGCATTTTAAGAAAGCTGTCGAGTTTTTCCTGTACTGCACCCTTCTTGTAATCGGTGCTGTAGGACTCTCCGAATTTTGTATACAAATCGGTGCGGGAATAACGGTAATCGGTGAGATTGCCGAAGAAGTTACAGAACTGATAGCCGAGAGCGCCAAACTGTGCCTTGATTTGCTCGTAGACGGCATGGATGTTATCGGCACCATTGACTGTCAAATAATACGCAATATCATCCGAGCCTGCGCTGTAAAGCATCGTGCTGCATGATAGAGGAATTCGCGTTTTGCTGGTCTCGATATCAGTCTTGAGCCTCTTATCGAGGCACCGATATACCTTTGCAATTTCAGCGCCGGTATTTGCATCGATGAGTTTCGCATCGCAACGCAGACTATCCTTGCCTCGGTTCTCGGAATCGAACACGATACGGTAATCGATACTGCATTTTGCGCTGTTGTCGTGCCCGTAGAGTTTATCGAGCATCCATCCAGCGGAAATATCGAGAAATTCGGTTAACGGCGAATATGTAAGATAAACACACTCGGACAGTTTTCCGTCTGCATTGATGCAGATGGTCACAAGGTCAGCTACTTCAAAGTAGGCAATTTCCTTGTTCTCGCCAGTAAAAATCGGATTGGAGACGGTATATGCAAGCGCTTCATCCAACGCCTTATAGCTGGTCAAGATACTGCCGTTCAGCGTAATGCCGTCTTTCGTATAGGTCTTTGTTACCGGCACTTTTGCCAAGCAGACATTGGATACGAAATCATGAATAGGCGACCCCGGTATGACAGCATAGCGCTTCTGTTCCGCGATAGCAGGGGTGACATTTTTCTGCATATCATCCCTGTATCGCTCCTGCAACTCAGAATCCGTGAGACCAAAAGGAACTTCCAGTGCAAAGGTCCGTCTGCTGCCGTCATTGAAGGCAACGGCACTATAAAGCGTAGCCTTCTGTACTTTTGTCGGCTCCGTGCGAACCTTGATATCCGTGATGATGACAGAAGGTATCTGATACTTCCCTATCGTTAAAACCGACTCGTTTTGCGCATTGCCGAGAATCTCTTTTGCGATGTTCTCTAAAGCTGACAAATCGTGGCTGTCAGCAAATGTTTTCGCATTGCGTCTTTGGAGGGTCGTGCTCTTCATATAAAGCGAATCGAACAATTGCTTGTTGACAGCGCCCTTATACGATACATGCGGCGAAATCTGTTCTCGGGTCGTAGCACCGTCAATGGTGAGAATGAGGTATGCGTTCTTTTCATCGTTGCCGGAAGATACCGATACTTTCTCCCGTGTAATACCGGGAATCGCTGCTGCCGCATCATCCATCAGCTTGTCGTAAAACTCCTGCGTAAACCGAGGACGCAGCTTCTCTACCATGAAGCCCACGATGTCGTTTTTACTGCTGATGTGTTTGCCGTTCGGCAGATACCATTGCCGGGCTTTCTTTTTCTTTGACACGCCCTTAACGGTCAAATGAAATCCGGCAGCATAAAAATCCGTCATCAATTCCTTGCCGAACAATGTGCAGACTTCCTCTGTCATGGTGGATACGATTTCCGGGACGGGAGGCGGCGGCTTGATTTTGGATTTCTTGCCCCCGTTTACGCTATATCCCTCGAAATATACTCCCTGCTTTTGGAGAGGCTTCAGGAAATCCATGGCGGAGGTAACGCGCTTGCCGCTATCGAGATAAAACCGCGTATCGCCGGAAGGTACGATGCGCATGATGAGATAGTTACCTTTCTCAAAAAACGCCTTGAGGATTTCTTTGCTGTAGACATTGCTAAGCTGTTCCGGAACATCCTGCATGGAGCGAATAATAGTTTCTTGTAAAACCGGATTGGTCATAATCATTCCTCTTGGTCTGCGACATAATCTGCCTTAGCTTTTTCGAGTTCTGCCCGCATTCTCTCTATATTTACGAGTTCGAACGGACAACGCTGCCTGTGCTGCCAGACGGATGGTATCGGCAGGTAGCAATCCTCGCTCACATACTCGTCCGTGCAGGGAATTTTGAATCTGAACGAAAATACATATTTACGGGTGTTATCACCCCAGTCGCGGTAAGCTTTGTATACCTCCCTAAAGTCGTAGCCGAAAACTCTGAACACATCGGAAAATTCTTTCTCTCTTTGGAGATACACCTTGATGGATTCCGGATTATCGAAATCGTTAAAGTATTCGACGATAAGGTTTCGACCATGCTTGATAGACCATGCGGGGAAACTGCCTGTACCGCCTATATCCTCTACACAAACATCTTCCCCCGTTCGTTCTTTGACGGCTTTTTCGAAGTTGCTGATTGCAGTTTCATAGTCGGGAAGGTTTTCAGCTTTCTTTTCGAAAATCTTTTCCTTAAACTTTTTCGCGGCATCGCTTTCATTATCAAACATTGAGAATTCGATGCTTTCGACATCCGCTTCCGCAGAGGTATAGTCGTCTCGGTCAAACAGCACCAGGTATTTATTGCCGATTTTGGAGAAAATGACCTTATCACTGGTCATCATGTCGCTGTCAACATCTGCGTACGCTGCATTGATGTCCTCATAGCCAACATCTTCGATTTCCAGAGCGTTATCGTATATTTCGCTGAAAAGATTATCCTCCGTCAGTGAAGGTTCAATTTCCCGCATCGCGTCAAGAAACGTCTTTTTCGGCGTGCGATTTTTGTTTTTATGCTTGCTCATAACGATTCCTTTTCAAAAAAGTGCGCTATTTATTCGCTTCTGCCGGAAACACCTCGTACACGCTGACATACAGCATCCCCGGCTTGTAGTCAGCGTACTCAACCGAGCGTTTTTGGTCGTATACTTTCACGTCTGAGTCATCGTCCGCCGTGAGCCAAAGATACTTAACGTGCTCAGCATAGCGCGGGTCTTCGATACGATAGCTCTGCCCCTCTTTGATTTTCAAATGATGTGCATTTGCTTGGGCACGCGAAAACTCAACGAATGCGCCGTAGTCGCCAATCACGATTCGGTTATACCCGCTGGCAATAACCGTGCCGCTTCTGGTTTCGAGTTTGGTCGTATCGCCGGACATATTGCACCATTCCGGCAAAGTTTCTTCAAATTCTGCCCGCACATCCTTGAAAAAGGTACGTGGGATGGGCTTGTACTTGTATTCGTCGGCAAGCTGCTCTTGATATTTAAGCATCCGAGCGCCGGTTTCCGAGATTTTGTGCTTCATGATTAACTCATCCACTTCTTTTCCCACTGGTCGTATTTGGTTCATGCTTTTTTCCTCTCTTTCTACTACAATTATACTCTTCCGCTGAACTGAAATGTGATTTTTTGACGATTGTTAGCGAAAAATTCACAATTTGAAAGGGCAAAAGCTGAACGTTGGGACGTCTGAATCCGGGTTCTCAACCTGGTATTTAATGACTCTTTTTTGCGCTCCTAAAGCCTTGTATGTCTGCTCGGCGTTCACGCATAAGCCGTTAGCAAAGAAGAGAGTTGAGCCATCTCGTTCGCTGGTGTTTTCAGCCGAATACATCTTCGGTTTTCTGATTTCGGGGTCAAGATGGATTCCACCGCGCATAAGCTTTTCAGCGTAGAACCAGACATCAACGCGGGAGAAAATGTAAAGCAGCTGCGTAGTCTTAAAATAATAGAAAATCTGGTCTGCACCACTCCTGTATACCCAGCCCGGGGTGTGCCATAAAGGGTCGATGCCATCCCGATACCGCCGCGCTACCCGTTGTTCGTTCAGAGCGTCAGGCACCATGGAGAAGTAGTCCACCGAGGTTTCAAGGTAGAAATTTCCGGTATTGTGACTGTCCACTTTCGCTTCCAGGCCAAAGGTCTTACCATTCTTCTTCCAGACAATGAAATCGGTATCTTTGTCTTGATATGATTTATCCTGAGTCACGTCATCGTAATGGCTAATGCCATGATTCACTTTGATAATCGGGTCGTTAAGGAATTTGCGAGCCAAGTCTTCTCCGAATTTTCCCTCATCGAGTTGCTTGGACATCTTAAACTGACGAGGGCTTTCTTCCCAGGCTATCATACTTTTACACGGCATCTGCCGAATTTTCAGGCAGCTGCGATACGATATGTGCAACGATACGTTCTGTACAGGCATTGACAACGGCGCTGGCAGTCCGCTGTTCACGCAGCGAATGGCAGAGTTCGTCGAGTTCGGATTCCGTGAAGGGATAGTCTGCCGAAGCAAGGAACTTCTTGCACAGCTCTTTCATGTCATCGTCGCTTAAAGGCTTAACCCGGTGTTTGAAAGTAAACCGGCGAATGAGGGCTTCGTCAAGGTTATCGACACGGTTTGTGGTGCCGATGAGAATGACATCGTTTGGGAGCCGGTCCAATTCCTGCATCAAAGCAATGGTGACACGGCTCATTTCAGCGACGTCATCACGGCCGCCACGGCACATTCCGATAGCATCAATTTCGTCAACGCAGAGAACGCAGGGCGTGCGTTTTGCGTAGTCGAATACTCTGCCGATATTCTGCTGTGTACGACCAAGAGCAGAATCAACCAAGCCAGAGAATTTCAGGAAAACAAACGGTAAATTCGCCTTGTGTGCAATGTAGCGGGCCAATTCAGTCTTGCCGACGCCAGGAAGCCCAGTCAAAAGCAAAGAGCAGGTATAGTGAATGCCCAATTCCTTGATGGCAAGAGCTGCTTTTCTGGTAGCTAAAAGCTTGTTGATAACCGCCTCTTCTTCCTCTCGAAGCAGGAACCGGCTTTCCGGGAAATTTGTAGCGTCCTCCGCAATCAAGAGACTTTCCAGGTTGGCAGGCAGCTGAATGAGTTCCGGTTTCAGAAGATTCAGCTTTTTGAGTTCAGTCTCCTTAAACCGGGCATCTTTTTCAGGGACATTCTTTTCAAGCATGATTCGGCACTGAGTCTGTGCATTTCGGATATCGCCATCCACCACAAATCGAATCAAATTCCGTACGTCATCGGTCATTGTTATTTTCGGACTTCCAACTTTTCACGGGTTGCCCCGTTACTCAGTATGGATTTCTGCTTCATAGAGCGAGCTTACCGCAGGCCGCAGCCCTTGATAGAGGCTCACTCTCCACAGACTTTAAGATTCGGTCGTCCTGACCGTACTGTTCGCCTGTGGTTATGAGGCGGCTGGCATAGCCAGCATGTCCATTCCTTTCTTTAGAATATTTTCTGCTGCATTTTTATCCCTATCGTGTGATGTATTACACTTCGGGCAGACCCAATGCCGCACATTGAGGTTTTTAACCTCTTTGTTTTGGTATCCGCAGCAGGAACAGGTCTGGCTGCTTGGATAGAATGTTGGTACTTTGACAACTACTCTTCCTGCCCAACTGGATTTATAATCAAGTTGTCGGAAAAATTCTCCCCAAGAAGCGTCAGAAATACTTTTAGCAAGGTTATGATTACGAACCATACCCTTTACATTGAGGTCTTCTACACAGATGATTTGGTTTTCTTTCACCAGTGTGGACGACAACTTATGTAGGGTATCTTTTCGTTTGTTGGTTATTTTTTCGTGGCAGCGAGCCACCTTGATGCGCTGCTTTTCCCAGTTGGCAGAGCCTTTCTTCTTGCGTGACAGTTTTTTCTGCTCACGCTTTAGTTTAGCTTCCGCTTTCTGTAGATACTTATGGTTTGGATGTTCGTTTCCATTGCTGTCAACAGCAAAAGATTTGATGCCAACATCCAAGCCGATAGCGGCATTCTTAACAGGAAGCGGTGCTACTTCTACTTCGCAAAGAATGCTTACATAGTATTTTCCGCTTGCTGAACGACGGATTGTTGCCTTGCAAATACGACCTTCAATGTTGCGGCTTTTGCGATAGCGCACCTTTCCAAGTGTAGGAAGCTGAATGTACTTATCGTCAACTTTAATGCTTTTTGCTTTAGTAGTTGTATAACTTTCTTCTCCTCTTTTTCGTTTGAATTGAGGGAATCCTTTACCGTCTTTGAAAAAGCCTTTATAGGCATTATCTAACTGACGACAGCTATATTTGAGTGCTTGGCTATCCGCTTCAGCAAGCCAAGGAAGATAGGTCTTCATCTGAGGAAGTAGATTTTGCGTATCAATATAGCTCATGCTTTCGCCGCGCCGCCTATAGGCTTTTATTCGCCTATCTAATATAGAGTTATATATAAAGCGGCAGCAGCCGAGCGTTTTATTGATTTTTACTTCCTGCTCTTCTGTAGGCTCTAGCCGAAATTTATAGCCTTTATGTACTTTCAAGGTGATTCACCTCCTTTATGGATTTTTGTACTTGTGAATTGGTCAAACCCCCGGAAAAAGTTGAATAGCCGTTAATGTGATGCAATATTCTGATTTTTGTTTCTACTGCAAATAGTGTTTACCGTCGAAACAGAGAGATTATATTCAGTGGCAAGCGCCTGCACCTTCTCGCCTTCCCTGTGGCGTTTAGCAATCAGTGCATTACGTTCCGTGTTTTTTCGCGGACGGCCGCATTTCTGTAAAATTCCAGCTCTGACAATTTCCTGATGAAAGGTTTCATAAATCGCCGTTTTAGAGATTCCGTATTCCTTGGCAATAGTGCTGACCGAGACCCCTCTTTCGATTTTGCTTCGAATATCGGAATTCCTTTGATTGGTCTTATTTTTCAGTGCCTTGTGATAGTATTCCTGGCTAGTCCTCCCAATCTGGCGCATGTCCTTGTAGAGAGTAGATGCCGAAACACCGTGCTTTTTACAGATATCTTTCGAGGACATTCCTGCTTCATAATCCGCAAGAATTGCCTCGCGCCTTTCGTTTCGCTTCTTGGTATTTGCAGTATGTAAATACCCCACAAGGATGGTTCGGACACTGCTTCGAGACAAAAAGTATTTTTTGGCGATTTCCTTATCAGTCATTCCGGCTTTCGCATCTTCCAACATAGCCGCATTGCGAACTTTCGTGGCAGCAGACTGCTTTTTCTTGTTCTTCTTAATCGTAGTTTGAGCGTATTCAGAAACAGTATAGTAGCACTGCTGATAAGTCACGCCATGCTTCTTTGCGATTTCAGCAACCGTCATCCCGGCTTTCGCATCTTGAATCATAGCTTCGTTGAGAGGTGCTCTTTTTGCTTTCTTTGCAAGATTCTTTTCTTTTGCTAGGTCTCTCACCGTGGCATAGCAATAAGAGCTTGAAAAATACGTTTCCTTGGCGATTTCCTTGACAGTTTTGCCAGAAAGATACATTTCCCGGACTTTTTCTCGGTCTTCTTTGACCTGCTGCTTCGCAACATCTTTCTTTGATGCAGCCATGCAATTATTCCTCACTTTGACAACTTTTACTTTTCCCTGGGGCCTGGATTATACCGTTTCATGGCGCGATATACGCTTCCCTTTTTGAGCCCGTATTCTTCCGCAAGCTCTTTGACAGAAACGCCGTTTTTGTATTTCCTGACCATCTCGGCGTTTCTTTTCTTGCCAGTCTCGATACGGTTTTGGCTGTGGATTTGTCGGCCATTCTTTCCGTGCGAATGAAGAATCCGATAAAAGAGCGTTCCACTGATGCCGTATTTTTCCTGAAGCTCCGGAGATTTTGCGCCCATCTCATATTCATGAATCATCTGGGTTTGCCAGGCTTTCTTCTTTGCTTTTCTTTGCCGGGCCTGTTCTTCGTAAAAGTCCTTCAGACTATATCGGACAGTAGAAACACAGATTTGATACTTTTCGGCCAGCTGTTCCTGGGACATACCGTTCTTGGCATCCTCCAGCATCTTTTCATTTCGCACCCTGACTTTGTCATGAGTTAGACACACGTGGGTAATCTTGTTAATCGGCATTTTCGCTATTCTCCTTAGCTCTGGCTTTTACGTTATACTGGTAAATCCCATTTTGATGAAGGATAAGGTAACCTAGTGAAGGGCTGATATTTACCTCCCTGCTCAACTCGATAATCGATTTTTGAGGATTTTTTGTGTAAGCATCAAGAAAAGTTTGGTTCCGCATCTTTTTCTCTTTTTTGAGAGCCGTTTCAATATGATTGTATTTTTGACTTTCGTACTCTCCGCTCGAATGCAAGATTGCATAAATACGCTGCATGGAAATGCCATACATCTTAGCCAGTTCTCTGGCAGTCACGCCGTTTTTATACTGCTTGATAATTTGTGTGTTTCGCTCAGTGTACGCCTTCATCTTTTTTTCGAGAAAATTTGACGGCACTTGTTTTCTTTTCAGGATTTTGTAGCACATCGTTTCTGAAAGATTGTATTTCCGCGAGATTTCTAAAATCGACTTTCCACTTTTGTAATCTTCAATGATGCTTTTATTGCGGTTCATGCGTTCTTCTTTGTTTGACATAAAGCCTCCGATAAAAAGAAAGAGCAGGTTCAAAACTGAGCCCGCCCTAGCCTTTCGGTCGGATTTTGCCCGACCAACGATGTTTTTTGATGCTTTTCGTTCTATATTTTGTATTATATGCAATTCGCACAGATACACAATGTTTTTCTTTCTGGTAATTTGTGGTAAATATTGCGCAAAAAATAAGACCACTACCCTTTTCGGGGCAGTGGTCTCGATTGCTATTGCTTTTGAAAATCAATCCAGTAGTTTTCCGGCCTTGTATGAGTGGTACAAATAGCTCGGATTACAATAGTAAGTTGCGGCATTAAAATCTGAGATGTCATCGCTAATGAACGAGGAAAATACATCAATTACATCCTGGACACCAGGAGTGCTAGTACAGTCAAAGATGATGCGCTGGTACACTTTTCCGATATCTGTATAAGATGGAACCTTGTAGTGGCAGTTAGACACCGTATCATACGTTCCTTCCGGCACAGGAAAAAGCTCACAAATTTCATCGGCAGATTGCTCAAAGCTCTGGCAGTGAAACACATCCGCTGAGTCGAGAATTGCCTTGACTCCGTTTGTGCCAAGAGCAGAAACCACATCCTTGCGATGATTCTTCGTAACGCGACCGATATATTCAATCAGGCTGCAGGTATAAAAGACATCGTTTTTGCTGTAGGTTGCAGTTTCAGTCATACTTCAATCGCCTCCTTAAAAGAGAGACATTTCAAAGCGACTTCCGTGTGAAAGCTGATTTGATGCGTGGGATGCTTGAATTTTGCCAACGCCCAAAAAGCTTCACGGCTAATATCACCGCTTAGAAAGTCGTTGACGTAGTTCCAAATGGTGTCATCCGCCATGGGTCCTTCCACAATATCATAGTCATGATGTTTGCCCGAGCGACATATAGCAATAAAATCAAGCCACTCATCACTCATTTCGGGGAATTTCTTAATATTTAGCATAGGAGATTCTGTATATTCAAACACGTTGACAATACCACGAGACCTGCCTTTTTTTGACCAGCGAGCGGCTTGTTCGTAGTTGTTAGTGCAATAGAATCCCCGTGAAAAATCTTTGGCGTACCTTGTTTTTTTGACCTCAGGGTTGCGGACTATTACATCGCTGCCATGATACAGAACCATTATTATCACTTCCTTGCATATATTATACTTGTTTTTATGTGTCAACACAATCATTTCGTATGATTTTGGTTCCTACGCTTTTTGCTGAAAGAACCCGAATCAAAGTTTCGTTCTAGGAGTATTAGTTGTTCGATTCCCCCGGCAGCCACTGCTGCGGGTAGGCACGAAGTTTGTCTCGTGGCACGCAATCGTTCAGAGCGGAGTTTTCAGCGAGCGCCATGTCGATGATGTAATAATCATCACCATTACGCATCTATACTCCGCTGCCCTCTATTGTATCCGGTTCGCACGATTATGCAACATTGAGAGAAATTGCTCGTTTTTCTGAGTGGCAGAAAGCGTCTTGGCGAACCGTTTCGCCTGATAGTCCGTGATTTCCCGTACATTTTTTGCGAGTTTCCACTCGCTCAAAAGCACCGGCCAATCGGAGATAGAGTCCAGGTCCGGGTAGTATGCGGCGATTCGTTTCCTCTCGGTTTCCTCACGCTCACGCAAATACTGCAGAGCCGTATTGAGGTACTTGGTGGCGGACGCAAATTGCCGGAATCCCTCGGTATGCCTGGTTGTAAGCAGGTACAGAACCCACACGGTGTTCATGTAGGTGAGGTTCATAATTTCGTCTCGGTAAACCTCCATGTTGCTTCGAGCGTTGTCGCTGTAACGCTTTTTGGCCGACACATAGTAGTGCGTTGAGATGACGTCGCACTCATCCACCACGGTGCCCCCCTCTTTTTCAATGCTTTTCTTGTCCTGTTCGATTCCTTTCGAGTCCTGACAAGTCATGCGTCGAAACGCGTAGGGGCTGCCATTGGGAGAGGTGTAGTCATTTCTGTGTCGAATCGATTTCTTCTCCTTGTCCGGCGGAAACTGGACATACAGATAATGCCCCTCAAACGTCTTCTCAACAAGGTTCAACCGGTAAATGGCGTTGTCGCCGAGCATACAGTCGTGGGTACGGTCTGCATAGCCTCGGCCGCGGTCGTTGGAATAATACTGCCCATGATTCGGACGAATGTACCGTGTCATAAGCAGCATATCCCCTTCTGTCAGCCGTTCATTGCACCGATTAAGGATGTCAGCCATGTTACCGTACCGATTATCATCCAGCCAGCCATCGGCGGCCGAGAACACGACATAGGGCGATGTGGGGTTGGTCAACTGTTCGACGACGCTCACGGGTTCCGGGAACTGGATGATTCCCTTTTCCCCACTGATGAAGCCTTCCAAGATGTTGAATACGAATGCCCGGGAGACCATCGGGTACGCCTGGTTCATCTTCTCCATCCCAATTTCGAGCATGGATTTTTCAGAATCAGACTTATCCCCGTGTTTTGCCGGTTCGGTCACGGTCTTCGGGGTCATGAACATATCCTCTTTTACATCCACCCGGGTTTCGTCCGTCCACCCCATATACAGGTTGTCGCCGTCCCGCACCATAATGCCAATACAGGAACCGTGTTCCATATCATAGGCTTTCAGGCAATTGAGCATTCCCGGCCGGTCATCGTTGCCGATGATTTGGCCCGTGCGAGAAATACGGACAAGCGAAACGCTGCGAAGGGCCGGAGTGAAAAACTCAAAAGTATAGGGCGAGTGCGCAAAGAACCGCTCCAGATACTCGAAGTTCCCGTCCACATCGTAGATGGCCGAGAGCTTCCCCAATTCCTCGTCCAGATACCGCACCTTCTGATACACCACAAGAGGCGTGTCCTTGGGGGCGGGATTACCGGAACGAAGACGGGTGAAGTCGATGGTTTCACCGAGCAGACAGCGGATAGCGTAGATTTCGGAGTCAAGCATGAAGATTTGGGTTTCCATCTGGAACTTCTGCAGCTTGAGCTCCTCCAACTTTTTGTTTGCTTCTGCCATTAGTGCTTCCTGACGGGCTTTGAGAACGGCCATCTGCCGGTCGATTTCGGCCTGCATTTGTGCCAGCTCATCCGTCTTGGCGTGCTTGATGTCTTCGATATACGAGGTCTGAGACTGGATTGCGTCCAAGGTCATCTGCGCATCTTTCCTGGCCTGTGCTACCGTCAGTCCGGCCATGTCGTTCGGAATGAGATGAGCGCTGCTTGTTCCGGCTACGCGTTCCCGCAGCTCGGCTACGCAAATTTCCTCGTAGTTCTTCTCCGCCTCGACAGCTACGCAATCGCTGGGAAGAAGATACCGGATTTTTCCTCCGGTTCCAACGGCCGTAAAGACCTCATCTCGGAAATAGTACGGAACCCGCTGTTCAAACTCCTGCGCATAGGAAAAGAGCCTCTCGATGTTGGCTACGCATTCGTCCACAAGCTTCCGATACACATCCCTCTGATATTCCTCATTGTCTGCCATGTGAAAGAATGAGGTTCCGGGAGCCTCCGGGTAAGTTTCGTCAAAAGCCCAGTGTAACTCCTTGTTCTGGTCCTTCCCCCATCCGATATCGGTATACAGATGAGCGAACAGTTGTTTTCGGTCATTGGTATTGTAAAAACTCATCAGCTTTTCTTTCATTTTTTCGGCGTCAAAGGACGTCACGCGTCCGAGCTTCTTGCCGAAAAGCTCAAGAATAGAAGCCATATAAAAACTCCTTTCGGTGTCGATAATGAAAATGCGGTGGAGGAACACCCCACCGCAAATTTCAGTCGGCAATGAACATATAATTCGTCCCAGCAACCGTTTTGGTATGGATACGATTTCCCACGACCCCGATAGTCTTCATGGGTCCGGTCTTCATCTGGAGAACCCGGCCATCTTTTATTGGGATATGGAACACCATATATTGTCCCGTTTCGAGGTTGAGTTCGCCGCACTTCCCGACGATACTCTGGACGTACTTGTTTTTGCTCGTGGTCGAAGCCAGAGAACACTGCTTTTTGATTTTCACAAGCCGCGCCCCCTTACACGTTGATATTGTACCGGTCGTCGAGATAACGCCCGGTTTCGAGGTCGTATTCGGGAGCTTCAAACGTTCAGACGAGCAGCATTGTTATTCGTTTTCATTTTGGCAACCTCCAAATTGTCGTGTTTTGTGAATACAAAAAAGCAGCCGCCCGGATGGACGACTGCACACGAATCGATGACCACTGTGAACTTTTACGCGAGAGCCCGCGTCAATGGTATCTATCGTACAATTCTTATTGTATGAGTTTCGCACGACTGTGCAAGAGACAAAATTACCAAACGAAGGCCGGGAAAGCCCACGATTTCAATCGTGGGATGAAAGGCCGCACCTTAGAGTTACTTTGGGAGAAATTTCAAAACAACTCTTTTTTTGTATATATTCATGTGTTTGTAACAACATGGCATCTAAAATATGATATAATAGATACATGAAAAAAGATTATAGGCGCACAAAAGCAACCGTTTCTATGATAAATTATCACTTTGTGTTTTGCCCACGCTATCGGAGAAAATTATTTCTGGTGGATGGGTTTGAAGCTCGTTTCAAGGAACTTGTAACTCAAATTTGTGAGCAAAACGACATTGTGATACTGGCAATGGAATGTCATATCGACCATTGTCATCTTTTCGTGAATGCTCCGCCTACATTAAGTGCTGCAGAAATCATGAAAATTATTAAAGGAACCACCGGCAGGATACTCAAGCAAGAGTTTTTTCCTGACACGGTTATGCAAATGTGGACACGCAGCTATTTTGTAAGCACTGCCGGAGATGTGTCTACCGCTACGATTCAACGCTATGTTGAAGAACAAAAAACGAGAGGAGGGTAACTTATGGCTTTTGGGAGCAAGAACAGCACGCCATCATTTGTATTGACATTGCCTCTTGATATAAGTCTCAACGAGCAAGACTATCTGTATAAGGAGTTCAAGAAGTGTGGCGTCATCTACAATCAGCTTGTGAGTGTGACTACAAAAATGTGGCATCAATTGCGCAAGACGCGCAAGTATCGTGAGTTGATGGCAGCTATTGCAAAAGCAACTCCCGACAGCGATGAGCAAAAAACACTCTTTAAGCAACGCGAAAAGATGCTTAAAGAATATCGTTTTTCTGAAGATGCTTTTCATAAGTTGGTTGTGCCGTACGCGAAGCACTATGCTATAAACTCCCATATAGCACAGGCAGTTGCCTCTGATGTTTGGAAAGCATGGAGCACTTTCTTCTTTAGCAAAGGAAAAGAGGTTCACTACAAAAGGTTAGATGATTTAGCAGCTATCTCCGGAAAAAACAACTTCACCGGTATTGTGCTTCGCCCGGCAAACCTCACTACAAGCAATATAGAGTCGGCTAAGCGCAAGGTGCAAAAAGCCGTCGAAAAGCGATACGATGATATGTACGGGCGGCCTGACCCTAAAGACGATAAGAAAGTTGTTCTTCCTGATGAGGTAAAACCACAAATGGAAGCTGAAATTGCTGCCGCTATCGCAAAAATTAAGCCCACTATCGGAGAAGGCAACCTGCGCATTGTGTACGGAAAGCATGAATTTCCTGTTGTGTTGCGCAATCCTAAAACTCAGACAGGAAAATATCAGCAAGAAGCTCTCAAATGTGGAGTGAAATACTGCCGCATTACTCGTAAGTGGGTCAAAAACAAGTGGAAGTATTATGCACAATTCATCTTAGAAGGCTATCCTCCCACCAAATGCGACAGTAACGGTGTGATGAAGCATCCTGTCAATCAAGGGCGCATAGGTCTTGATATCGGCACGCAAACGCTTGCCATTAGTGGTAAAGATATCTGCGATTTGAGAGTTCTTGCGCCATCAGCAAGAGCGCAAGCAAGAGGACTCACTAATGAGATTGCTCGCACACAGCGTGCAATGGACCGCTCACGCCGCGCTACGAATCCGAAATATTATAATCCGGATGGCACAATCAAAAGGTTGAGGCGGCAGCATGGGCAGAAGCAAAAACGCAAATGGAAATACAGCAAAAGGTATTATCGTTTGCGTGCAAAGCTTCGTAACCTGTACCGTAAGTTAGCTGACATTCGCAAAATGGAGCACAACATTCTCGCCAACGAATTGTTGGCATATGGTAACGAGTTTGTGGTTGAAGATATGAACTACAAAGCCTTGCAGAAGCGCAGCAAAGAAACGAAAATTAACGCTAAAACCGGCAGGGCACATACGAAAAAGCGTTTCGGTAAATCTTTAAGTCGCTGTGCTCCCGCGAAGTTTATCACGATTCTTACAAACAAAGCTGTCCGCAACGGCGGCAATGTTATCAAGGTAGATACTTTTGAGACGAAAGCCTCTCAGTTTGACCATACGGATGAAAGCTATACCAAGAAGAAACTATCTGAACGGATGGCACATCTCAGCAGCGGAGAAGTAGTCCAGCGTGACTTATATTCTGCCTTCCTGCTTGAACATATAGATATCGAATCCTTGCAGTACAATATGGAAACCCTTAATTCGGCTTTTCCTGCATTTTTAGAAATGCACGAAAATACAAAGCGGCGCTTGCAGGCGGTTGGAAGTTCTCTTCCTGCAAGCATTGGATTCTAAACAATAACTTTCTGGGGGCTCGACACTCCCTCATTAAAGAGCTGCCTCGCAAGAGGTGAAACTCCCTTCGGAGGATGCACTTAAAAGAACTGGGAATGCAGAAAAGTATGTTGGTCAACCATTTTGGCTGGATGCTCGTCATGCGCTACACCCGTAGTGTATGATGGGAAACCGCATAACTCGCTGTTTCAGACACGGTTTGGCGATGAACCTTGCCGCGCCGCCCAGGAATCCCACGATTTCAATCGTGGGAGGTGTCAACGGACACAGGAATCTGACGATAAACAAAAAAAGCCGCCTCCAATGCGGAGACGGCTGGTATACTACATTCCGATTTTTTCGAGGTACGGGATAGCGGCACGCATTCTTTCGCACTCCCAACTCTTGCGGGGGTTGCGTTCGTGCTTCTTGATGAACTTCTTCATCTCGGCGGAGGTTTCGGCACCCAGTCCGATGGCGGCTAAGATTTCCCTTGCACCGTCACACTTCATGGCTTTCAGGGTATCCGACTCAATTTCGCGTCCGCCCTTAAACCGCTGCATAGATTTGAGTCTGCAGAACGGGAGGTAGCCTTCCGGTGCATTATCGCCGATATTCCAAATGATATAGCCGAGAGGCGGTTCCGTTACGACTTCGTAGGTATCGCATACGCCAAGCGCAGTATGATAGATTTTCATTATGGTACTCCTTATTTTTCGTAGCGGTCATTAGACCGGCTGTGATGATTACAAGTTCAGGGTGACATTGCGGGCACTGGGCTCGTATTTCTTAGTCTCTACCCCGGTAATCTTGAACATGTGTCGTGCAGCGACATTGTTGTTCGCATCCCGGTACTTGTCGTCGAGATACACGATACGCTTTATCCCGCTCTGAATGATTGCTTTCGCACACTCATTGCACGGGAAAAGCGTGACATACATCGTAGACCCGTGCAGGTCTTTCCCGGCATTGAGGATAGCGTTCAGCTCAGAATGACAGACATACATGTACTTGGTATCAAGGTCGTTGCCTTCCCTGCCCCAAGGCATAATGTCGTCATCACAGCCAATAGGCATGCCGTTGTATCCCAGTGACAGGATTTTATTGTCACGCACAATGCATGCGCCTACCTGACTGTTGGGGTCTTTACTGCGCATTGCAGATAACATAGCAATACCCATAAAGTATTCATCCCATGAGATATAATCTTTCCGTTTTTCACTCATGTATTTACTCCTCTTCTTTTGTCCTGTCGTTTTCATGCTGCACCTCTCAGTCTACTAAGTAGCCATTTTCAGCGTATTGTTTAAACGCATCATCCAACTGCATATTGAAACGCTCGCCGATGTCAGCGTCCTTGAATTTACGGATTTTGGCGAGAGCCTTGGCGTAATTGATGTCATGCCCCTCTCCATAGTTCCACAAAGCGGGATGACTTCCACGCCAATCCATAGAGCCGTTGTTGAAAGCTAAACACTCGTGCAAAGGAAAATCACGCGTATTATGCACGATATTAAAGCAGCTTAAAGAACTGCTGCCATTGGAAAAACCGGTTGATTTGCGCATCGTAAAAGCACCATTCACCGGCACATAACACTTAACTGAGTTATAGCCTCGTTCTCCGCCTTGATTCCAAGTTTCGATGGTAATAAGTACGCCGGTATTCAGATTCGCCCATACATCAAAGATATTGTCTTTATCAATGTCTTCTTTGTATTCATGTGTAAAACCGAGCTCCTGTAAAATACGAGTCAGTTCCTCATACGGAATAGCCTCTACTTCACCAGTTTTTTCGTTGTATTCCTCGTAGAAGTCATAAGAAACATTCTTCATTGTGGCGAGAATGCAGTTTTCTCTGTTTTCAAAGGAAACCACTTTGCCATATCCTACATGAAGGCTCTTCCAATTTTTGATGATAATAACCTTCCCGTACTCGTTATAGGAAATGAGCTTACCATTCTTTTTGGACCTCCGGATACGGTAGACATTATCTGCGCTGATTCCGCTCAGGTCAATAGTATTGTTTATATTCATGAATCTTACCTCACTTCACTTTTTGTCAAGTTGTAGATACAACCGTTTGAATTTTATCGGCAATCATAGTTGCTATACGCTTTGCCTCTTTTTCCGCACATGCGTCCCAGACCTCAAAATACTGGTAACCATGATAGCAACCATGAATTTCGGAATCACTCCCGCTTTGGTGGAACCAGATAGCTGAACCTTTTTTATCTTGCATTGCCTGCCGCACGGCGACCACAAAGTTCGTCGCATCAGCATCTTTTGCTAAAAAGGCGGTGGAGTGTCTTGCCCCACCGCATTGGTATTGGTCAGATGTACTTTTCCCAGAATTTCTCGAAGGTTTCGTCCGGCATCACCATTTCCGTCTCATCGAGGACACGGCTGAACTCGCTGCTGCTGATGTCGGTGCCGATGAAATCCGTGACGGCATCGCGACCACGCTGCATCAGGGCATCTTTCAGGATATACCAGCGGTATTTGTGGATGAGGTCCGTCAGAGATTCGCCGTCGTTCTCCCAGTAATCGTTCTTTGCCTGAACATGATATAGAGCATCGAGAACGCCGTCGTAGTCATCGCTGTCATACTCGCTTACAATGTCGGTGAGATTGAGCAGACGGCGGTCAACGCCATCGACCTTCACGGTTGCGTTGTTGAACGAGTCATAGTCGCAGGGCTGTGCAGGAACTTCCACAGCAAACACCTCGCGGGTTTTCTTGTTCACCTTGCACGGCAGATAGAACGATGCACCGGAATCAAAGTTCGAGGTGATAACGCCGGATACAATATCGGGCATCGGGTTCTCGCGAGCCTCCTCAAACTCCGGCAGATGGAACACATCCACGACATTCTCGATGTCGTAGTCAAGGGCACGGACCTTCGTGACGATATAGCCGCCCCGCTGCAATTCGAAAACTGCACGGCAGAGTTCAAGCTTAATCTCGTGCTCATTCAGAAGACTACCGTGGCTGTCTTTCACGAGGGTGATTTCGATTGTTTTGTTCTTGGCGGTCGTTTCGGCCAGAAAATAGGTCTTGTCATTGCAAATTTCAAACATGTCATTACGCTCCTTTTTGTGTTGAACGCAAAAAGAGCGGGCCTCTCAGAATCGAGAAGTCCGCTCTTCAAGCGAAATTGTGAATGTACGAAAGGCATAAAACCCTTTCGATATGGAATGTTATCTATCGTACAATACCTATTCTATGCTGTTCGCACATTTGTGCAACCTAAAATATGTGGCAATTTTCCCCTATCTCTCCAACATGAATGAGAGGGAATTCTTACCACATTTTTCCGAAACGAACACTCTGCTATAAGTTCATGCTGCGCCTCTGATTTTTCTTAAGTCAACTACCCCCGCCTAAACGCGGGGGCTTGAAATCCCGCAGGACTCCAATTTATTCACCACTCGACGGACTGTTAGGCACGGTTTCCGTCCGTGCTACCGAGTACAATGGGCGTTCACCGCTGTTGCGGGCGGCATAGCGTGGGTGAGAATTGGATTATGCGGGATACAATCCCAGTAATCCTACATTGCGAATGTTAATGGCAGCATTGTGGTCACGGTTATGCGTAGTTCCACAAGCACTGCATGTCCAGACACGGTCGGCAAGTGTGAGGTCGTCTTTTATAAAGCCACACACGCTGCATGTCTTGCTGGATGGATACCACTTATCGATTTTGGCAAAGGTCTTCCCCTGCGATGTGAGTTTATACTGTACTTTCATTAGGTCGTGCTTTTCTTGTACACAAAGAGCTTTCTCTCCGCCAAACACGCTAATGGGTTTGTAGTGCTGAATGCCATTAAATTCAATGACAGCAATCAACTTGTTGTCTTGGTAAATGGTAAAATCAAAACGCAGTGGATGTTTGTCTTTTAAGTTCTCAAAGCACTCTTGCTGCTTATATGTAATGTCCAGCTTATCCAGAACAGCCTTGACCTTTCGTTCTCCTTTTGATGCCTTTGAACATGTCGGACACTCTGTCCCGCCTAATGTTCGATGGTTGACAGTAGCTGCATATTCATTTCCACAGAACGGGCAATTCCATAGAACTTTATGGTGCGAACGTGCTGATATTAGATTTACTGGAACGCTATTTTTGTCTGAGTATTCTTTCGCTATTTCAGGATAAAATGTCTGCAAATCGTTCTTTCCTGTGGCAACTTTCTGACCAGAACAGTATGGGCACTTGTGCCCTTTGATATGGGCGTTAATTGGGCTTTGATACGACAACCCGCACTTACTGCATACCCACCATGCCTTATAGCCACTTCCGTAACGATAGTCAGACGGACCTTTCTCGTTCTTGGAGTAATCCCATTCTTTTGCGATTTCTGGATAGACTGTCTGTAAGTCGTTGTATCCAGTCAGTAGTGCTTGTCCAGAACAATAGGGGCACCCATAGTTCTTGGACGTCTTATTGTTTGGAGATTGTAGGTACGAGTGTCCTTTTGGACAGACAAAATAGTATTTTTTATTTGTTTTTGGGAATATATCCGATGGAGATACGTTGTTTTTAGAATAGTCCCACTCGGACGCCGCTTTCGGGTACAAAGTGGCAAAGTCATTGACCCCGGTTATAAGTTTTCTGCCCGCGCAATAAGGGCATCCACATCGTATTTTCGGGTTAATATGATTGCCAGCAATTTGGAAGAATGAGCCATGCTTCGGACATACAATCTCCACCTTTACCGTAGATTTTGTATAGTTCACCTTTGAATAATCATAAGTGTTGCCGTGAATTTGTTTTGCTTTAGCGATAAAATCTTCTGTTGTCATTGCTTTTCAAATCCCAAATAATAAAACCGCCATTGCGTTTGTTACAATGACGGCTGCTGCACTATTGCTTTAGTATTTGCGATGGTCTCATCTTTATACTTCACTACATCTGCGATGGCTACTTTTTCGATAGCGTGAATGTATTTGTCCATAAAGTCCCAATCTGGTTGCCCGTTACTTGTAACCGGTAGCGATACGCTTAACGTGGTTTTCAAATATCGATTGATTTCATTTGCAAAAGCGGTAAATTGTGCTTTACATTCCTTTTGCAGAACTCCAACAAAATAAACCTTTGCCTTGTCTGTTACAAAAGTTGGAAGTTCAATTACTCCCACATTTTGTCCTGTATAATATGGCTTTTCTTGGATGAAGCACGAACCAATAGAACCACCTAAAGCAAGCGTAATCGTACCCGCCATAAATGGCTCTACTCCGCATTCATCTACACAATCAGAAACACCGTTGTTGATGGCTGTTCTTGAAACAAAATTGATTTTAGGAGATATATGAGACATCTTGTTTTTATCAAACTTTGTGCCGTAGCTTACATTTGCGATGTCAACAAGTTTGAACTTCCTTGCTTCTTTCCAGCAGCCACTTCCAGATTCCGAGCTTTGTGATGCCCCCCCGTCGGTCAGCTTGGTAGCCAGAATCTGCTTGTCTTTCTCGGTTAACTCATAGTCGTTCAGCCCGGTGGCAATCAGATACTGCTCCAGTTCGGCAATTCGTTCTCTCTCCAGCTCGGCAATGCGCTCCTGCTCCAACTCGGCAATGCGCTCCTGCATGTAGTTCCAGTCCGGCTCATGGGTTTCTGTCGCGGGCAAAATAATTGCCATGTCTTTGATTTTTTCCAACTCAAATGACATGCCCCAATGGAAAGCTGACATACTCTTTCGAAGTGCTGTAATAATAAACAATGCGCTCATCTCATTCAGATGAGTTCCGTCTTTAATAGAAGCGACTTTTACATTGTTTCCAGTAAAATAGGCTTCTTCTTGATAGAACATCTCCGCTGTATCTTGTGCGAAAGAGATAGTTTTTGCCGGATTCAACGCGGCTTCGTCTTCTTTGATGTAGCCGCGAATACCATTGTTCTTTGAAGAACGTACTACATAAGGATGTGAACCCTCAAACGGCTGCTCAGAAATATTTAGGGCGTTTGCGTGGAAGATTCCGTTTGAACTCCGAATGTCCAAAACGTCACCGATTTTGAACTCTTTCCACATAGAGGTGTCGAAATTATTCATCTCGCCACCCCCCCCAATTTGTGCCATCAATGCCCAGTCAGGGACAATGTGGGCGACAGAAGGAAGCGTGATGATGCTGTCTTTGATGTTGTTCCATCCAGCCTTGTTTACCCAATCATGGGTGTCATAGATGGCTTTATGAATGGTAGCAGCGAGGTACAAACCGATTGTTTCAGTCATCTTGTGCGCTTTGAGCTGGATAGCGTATGCGTCCTGTAGAACGGCAAACGGCTCAGCTTGATAGAATGTAGCGCCCGCATCACCATTTGAAGCGATGGAAATGACGTTCTGAAGGATTTTCGGGCAATCTTCTTTTGCCGCATATCTCGAAAAGCCCTGATTACTTCCGGTGGACGTAAGCAGCGGGATAGTGTGGATGTCATCTTTCCTTGTTGGGAAATCGTTTGCTTTCCCCTGAATTTTCTGCACCTCTACTTTTTCAAAGAGGTCAGAAATCCTATATTCTTTCATTTGCATATATGTACCCCCAAAATCACTTGTTTCCCATCAGGCATTTGACACGGTAAGAAAGATACGCAGCGACAACGGCTTTGAAATCTTCCTCGGTCGGAGTGGTATCAATCTTTTTGTGGCTTGCAAAGGTCCAGTCATCGCCATTGAGCGAGATAGTATCACGAATGACTTCCTGTCCTTCACGGTAGTAATCGGTCTTCTTACGTTTATCGAGGATAATATCGACGATTTCGTTGTAGCGTTCTACTGCGTGGTCTTTATTCTGGAGGTTCTTATCGGATGAGGCTTTCTTTCGATTCTGACGTGCGTAGCCGTCATTGCTCATATCAATGAAGACAACTTCCTTATCGACATCGTGAGGCTTGCCAACTTCAAACAGATAAATTGCCGTCTGAACGCCTGCCTTGCCACAGAAGATATCGGCACAGTGGATGCTGGCGAGCAGCGTGTTACTTTCGAGAATTTCTTTTGTAAAAGGCAGACCCTGACCACTTCCGGCATTTTCCTGAATCAGCACAGCGGCTTTTCCGGTAGTCATGTTGGAAAGAGCCTTTTTGACAAAGTTAAAGCCTTTACCGGGAGCGCTATAAGGCGGATTGAGCAAGAACTTGTTTGCCGGGAATTTCTTTCCTTTCATATTGCCCTGCTGATAGGTTCCGTCGTATTTAAGGGAATCTCCCATGATAATGTTGGTGCTTCCATCGCCCATCAAAATCATGTTCAGTACAGCCAACAGGTAAATGTCATCGCGAAGCTCAATGCCAAGAAGTTGCTTGCAGCGGATGTCACGTTTCTTGATTTCGCGCTCTTGGAGGTCCGCAATATGCGCGTCCGCATCTTCAATCATCAGGCGCATAGAAGAAACAAGGAATCCAGCCGTGCCGGTAGCATAGTCCCAAACATAGCTATCGCGGTCCACTTCACACAGACGAGCCATCAGATTTGTGATGTAGCGTGGTGTAAGGACAACGTCATTTTTATCTCCGTCCGGGATAGTGACCCAGTCGGTAAGAACATTGAAAAGCCGCCCGGTAAAGTCAAGATACTGGCTGCCTTTTGTTCTTGCATACGGCAAAATTGTACGCTGTACTTCTGCATACAAAGTTTTCAGACGGCTTACTCCGTTTTCCGGCATCCACAGCCCTTGCGCGTTGACGAAAACAGTGCTGAGCTTGTTCAGAACGATTTCGCGCTTTTCTTCCGGTAAGCCACGTTCACGCAAAAAGTCTGTAATGCGATTCATAAACACTCTGCCATCGTGACCAGATGCAGTAGTATACCCATGCAGGTCAGACAGTTCCAGAGCGGCGACTTTACCTTCTACACCAAGTCCTGCCATAATCATGCCCGCCATCAAATGAACACGAGAGTTTGCCTCGATATGAAGCCCATCGTGCATCATTTGATTGAGCCTTTTCAGATTATCGTCAATCTGAGTTTCTGCGTTTTTGGTCAGTCGTTCTTTTTCTGCGTCCGTGAGAGTAGCACTGTTCACAGCTCTCATCAGGGTATGGATGTTTTCTTCGAACAGTAACTGAATGTCATCACCCAGTTTTTTCGGGACGAAAGCATTTTCTTTGGAAATATAGTAAATCTCACACTGATACTTACGTTCAGTTGTGTCATCGTAGCCGTTGATACCAGCCGCAATGGCAGCGTCGTAGCTATTTGAATATTTGATGATGTTCTGCGCATAAAAGACAGCACCATTTACCGCATAGTTTTGAATAGTGGTGTAGCAAAGGTCCCCTGCCTTGTGTGGATTGGTAGCACCCTCCTTAGAGTTTTTCGGATATACCGTTGTAAGCTCTACTTCCCCAAGCTTGGTGAGTTTCAGTAGCTTTCCTTTTGTACCCTTAGCTTCCACCATGACAGGTATATTTTTCAGTGTAGTTGGGTCTTTTACCATTAACTGAAAATCCGGTCTGCCGTAACCGTTTCCACCGCTCTTGGACGGCGCGGCTTTAAGGGCGTTTTCAATCTCGACATTGAGCGTCCTCTGCTCAATGCAATATTTGGTCTTGTGCTGGCTCAGTGCCTGCGCAAACCAGTCCTTAACTTCGGGTTCAATACTCTTTGCCATTAGATTCTCCTATAATAAAAAATCCGATGCTGTATTTTGCATCGGAGTCAAAAATTCTGCTTTTCTTTGTGCCAATGGTAGCCGCCACAGTAACCTTGCTTTTTTCCAAAACATTTTCGTAGCGATGTATAGCTTACGTTGTACGCTTTTGCTGCTTCCATCATTGTAAGAAACGTTTCACCCGTTTCGTCACAAACTATAATTGGAAGTGTTTTTTCTAAATCAAAGCCGTTTTGTTTGAGTTTTGTTCTTAGGTGAGCATCTGATATGCCCATCAAATCAGCTATCGCTTGTATCTTGTAACCTTCTCTTAAAAAATCAACAGCCATTTCAAAATTGAAGTTTCCGTTTTGGCTTCTTTTTTTGTTTCGCTCCTTTCTTTTATCTGCTGCTTTTTCATCTGCAATCAATGATATAGAATACCCAGACTTTCGAAGAAGCCTCTCTACTGTGTAATCCGGCAATCCCATAGCATCGCCTATCTCGCTGGCAGAATATCCGTCTTTACACATTGCAATAGCTTTATCTTTGTCGAAAAGAGCAGATGCCGTTCCGTAATTTGGCTGAGCAATTGCTCTGGCGCTCAACCCGTTTTCTTTTAACCGGCGATAAAAAGCAGGTAGGTTCATACCATAGTGCTCTGCTATTTCTTTTGATGCCATGCCATCTTGATACATTTTTAGTACGTCAGCTACATTGATTTCTTTTCCATGAGCACTTTTGCGGCGCAGATATTTATGTTTGGCTGCCGAGCAGCGAATTTCCGACAAATTTGTGTCTCGCCTTTTCAATTCTCTCCTTGCAGAAGCAATAGATGTATTTATAACGTCACACGCAGTCTTTAATGTCATTCCTTGCTGAAGCATTTCTACAAGTATAGAGTAGTTTTCATCTGAAAAGCTCTTTTGACCACCCTTAAACGTATTGAAACCTTTTTGCTCATTGCAAGAATCGGACTTTTCTATCCAATATCGCTCTCTGCTATCAGCGTCATCAGCAGCACACAACTCCAAAATCTCATATTGGAATGCGTCTGCACCTTTTTCTTGAATAGCTCTATCAATTGCGCTATGCTGGTTGCACTTGCAGGTTCTATGTGAACGCATACGAGCGTGAAAATTACTGGTTTGTCCTATATACATTTTTCCTGTTTCTATTTCAGTAATAACGTATATATATTTTTCTCCCGTCGGAGCTTTCCCGGGTTCGTTATTGTATTGCTTATACAAGTATTCCATAATAATCTAAAAAATCCCCACGCAGACATTTTCATCCGCATGGGGACCACAAAAGAAAGAGCCGCAGAAACATAATCTCTGCGGCTCACACTTATTTATCTTATATTTCCTATCATATCCAATTCGCACGGATGCACAAGGCAAAAATATGGCAAAATCATGGCAAGACTGTGGCATAGACAAGATGCATAGAGCTTGTTCCGTCACCAAGCCGGAAAGCTCAAGAATCAATTGCTTCGCCCAAATATGTCATCTCGTGTATTTTTTTGTTGCTTATTGTAAAATAGTGCTTGCTTTTTGGCGTGAGATGTGCTATTATAATTACAGAAGATGACAGTTTTGTACAGTAAATGACGCATCTGAAAGGAGTACACCATGATTTTTGTCGAACTCGCAACACCCGTGATTCTTTATAAGCAGCTGCCCGACATTACCAAGAAGCTGAATGTGGATGCTGTTTTTTTGAAAGGCTTTCTCACCAACGCCAGGTGTTATGTCGAGGATGCCGGAAAAGGTGAAGTGCTTGAGCTGGACAACTCGGCCGACACGATAACGAAAGTTGTCGCAGCCCATGAGAAGCGTTTCTATGGCGCGGAAGCCATTGTGGAATTCGCCAAGAGCAAAGGCGTGGATATTCCTGCACTGAACCATTTTGAACTTGGTGCAGATATCTCTGCCCATGCAACGAAAGACCAAGTTGCCAACATCACTGCATTGGCCGCACGAGTCGAGCGCCTCAATAATCGGTACAAGAGTCTTGCCCGGCTTGAAGCCCCGGACGTCATCCTGATGAACGAAGCAAGGATGGTGCGTGACGCAGTAGAGCAGCTGGAAGATAACAGCGGTACATACTCCCCGGCTCTTGACCAGAACGGGGTTGCCTATCAATCCTTGAAGGATATTGGGTATTCTCTTGTCACCGGTTGGGACAAGTCGGTACTTAAAAAGAACAGCAATAAGGATACGGAGGCCACCTTTCCCAAAGAGCCCGACTTTCAAAGGCTGGCATCGCTGGTTAAAAAAGCCATCGGAACCCGAACACAGGGTAAGTTTGCGTTTCAGGCAGGACTGACTCGTGGGTATATCAGCAGCCTCGTGAATGGCAACGCAAAAGCTCAGCCGACCGAAAATACCATCAAAAAAATTGCAAGCGCAACGGATGCTGTCACGGAGAACGAGCTTCGTATCGCCTGCGGGTATGAGCCCTTGCCTGACGACGGGAAAGACAAGCTCTCTATGCAGCGTGCAAGCATGTCTGATGACGCATGGCAGAAAGACAATGTGGATGCATTCCTCTCTTTTCTGAATGAAACGATTCCAATGTCCACTCCTCTTTCGTCCACTGAAATTCTTCAAGCTCTTTTCAAGAAAAAATACGGTGACAAGAACGACCAGATTCTGCTGGAAAAGGTCTCTGCCCCCGGCACCTATCGTGCGGAAGGTACGGCTGCTAATGTCATTCTACCTATTCGTCTTTGTTGGTTCAGCTTCAAGCGGATGCTGATGCAGACCCTCTATGTGGGACTTATCGGGCATTACAGCAAAAACGATGAGCTGTACATTACCGGATACATTTCTTCTGTGAAAGAGCTGCATGACGCGGTTCCGGCGCTGCGAGGCGGCATTGATGCGGCCTATGACGCGAGTTTGCCGGAGGGAATCGACATCATGAAGTTCCCGGTATTTTACACGGCTTCCAATGTTCAGGAAGCGTACAAGCAGGTCCAGCAGAAAATCGTCTCCAAAATTGACGATTACTTTGCCAGCGAAGTGAAGGTTCGCGTTTCCGGCATCGGCTTTTATACCGATACCCTCTCGGATGAAAAGTTTGTGGAATTCATGCGCCTTCATAAAGCAGCGCTGACCGCCCCTTCTGCTCCTATCGAACTCCGGGACATCTATGAAAACGTTGTTGAACGTCACGGCCGCCCTGAGGATTTCCTTGTGGAAGACAGCGACTTTGACTGTAAGGCCTCCGTTATCGCCTATGCGATGAACAATGAGACGATTCTCTGTGCAGGGCAGGACATCTTTGACGGGATGCTGGGCGGCAAAGAAACCGATGCAGAAAATTGCTCTTGCGTTTCTGTCTCTGACAAAGAGTTTGCCCATCTGCATTCCAAGTTTGGCCTCAAGAAAGAGGACGTTCTGGAAGCTATCAAGGCATACGCGCAGGAGCTCGGTCTGGAGTACGGCCCCGTCAACTATTTCATGATGTGTGACCCGAAATACGCAAATGACCTTGGCGAAGTTGTTCAGTGAGTTGTTCTGAATGCGGCAAGGTGATTCGCTGCCATAATGGATGAGGTGTTTCCTATGACACAAACCGATACCAATACCCGTATTACCGGCCTTGGCTTTTACTTGGATGAAATCGAAAAGCCGATATTTTGCATTTTTCTTGAGAATCATCGTCAGACTATAGATGCCATGAGCGCATCTGCTTCTGTTCGTGCATTTCTTGACCGTATATGTCTCGATAACGGCCGCATTAACTACGATGAGGCGGATAGGCTTTTGGCGAAAGATGAGGATTGTGCTTTGCTCGGTAAATGTCTTGCCTCCGCCCTTAATCACGAATTTGGAGAAGAGTTGCTCTCCTGCCACTATAGCAGCTCAACTGATATTAACCGTCCGTGCCTTATCCTTTTACCTGAAAAAGTCAAGGATGAACCGGCCATAGCATGTGTGCAAAAGGCAGCAAATGAGCTGCTCGTCGATTTCGAGCATGTGTGCCACGACACCCACTAAACAAAAAAAGAAGGCTGCTACCCGTGATGGGCGGCAGCCTTTTGTCTTAAAAAAGGAAATGACTCGCAAATATTATTAACTCGTTTGTTTTTTTAGCTTGTCCCTCGTTTCCATCAGAATAGTTCCAAGCCGGTTTTGACCTGGGATGTTCCGGCATTTCGGGCAGTGGCAGTTGCCCCAGTAATTGTCATGCCAGCTGGTGGTATCTTCCTCGATGGGCTGCGTACCCGTTTCGAGGAGGCGCTGTTTGAGGTCCTCATTCTGCTCGAACTTGGCCATCACCACGCGGCGCATCACGTTGTCCCGAGCCTCATCCCAGTTTGCGGGGATAGCTACATTGCGGCCAAAGCGCTTGGCAGAAGCCGGTGGCATGTCCGCAAACTGTCTGCGCTCTTCCAGTGGGACCTTGTGACTCTGGAATGCTGCCTCAGCGTTCTTGTAACGAATCCCATTCATCACAAATTCGCAAGGATAATAGTTGCTCATGAACCAACTACGGTGGTTCTCTTTCTTAACTCGAATCATGCAAACTCTCCTAATTTCTAACTCAGGCGGCACTTTTATCGCTGCCGTTCTTTTTCTCTGCCGCTGCACTCAAAAGACCGTCATACAGCTCTATTGCCGTAGACACAAACAGCTGGCTCTGAACCTTGATTTTCCCCGGTTCCAAAGTCTGTTCCCTCATGTGCGCAGCAGCCTTGTAAATCGCCGCCAAGACCCTGTGCTTCATCAAAACCACTTCTCTGATATCTGGATTTTCAGCGGCAAGGAAGCTGGCAAGGTTATAGGCCCGTCCAAGCATCAGCTCATCGTACAGCGGAGCATTGTGCTGGACCATGGTGGTATATACAGCGGGTTGTTCCCCGGAATTGCTGAACCGAACGCCTCGGAATCTAGAATTCAGTTCATACAAAAGCGCGAGGCGTTCGGTCAGAAATACTGCCGTCTCAGCAGTCTTCTTTGCCGTTTTATCAGATAACGGAGCGGCATTGTTCTGCTGTGCCGCGTGCAGAATTTTTTTGGCTAAAAGCCGTTTCGCATATTCCTGCACATCATGGTCGAGTTCGTAGTAAATATGGCTTACTGTCTTATTGGTACGCATATGATTACCTCCTGGTTCTCGCTGCCTTTTGCCGTTCGACCCACGCTTCGGCTTCCTCTACCGTGGCATACACTGCCGTCTCACCGCGCCGGGCAATCTGCTTTCGGGCATTCTGTGCCGCCTGCTCACTCTTGTAAGTTTCATAGCCGATATAAGACCCGTCCCAGCGTGCAAGGCAGCAATAATATTCGTGGCTCTTGGCGGGAGCTGCCGGGACAAAGGGAGGTGGTGCCGTTGGCACTGTCTTTGTCGCCTGCGTGGCAGGAATCGGTGTTCCGGTCTTTCTGGCAATTAGATTCTGCTTTTCTGCCATCCAGGCATCAGCTTCCTTCGTATAATAGAAGTACTTTGCTTCGCAAGTATTGAACAGTGAATAATACAGATTCAACATTTCTTTTTCACTGTTGCAGACCTTCTTGCGAGCCAAATTGTAGCTTGCATCGTAGTAGCAGCAGATGAAAGCATCCCCACGCGGAGTTTTCTTCGTCTCATCCTCCTTGTAATCCGGGTACAGCTTGGCGAGGTCGTCCACTGTGTTCTTTTCCGGGTCCAGCGTAGATGCGTCGAACCCATTTGGAAGCTCCCAGTCATGAGAGCTGATGACGTTCAGGAAACTGCTTGCATAGCGCAATGTCCAGCGCCCAACATGGACGAACCCAAAACTTTCAAGACACCGAATCTGTTTCGGGGTAGCCATTCCGCTGGCTCTGCGAGCAATGAGTCGTTTGAGAATTGCAGCGGCAAGGCCCTGAGATTTGATGGCATCCCCTTTTACGCCGTAGCACGAAATACTATCGATGATGTCATCGGAAGGCTCCTGCCTCTCACTCTCAAACATCGGCTGATAATCGTTGAGTTCCGGCGCTTCGATGCTGAAAATGTACTGCAGCGGGTCAACCAATCCTCTCGGCTTTTGACGCTGTGCCTTGAGCTTGCGCTGAATCGTATCCTGCTTTTCGAGTTCACACAGTGCTTTCCGCTTTTCCTCGTCCAGCTCAGTCTGTGCTTCCTCGATTGCCTCAATCAGCCCCAATTCTGGACTCCCGAAATTCTCCTGGCTATTCGAACCGGTGAGTGCCGCATCCGCCAGCATATCGGTGGTCTTTTGTGCCACTTCCGGGTCTTCACAGAAAATATCAGCAGGATGGCAAAGACTATGTTTCTTTGTCAGCCACAGGAAATCCAGCACGAGAAGATTCTTTTTCCCTTCACACAGACGTGTTCCGCGTCCCACAATCTGCGCATACAGGCTACGGCTCTTGGTAGGACGCAAGCAGATGATACAGTCAACGGTCGGGCAATCCCAGCCTTCGGTCAGAAGCATTGCATTCGTGAGCGCCTTGTACTCGCCATTGTCAAACCCTTTCAGAACGTCCTCGCGGTCCGCAGACGCGCCATTGACTTCCGCAGTCTTAAAGCTCCGCTTATTGAGGATATTGCACAGCCGTTTACTGATTCGTACCAGCGGAGTAAAAATAACAGTCTTTCGATTTTGGCATTCTCGTACAATAGCATCTGCAATCGTGTCCAGATACAGGTCAAGAACATTGCCGAGGTCCTGAGCACTGAAATCACCGGCATTGATATGAACCTTGCTGATGTCTACCTCGACCGGAATTGTCTTCGTGTTAATTTTGCAGAGATACCCTTCCCGAATCGCATCTGGGAGCTTATATTCAAATGCAAGACTATCAAAGATATCAGATAGGGATTTCATGTCGCTTCGGTCGGGTGTTGCGGTCACGCCCAACACTTTGGCATCGCTGAAATGCTCGAGAATTCCCTTGTAAGTTTTGGCTGCCGTGTGATGCGCTTCATCAATGATGATAGTACCGAAATAATCATGCGGATACTTCATTAACCGATTCCGCCTAGAGAGAGTCTGAACACTGGCAACCACGACCATCTTATCGGAATCGAGCGCCGAGCTCTGAGCTTTCTCCAATGCGGTCTCTAGCCCCGTCACCATCTTGAGCTTGTCGCTTGCCTGCTGTAAAAGCTCTTCCCGGTGCGCAAGAATCAAAACGTGTTCGCCCTTTGCCACCTGGTCGTTCACGATGCTTGCAAACACAATAGTTTTGCCGGTTCCGGTCGGCATCACAACCAGCGTTTTCTTATTTCCGGCATCCCACTCTCTGTGAATCGCCGCAGCAGCTTTCTGCTGATATGGCCGTTGGTCAATCTTCTTTGTTGTAATCATATTTCACCCAAAAAACAAGCAGGCCCAAAATGAGCCTGCCTTACTTTTTCTCAATTTAGTTCATTGCCAGCTGCATCACAAACATAATGCCGGTTGCCAAAACTATAACGCCAATGTCTCTGACAACGGTTCCGACCCGTTTATCATTGGTAATGTCCTGATTCCATTCAAATCCCCAACCAATCATAGCGACACCAACCACAATCAAAATAATACCAACAATCGTTAAGCTTTCTTCTGATAAACCGTACATAGTGCATTTCCTTTCTGCAAATAAAAAAGTCCCGCACAAACAACTCATGCGGGACAACGATAAGATATATTTTTGGTTTATATTTTTCATTGTACGCAATTCGCACAGATTGACAATAGAAAATTACAAAAAAATTCCCGCATGAGCGTCGCTGCTCACACGGGAAAAAATTCTTAATATTCAGTGCAGAGAACCGTCAAAAGGCTGGAGAAGTAGTACATTGCGATGGTCGTGATTTTCACAGCATCGCTTCCCTGCCCGTTTGCAAGGCGTGTAAAGGTTCCGCCGTTCTTGAGTCGGGTCATGGTCAGGTACATGAGCATATAGGTGTTCACATAGACGTCTGTATATCGCTGACCGTCGTCCTTGTAGCGCTGCGGAATACATTCCTGACTCAACATTTCAATGAGCTGATACCAGGATTTCAGATACAGAGGGCTCTTCGGTTCATTCAGAGCATTCTGAGCCTGCTTCTGGTATTCTTTCAGAGTTTCATCAGTCAGGGGCATGAACTCGACGTTTGCAAATTTGTCACGGTTGTAGTAGAGCCACAGCGTGGCATTGGACAGGTCCATGCAAATACCGGCAAGCTTCTCTGCTTTTTCGTCCTCCAGTTGAGTCACCGGAACGCTCGGGTCATCGATTTCGGCATCTTCGGAAGTCATGTCCACAATCCTGTAGCTGTTCTCTTCTACCCGAATTTCAGAACTGACGAAGCGCTTGAAATCGTCAACGAGAGTCCGATAAGCTTCGAGCTGAGCATTGGTATTCTGTTCACTCATGGTATGTATCTCCTATTCATTCGTTATTTTGTTTGTGCTTATTGTACGGGTATCGTACGTTTTTGCAAGAGCTTTTGACCCAAGCACCTTTTGCGTCGTTTGTCAATACCCGCAGAATATCAAAGTACTGTTAAAGTTCAGGTGGAAAAACGTTCTGGAACCAACAAACCCGGGACTCCCGCCTCTTGCATTTGTTTACCGCCTTTTTCAGCCTGCGTTCTGGCTGTTCTTCTTGACATCGGCTGCAACCTTCAAGCGGCGTATGTACTCTTCCAGTTCCTCCAGTGTATAGGTCTCTTCCGTCTCAATCGGCTCTTTGGCATCTTTGGGCAGATAGCTTTTCGTACAGACAAACTCAGGGCTCGTTACAGGGCAGTCCAGGACAGTTTCATCGTACAACTCTTTCTCGATGTTGTGGTAGAGAAAGAACGGGATATGCCGCCCGCAATCGTCATCCGATTCTGTCCAATCCGGGAGTTCCTGGATTTCGAGGGCATATGTTTCATACAATACCGTGTTTGCCCGAGCATTGCCAAGAAGAGTGTTGAACAGCTTAAAGTTTTCTCTCACTTCGCGGCGGAAGAATTTCGGGAGTGAAAACTCCTCGTATTCCAGCTTCGTATCAGAACGTAGATAGTAGCGGTACTGCGCCTCGACCGGCATGAATTCAGTCGTGTTGTTCAGTTCTTTCAAAGCGTTGAGTCGTTCACTCGTTTTTTTGACATTATGCCTTGCATAGCACAGATACGCTGAAACCAGAATCATTAGAATAAGAGCGGCAAAGATAATGACGATGAACCATTCCTCGCCTTCGATATGCGGCAGGTGTTTCAGAATACTATCCTGGATAGCATAAGGAAGGTCATCGAACCATTCATAGAACCCAATCGGGTCCTGATAAGTATGGGAAGCCATGATATTTACCTCATCCCATCAATAGATGAATTTGCATTCCCGACGTTCCCGGCCATTGCCGCACCAGTAATGCCGCCAGCGGGGAGTTTTGCCTTCCCCATTCTTTTTGTATTCTTTGGCCGCATTCTCACCAACGGTATACGGTTTAATGTTGATGCGTTGTGCTTTTCCCTGGAATACAAAAACCGGGCGGTCACGCTTTTTGGAAGTTTCCAGGCGGGCATCAGGGTTCTTACTGGCAAGATAGTAGGCACACAGGATTGCTAGACGAACATAAGGCGTGCCGCCGTCAAAGACCGAAGGAACTGCTTCCATCACAGCCGGAACGCTGATACCATTTACCTGCCGCTGCCCAGCCGCCTTTTCCAGGTATTCTTTCGTGCTCCGAGTTGCTTCCGTCAAGCTCTGGTTTTCTTTGGCCCAGGCAGGCAGAGTTAGGAACGTGAAATCATCATGGCTGCCTTTGGCTGGACCGACAAGAACAATACCGAAAGCAGTGGTCTTCTCTTTCTCTTCGAATTCCACATGCACGAACATACCGTTGTAGTCGTAGCTGTCATACACCGGGATAAAGAAATCACGAATCGGAAGCCGCTGCAGGATATCCTGATGAATCGCCATGTCATCCGTATCCATAAGAATTTTCTGGAACTCGTAGTCAAAATCATAGACCGTCTTCGTCTGGTTCCAGCAGCCGATGGTGAAGCAGGGGAAAATCTGTGCAGCAAGGACACGCTCGAAACCCGGCGTGTTCATTTTCTGCGCTGCCGTCACACAGCAAAGCATTGAAGATTTGTTGTACTCTTCCAGAGTCTTCCCACACGGGTCACTGAACCCAAAATGGTTACGGGTCTGTTTGGTAACGGCATTCGCCGTCAATGCGATTCTCAGCTGTTCATTGGTCATTTGCTATCCTCCAAAAGTTTATTTTTTGTCATATGCAAACAGCGCTGAACCATGCCGATGGTGAATTTTCGGGTCGTTAGCACTGTCATGAGCTTTCCTTCATTGCCCTTGATGGTTCGTTCCAGAATGTTCCAGGATTCGCTTTCGGGCTTGACATTGGTATATAAGTCCAGCGGAACATACAGCCACGCGATTTCATTGTCCCGCATCACAGCATAAGATTGCAGGATTTTATTGATGGCTTCCACGCCGACTTTCCAGCTGATGATTATGGTTCGACTGATATCGTATACAATCAGGCGCGGCGCTTCATTTGCTTCCGTATCAACTTCAATGACATGAGCAATATACGGTTTCCCGTCCACCAGCTTATACCGATAAATGATGGACGGGATTTTCTCTCGAATCAATCTGTCATGTTCAAGCGCCAAGTCCGCGTACTCGCCCGTTACATCAATGATGATGATTCGTCCCTGACAGGTCCTCAGTGTCGCTCTAATTTGCTTGCGGCACCAGGCAGAGCAGCTCTCTTTGTACTCCGTCGAGACAAGAAAGAAATTCCTGCCCGGTGTGATAATGGGTTCATAGCTCATTGTTTATCCTCTGTAGCTTTTGTAATTCATTCACTTTTAATTGTCTGCGATTCGCACAGTTTCGCAACATGATATTGTCTGTGAATACCAGTTATCGGAGTCATAGTCCCTTGACAAAATTCGGGTCGTAGTGGGACAGGACTTCCTCGTTCAAGCTGTATTCGCAGTTGATAGTCGTTGCGTCATCCACATACATGCCTCGGTTTGCGTAGTATATCCCATCGATATAAATGGCGAACATGACGGACGGCATCAGTGCCTTTTCATTCACTGCGTAAATCAGGTATTTATCCAGATTGTCCTTGACCACCGCGCTCTTACTGATTTGGGCGATTTGCTGTCCGCAATGGAATACAGGGCAGCATACTCCTTCTTTTCCAAAGCCGATTTTGTAGCTCTGGTATTCCTCGCCATACAGCTGCATGGCGATAGAATTGTATCCTTGGAGGAATCCGGTTTTTGTATGGATGACGGAAATCTCGCCTACCGTGCAGTTGTTCTCACGGATAGCAAAAGGGTGTCTCAGAATATCTTTCGTGTTGATGCCGTGCATGTATGCCCTTGCGTCAGCAGCTGGCATGTATTGCAGCAGGAACTTGGAATCATTCAGCCGGATGCCATAACCCTGCCGCAGCATTTTCGGGATATAGTGTGCCTGGCCGATAACAGCATCGTCTTTCATAATATCGAAGGTAAACTCATACCCCTTCGATTTGGTTTGCTTCACAATCCATTGCAAGCCTCATCGCCTCCTTCTGCTTTCTGACTCTTTGAATCACTTTGTAAATACCCGGAACCGAGAGCTGATATTTTTCGGATAGTTTCTGCACCGGCACGCCGCTTTCATATTCCCGGAAGATATTCTCATTGCGGGGTTTCTGCCGAATTTTGATGCGCTCATTTCTACGGTTTTCAGTCAGGCCCGCATCGTTGGCAACCATGCTGCAATATCCTTCTGCCACATGGAATCTTTCAATCATTTCTTTGAGCGGGACACTGGCTTTGTACGCAGCAAGAATTTCGGCCTTTCTAGCATCCTCTACCTGCGCCAACTGAATTCTGGCCTCCTGTTTCGCGTCGTCTAACGCTCGATAGCATGTACGGACGCTCAACCTGTATTTTGCGGCAAGCTCCTCAATGGAATAGCCGTTGCCGTAGTCTTTTATGATATTGCGATTTCGCTCAATCAGCTTTTTGCTTGCAAATTTTGAGATGGTACTCAGCTCCTTTGCTTTATGCTTTGTTTCTGATTGTCTGCAATTCGCACAATTTTGCAACAAAACAAAAAGGCCGCCCGCGTGATTACGGGCGGCTTAAAGAAGATTCACATTTCAGCGTTGAAAAGATTGCGGAGTTTATAGGTGATGTCCTCGCTGTTTCCGACAATGGAAGCTGCTTCATTGATGGAAGCAAGCTCTGACAAGCTATCGGCAGCATAATTGTAGCTAATGGTATAAATCGGAATGCTCATTCCGGCGATGATGTTCCTTGTTCCCAGATAGTCGTTACCTGTGTTGCTCTCGCCATCAGTCAAAACAAAGATGATGGGAGTACAGTTGCCGCCAAGCTCTTGTGATTTTTTGTAAATGCGGTCCATTGCAACACACAAGCCGTCATACATAGCAGTACTGCCGTTTGCATCCAGAGAGTTGACAGCGCCCTTGTACAGCGTCTTTTGGCTCAGTGAAAACTTGTCGATGGGCAGGTATTCCCTGACATCTGAATCAAAGCCAATGATGCCGATATAGTTGTCGTCATTGATATACTGGATGGTGTTAATCATCGCAGTTTTCAGGGCATTCAGAGGTTCGCCGCGCATCGACCCAGAAGTGTCCACAACAAATTCCGCAACGATAGGGATGCCGGAATCCTTCTCTTCTTTCCAGATACTTTGTGCCTGAGCAATGATGTTGCCGTTGTATTCTTTCCCGGTATAAGTATAGTCATCCATCCCGTTAAAGCCGTCTTTCGTGGCAATGTTCTTATTTTGCTCGCACAAGGCAATAAATGCCGCGATGACTTCTTTCTTTTCTGCTGAGATGTTGCCAACAGAATAGAGCGGATTATCATGCCGCACACCAAACGGAATAAATTCATAGTTGCGCTGCAGCGTCGGGTCGTTCTGGTAGGACTGATATTCCATCACAAGCCCATCGACTACACCCTTATCCGCCGACTGAACCATCTGCTGCGTCGTGAAAGAGACCAGCGGAACATTTGCCTGGAATTTCTGGAAATTCTCGACCGCAGCGGTATCCACGATATTATCGCTTCCACTGCTCGCCAAGGCAGCAAGCAGGAAGTTGAGGCCCGTTGCGCTGGTATAGGGGTTGGAGTAGCCCATCATTAACTTGCCGTCAACAGTAGCATTCAGTACTGTATTCACGGACGCTTCCCCGTAATCGGAACGAAGCATATCGGCAGTTTTCTTTGAGACAAGGATACCGGCCACGTTACCGGCAAGGCGCGGCGTTTCTACGGTCAAGTCTACGCCTTCGTTCTTCACAAGTTCACCAAAAAGAGTATTGGAAGGTGTATAGCAATCAGGCTGATACTTTCCCGTCGAGATGTACTCAGCCGCCGTACCGGACGGAATGGAGCGCAGGGAGACACTCATAGTCTTGTCTCCGGAAGTCTTGTTGTGCTGGGCGTTGAACTTCTTTGCCATTTCGGTCAGGAAGGAATCTGAGCCGGACTCTGCTGCTTTCTCGCCGGAGGAAAAGATTTCGATGTTCACATCTCCGTTTCCTACGACCACGAATGGGTAGGAGGATTCAATGTCGGGCAGTTCATCCTTTGCATCAAGGAATTCAGAGACATCCAGCTGCTGAGGATTGACCTTGACCTCCTGCACGCCGATGCGCTTCATCTTGCTGCTCAAGTTGGCATATGCCTGCTCGGACGTCATTGTACTAATGCTGACGTTTGAGTCCCTCATCACCGTCATCGAAAATACTCCGAGAACAACGCCTACCACAGCAATGGTTGCAACTACAGGGAAAATGTTCTTTTTCGTCATCACTTAACCTCTCCTTTCAAGGTATCATATTGTTTCATCGCCTCACGGCTGATTTCTTCATCCTGTTCAATATCCTGCGTCGTCTTGTTAATGACAGCATCGAGCTTTGACATTGCGAGCACAACCTCTGTATCCCACGGATTCTGGGCAGAACGTTGGTTCAGAGCGTATGCTAAAGAATCCAATCGGAGGATTAAGCGCTCATTGTCATGAACTACCTTATCCACGGTACTTACGATACCATTGTAGATTTCTTTCTTTTTCTGCGCTTCTTCTTTGTTTCCAAACGAGATAGAGCCTTGACAGAAAGCCTTGTATTCCGTTTCATCAAACATTGAAGCCGAGCGAATCGCGTCATCCAGTCGGTCATAGAAGATACGTTCTGCGGATTCCAATAACGTTAGGCACTTGGCTTGTTCCCCGGATGTCTTGCTATCCTGGGTCATGCTGTAGGCAACGGCCATTTTTTGCCCGAAGCGCCGTACCTGATACAGCATTTGGTCAGCCTGCTCTGTGAAGACGCTTTTTGTCTTTACTGCCGTTTGAATTTTGTTGGTATACAGCTCTTCTTTGCTTGTAGGCCGTTCAGATGCAGCAGAAGCCGCAGCTTTCTGCTTTTTGAAAAAATTGCGATATGCAATGTAGGCGCAGAGCAGCAGGAACAGGACTGGCGTGCCATATTTCGCAAGGAGGATAAGGAACAGCGATGTTTCGTGCATGTATTCGATAGTGTAATAGGTGCTGATATAGGTTTCGACCATGTAGACTATAGCCGCTGCTATGATAATCAAACTCACGCCGAGCATTAACTTCACCTCTCCGGTTTTACTTTATTTGCTATCAAGAGGGCTTGATACGAAGTATCTCTTGCTTCTAATTATCTTCGATTCGCACAATTTAGCAACAAAGCCTTAACATGCAAAAAGCAGCCACCCAAATTTGATGGCCGCCTTGTACTTTGCGTTTGTTGAAAAAAATTCTGCTGAGAATTTTTCCCGTTGCCCGCTGCTCGCCTGCGTGGAGGCTGTCTCTTCTGAGCAGCTACAGCCCTCGAAAGGGCTGCATTTTTTATTCCTTGTCTTTGGCCTTCTTGTCCTTCATGAGAGCCTTTTCTTCTTCGGTCACATCCGGTCGAAAATGAGTGACTTCCTCACCGTTGAGATTCTTCTCATGAATCAGATAGCCGCCTTCTACACGTTCCATTGCCTTGGCACCTCCTTCCGCTTTGTTGTTCCCAAATTATTCACCTTGGGTCTGCATCGGTATCGCCCCACCTCAAAATCACTCTATCTTTAATTGTCCACGATTCGCACGATTCCGCAATAAACAAAACCCACAGGTGAGAGAATGACCTGTGGGCTTCGAAAAGAGGTAATCATGCGCAAGCAGACACGGCATCGATTCGTGGCGACCAACTACAATCGCGATGAACGTCACTTGCCGTTTCTCTTGTACAATTTCTATTTTATGAGGTTCGCACAGCGGCGCAAGGGTAAACTTGCCAAGACTAAGATATTTTTGAGCTTGACTTCTGGTGTTTGTTTTTTTGCACTCATTTTCGAAAACTACCATACAATATCCCTGGCACAAAATGAGATACACCTCCAGCAAGTGCTGCAGCCGCTGTGGGTATATCTATACGAAGCTCACGCTCAAGCAGCGTGAATGGGATTGCCCTTCCTGCGGCACACACCATGAGAGAGACGTCAATGCAGCTATCAATATATGCCGCATGGGATTAGTCCAAATGGGCTACCCTGCGTAAAAATGCTCCTGCGGGTGGGGTACCACGCCGTTACCGAGAGGCGTAAGACTGGGTCAGCCAGTGGCCTCGTTGAAGTAGAATCCCACGATTTTAATCGTGGGAGTGTGTCAAATATTAGGGCAACAATAAATCTCGTGCATAAAGGTTAAGTATTCATGAACAAAGTTGCGATTTTGGCCCGTCCACCTGTAAAATATGATATAATTGTGTTAGAAAGAATTGTGGGAGGATAAAAACAATGACGGTCGAGGATATTCTTGTAAGCATCAACCAAGCAAGTCTTGATACGATGCTTCCCCTTACTGCAGTGCAGACAAGTGCTGACATTGAACGGTACTACAAAGAAGGCTACAGCATCGGTATAACGGCCACTGAATTCGCTAAGAAGTATCCGAGACTGCCCATCACCAGGATTTATGCCGCTCGCAATATGTTGGCCCCGCTCTATTACTGCGAACTCGATAATCCGGCCATTCCCATCGTTCTCTCTCTGAACATTTACGGGGACAAGCGTCTGGCTGTGAGCAGCGAATCGGATGAGAAATTCCAGCAGAGAGTTTTAGACGCAGCTGAAAACATTTCAACGGGAAATGCCCCCTTTATCCGCAGTTATCTTTTCTCCCTGGAAGACAGCCTTCGTGTGTCAGTTCTTTCCAGGTACATTGAGTTGTCTAACCCTGACGAGGACCTGTACTCACTCTTTCTGGACCTTTATCGTACCAGCGACTTTGGCTTCTCTGCTCTCAAGGAGGATGACCTCCAAAAAGTCTTTGCCGGAAAATCTCAGAAACAAAAGCAAGATACTGAAAAGAAGCTGTCCAGCCTGCCGGATGTTGTGACCATCTATCGCGGGGAAGGGAGCAAGTCAACTCCATACGAGAAATCTTTCTCCTGGACCACAAGCTACAAGGCAGCCTGTTTCTTTGCCTGCCGCATCCTGAGTCTCGAGAACAGCAGAATCATCACTGCCCATATCAACAAAAGTGATATTATCGAGTATTTTCCGGACGATGAGGAAAAAGAGGTCCTTGTCCCACCGGTTGCCGTAAAAGATGTAAAGGCCGATGTGCTTCTCGGTATCAACGCTCTGACAGACGAAATCCAGGCGCTCTACCCTCTCTACCAGCGCTACCGGAGCCGCATTTCCACTCTGTATGATGCATATGGCCGGGCTAATGATGAGGAGCACGACGCCGAGCATACGCTGCGAGTTCTCTTTGATGCGCTGCTTTTGGTTCAGGCTCAGGACATTGCCTTAACAAAAAAAGAATCCCACCAGCTATGTGATGCGATTCTTTATCATGATATTGGGCGGACAAACGATGATGTCGATGACAGCCACGGAGCAAAGTCCAGGGACATTTATTATGACGCAGCCTCCGACTGCAATCCGGCAACTGCTTTCCTCATCGAGTATCATTGCTTGGATGACCGCAAGGCTCTTGCAGACCTCAAAACATCCAATATTCGAAACAAAGAACGGGTGTGGCTGCTATATACGATTCTCAAGGATGCAGATGCTTTAGACCGTGTGCGGTTCGGGATGCGGGCCGTGGACCCTAAGTATTTCCGCAACGAGATAACCCACAAACTACTGCCCACTGCGCAGAGCTGTGTAGGGCAGCTGAAACTATGAGGAGGATACTGTGCAGAACGAAAATGGTGTTTTGGCAGTGCAGGAAGATTTCGGTAATGCCTTAGTCGATAAATACGCACCGGTATGGGATAAGAAGTATCGGAGCAAAGGCGAGTCTATCTGGGTATTTCAGAGAAGAACCCTGTCCAGCGCTTGCCAGGTTGCGACGACATTGCATGACATGGATTTTGGGAAAGCATCTACTTTCCTCTTTCACCTGGCCCGTGGAGCTGAGGAGTGCAAACCTCTTATTGAGGCCGTTAACTCTCAGATAGAGCTCGCCATGGCGAACTCTGATAAATTCATCAAGGGATATCATCGGTTCTTGCAGGAGCTCACAAAGCCCATCAAGAAGAATAAGGACTATGCTCTGTATTTCAAGGCTATTGCCTATGCGCAGGAATGTGTTCATTCAGGATTATCCATTGACGGAAATGTGGAACGTAATGATTCTGTCCTGTACGCGGTAATCGATATGCTGATGCAGGGGAGTGAATACCTCAAGCCTCAGGAATTTGACATTGTGAACAACATTGTTGGCATTTCGACTGAGAATGAGCCTATCATCATTCGGGACCCCTATCCCCTTGCGGATGTTCCAGTCTATTATAGTGAAGCCCTTTTCAATAATCGGCCATACGATAAATGCGATTTTCAGATTTCTGAAGATAGACGCCTGGATATGGTCTTTTCGTACTACAAGCGTTATGGCTATGAGAATGTAGCAGATTTCGATAGCATCAACGACCTCGCTTTGCTCTCGCATTTGTATACAAACACGGTTCTTTCGATGGCCACCTATGTAAACGAGTATACCGTGGATATGCTGCCGGACAAGCCGCTGATTGAGAATACTCCGAACATGTGGTCCTGGTGGCCAAAGCCCATCTCACCCAAATATACGACAGAGTTTCTGAAAGATACGCTGCACCATCGCCGCAGAACTCTTCCCGCCAACGGTGCATTGTTTCAGTTTGATGCCTGCCAGCTGATACAGGAAATTAAGCTGAAAGAGACTTGCCGCGACAACGAGATTGTGTGTCTGTATAAAATCGTAACCAAGTTCGGTGACCTGGCCGGATACTATAACACAAGCACCGAGTGGTTTTATATTTTGACTGACCGAGCTCAATTTCCAGAGCTGGTTGACAGCGTCACGAATCTGATTCTCTGGCTGTACACTTCTCTCGCCTGTGATTTGCCGGATGTCCTGCCCACTGATGCGTCGTTCCGGTCTTCGTTTGTGACACACGCGGATGCTCCATTCGGGATTCGTTGTCTGATGATTGGCGGAAAGCCCCGCGATTATCGCAAGAAAGGCAATGGTGACGACGAGCCGCTGCGGGTGTTCGACAAGTCCAAATATGATGCTTCGTCCAAGAACATCAATGGTTTCATTCGCCACCTGCCTGCCGGACAGAAAGCAAGCGAACGTGCCATCCTGATAGCTGAAAGCTATGGCTATGAGCTGAAGAGTGATGAAACTTATGTCACGCCGTTTGTGAGAAGACAATGGCTGAAAAAGAAAACTGAAGAGTCAATAACCCACGACTAAAGTCGCGGGTCTCCTTGCCGTGATTTATGAAGAAAAGCGCCCACCGAAAAATGGTGAGCGCTTTTATTTTTTCATTCCAAAAAGCCGGAGAGTTTTCCCATTCCAGAAAACTTTTTCCAAAAATGCCAAAAGTTTTCTGAACTCAGAAAAGTTTTGCTGCTATTCCAGAAGTTTTTGGTTTCGGAAAATCATGCGACTATCATTGGGGGTTCACTATCGGCGTTGCAGTTCTTGCCTGCGGGTCAATAGAATAAGTGGCATCAATGTATACCGTATTGTTCCCTGTGTCTTTTCTCACAAAAACTGGCATTACAATTTCTGTGATGGATGTTGGGTCGTTGCCATTTTCTGCGTAGGTTTCGGCATATTCCTGCCAACGGATATCCACGTAGGCATTAGAATGTGGTTCCAGCAATGTTGTTCCTCCCGGGGTACACTCAAAGCCATTGATGAAGCCTTTATCCAGAATAATGTCGATACAGTCATCTGTCTTATTCTGATAGTAGGCTTTTGCCGTGTAGCCCATGAAACTATCAGAATAAAATCCGCAAACGACCATGCTGCAGGCATTATTGTCGAACAGCACAATATCCGTGGGCTGAATCTCGTGTTTTGGTTTTGTCGCTTTCTCTTCACCTTTCGGATAAATCACAAAGTCATCATCGACAGGGTCATCACGATTCGACACATCCCATTCTGCTTCATCATAGACATCGATGTGAAGTTTGACGGTATCGACGTCTTGCGGTTTCACTCCATAGATTTCCAGTCCTGCTTTGTCCCACGAAACGACCTCGGTGGTTTTCACTCCTGGTCCAATTTCCGGGAACCAACTGGTATCTGCCGGGATTCCATTCAAGGACGAGCTGCTTGTGATAGCGCAAAGAGTTTTGTCATCCGTTTTATTTTGGAAATCAACGGTCCAGTAGTAGCCATAGCTGTCATCATAACCCACGTTCTGCAAGATGATGGTACAGGTATCGTTGTCGGCAATCGTCTGTGGCTGGAAGCTCTCATCGAACTGGATGTCAGGTTCAGCCGTTGTACTATCGGCAGCACTACTTGCAGTACTCGTTGAAGAGTCGCTGGTGCTTTCCTCGGAGGATGCAGCATCAGATGTAGCTGCACTGCTGGCAGCAGTACTGGTAGTGTTAGAGCTGCTACAGGCGGCCAGGGAAAGTACAAGCAAAGCCGAAAGTGCTAATGATACAACCTTTTTCATGATTTTCTCCTTTTTTCTTTGTATAAGGCTATTATACATCAAAAGCGCTTCGGCATTTTACTTTTCCACCGTGTTTTCCAGAATGAAACTTTATTTGCAAAATTGCAAATGAAGTCTGGGAAAGCCAACAATTTTAATCGCAGGAGGGCGTCAAATTATTCCGATGTTGTCACGGAATTTGTCTGAGGGTTAATAGTGAAAGTCTCATCTACATAGATGTCCCGAGTATTGAAATTGTTTATAACGATTGGCATCACCATTTCGGTGATAGAGGTGGGGTCTTTACCGTTGGCCTCATAAGTATCCAAATAATCGCGATAGTAGATGTCCATATAGACATTAGTATGTGCATCGATTCCCATTGTATCTGTTTTAGGGAAGCACTCAAAGCTATTTATGGAGCCTCCGCTTCTAAAGGCAAACATGATTTCTTTATCTGTTTTGTTTTCAATATAAGCTTTAGCCGTGTAACCGAGCAGACCATCGGGGTCAAATCCACAAATCATCAGAGTACAAGCGTCATTGTCGGCCAGTACGAGGTCTGTGGGTTGGGTTTCATGCTTTGGCTCGGTTGCGTTTTCTTCCCCTTTTGGATAAACCACGAAATCGTCATCAACAAAGTCATGCCGTGGGATAACATCATAATCTAATTCGTTATAGACATCGAGATAAAAACTTACCGTATTGATATCCTGTGGATTGATGTTATAAATTTTAAGCCCGGAACTTTCCCAATGATGAATCTCCGTTTCCTCTTGACCAGGTTCAACACTCGTAAGCCAAAGGCTCGCACCCACGCCATTCAATGTGCAGTCATCAAACGAGTAACCGAGTTTTTTATCTGATGTCTTATTCTTGAAATAAAGCTTCCAATAATAGCCATAATCATCATCGTAGCCAACGCTTTGCAAGATAATGGTGCATTCTTCATTATCAACAAGTGTCTGTGCCTGGAAATCATTATCGTATGTGATTTTGGGTTCAGGAGATGGCGTAGGCAAATCGTTACCTGTACCAGCTTCCACTAGAACATGCTGCTTTCCATCTGCGGTGGTATATGTATCTCCTATTTTGACCCCATCGGGGACGTCGTCTGGTGTGCTATCGGAAACACTATTTGACGAAGTACTTGACCTGGATTCACTTGCGGCTGTTGCAGCAGAACTATCTGCCTTGCCACAGGCGGCCAAAGAGAGGACGAGCAAAGTCGAAAGTGCTAATGATACAACCTTTTTCATAGTGTTCTCCTTTTTTTGTTTGTCAGAGCCATTATACACCAAAAGCACTTTGACTTATTTATTTTGGGAATATTTATCGCCAATTTGAGCGGATTGCACAAATAGCAAGAAGAAAATCAGTGCATAATATGCTTCGACATTTTCCTTTCCCCTCTGCATTTTCCAGAACGAAACTTTTAATGCAGGATTTCCCAAACGAAACTTTTGGGAGTTGTGATTTGAACTTGACAGCATTTGCGGCAGCTGAGATTTTGCTATTCGCCTGTTCCGATTGTCTCACCACAGATACGAAGCAGCGCATTCCGCTTTTGTGAGATACATCTCATATTCGGAAAGGCTGCGACAAAATTCTGAGGTTTCAGCGGCTCGCTTGCGACATTTTTCCAACTTTTTGGGCAGCAAAAAGCCCTACCAGAATGGTAGAGTCTTTGCATGTTTTCTCTCGGTCATACGAGTAGGAAGCGTCACCTATCCGATATTCTTTCGCGCAAAAAAAATGAACTTGCTTCGAGGTGAAACGTAGCAAGTATGCAACAAGCTCATGACAAGTACAATGTCTACTTTTCCGTAGCAAAAAGAAAAGCCACCAAGCGATTTCACTCGCTTGGCGGCTTACTTGTGTTCCTATACTGTTTTACCCAAACAACTCATCCAACTTCTCGCTCAGCGTCCCATCCTTTGCATAGGGTAGCGCATCGCACATACGGAAGTTATACTGCTTCCCGTTATGCTCCTCGGAGAACCCAAGAATATAGTTGGTCGCAATGCGATAAATAATTTCGGACGGGGCCAGACCGTAGACCTGCTTTTCAAAGATGTGTTCGAGCCGCTCCTTGGGGTTCGGGAACGCGGTTTTCATGCCTTCGCTCTGGTACAGGCGCTTCACGATTTCGGTAATGTACAGGCCCGATTTCATGTACAGGTCAATAAAGGTCTTGTCCGGGTCATCAAAGCATCCTGGATTTTCTTCTTCCAAAAGCGATACCATCTTCGCCACGGTTGCTTTCGGCGTAAAGATTTGATTCGTGCGCTGCGGCGGGATGTAGTCGAAGATATCCTTCTCGTTCGCCGGGTCAAAATAGTTTGCCAGCTCGTGCTTCAGCCGCAAGAACTCTTTGATGGAATCATCGAATACAACTTCATCAAACAGTTTTCCGTCAAAGTGCTTTGTCTCGCCTGTGGCGGTATCCTCGTAATCGCCGCCATCGCGCAGAAAACGGAACTGCTCCAGCGTGATGCTGGTGACTTCTTGAAAAACTTCATCGGGAACGATTTGGTCGAAGTTGGCAAGGGTGGTATCCTCTGTGCCATAGGCCATCAGAAATGACGGTATCGTGCGGGCAAAACCGCGTAGATGGTCGCGGATGGTATCTTCCACATCGTTCTTTTTGCGTTCCTCGATTTGTGTCTCATAGCTGCGGACAGTCTCTTTGGCGGCATCTTCCACGAAGCTGCTGACCGTATCATTCAAAGCTGTTTTCAGCTTTTCAGTAGCCTCTGCCTTTTTCTGGTCGAATTCCTGATTGATTTTTGCCTGTTCGTGGGGCGCAGCAGCAGCCAACTGCTCATGGCGTTCTTTTTCGATTTGGTTGGTTTCGATACGATAGTCGCCGTAAGTCCGCGCCACCAAACGGTCCGCATCCTCGCCCAGCTTCTTCTCTACACGCTTGGCATCCGAAGCCTTGATTTCCGTGCCGTAATTGGAGGTGGCAGCAGCCACGATGGGTTTAACAGCCTGCGCCTTGAAAGCCTCCTGCAACGCTTCCAGCGCCTTATCCTTGGGCTGGTTGTCAACGGCGACTTTATCAATAGCCTGCGTGACCTGTTCGCCGACAGTCTCATAGATTTTATCGCCAAAAATATCATCGGCCAAACCGATAACATAGCCCTCATCTACTTTGACATCGCCGTTTTCATCCACATGGACGCGGTCCAAATCTTCTTTCTTGACTTCCTGCTTTTTCGGCTCGTCCACAGGGGTGAACTTTGTAATAATGTCCACAACCGCCTGCGGAGCACCGAAGATGTTGGAAATGTTCTGGAACAGATAGTTGGACATGAATCCGCGATTCACGACCTCGGTGGAGCGAATCTTTCGCGGAATCGAAAGCACCTTTTCAGCATCCAGCTCCACCATCTCGCCGTCTTCATCCTCACCGATGACCGGGAAGAAGTTCAGCAGTTCCTTGACATGCTTTTTGCGGGTTTCGGTATCACCGCGCCCATCGGAGGTGCTGGCATACAGGTCGTTGGCGAACTCCTCAAAAATCATAAGGGTTCGCGCAGGGTCAAAGTCGAAGATATAGGCGTTCTCCTTGCGGTAGAACTTGCCTTTGTCGCGGAACAAGCATGGATTCTGCGCACGGAACGCCGCCTGCATATACAGGGATGCGCTCTTTATGCTGCTCAACATCAGCACGGCTGTCCATTCGGGAATCGTAACACCTGTGGTAAGCTGCCCGACAGACAGTGTAATTGTCTTGTCGTTCTGAGCAATAGCCTCGGTCACACTGTCAAACGCTTTCTTGGTAGAATCATCGTCGTTCAGTCTGCCGTCACCCACTGCCGCGATGACCTTGTAATCCTTGAAAACAGGATGGTTGTTCAGCTTGCGTGCCAGAGCCTTGGCGCTGTCCACACGGTTCAGCAGCCAAAGCGTATGCTTTAATTCATCGCGCAGTTCCGGGGTAGAAAATGGGAACTTCGTTTGCGTTGTCAGCGCATCAAGAAACTTGTCCACCGCGCTGTCATGCACAAAGTTTCCCGCCTGATTGACTGCAAAAAATTCATTTAGGTCAAAGGCCCATTCTTCTGTCTCACCGTTGATTTCAATGCCCTGCTTCAATTCATCCCGAACGACCTCGGACATCTGATAGGTGAACATATTGAGCTGCGGCAGATTGGCATAGGGGTTCTGCTCGCTCTGGTCACCCTGCCAATCGCGTTTTTTCTTCTGCTCGTCGGCATAGGTCCAGTTATAGATGGCATCTTCTTTGAATTTCTCACTGGCAATGGCCTTGAACGGCGTGCCGGACAGGTGCAGCGTAAAGTTGCGTTCAATGTGGTCAAACGCCACATCCGTCTTGTAGGTATCTACACCCTCGTGTGCTTCGTCAATAATCAAAACATCCCAATGGATGTCATTGACTTCTTTCAGCTTTTCAAATTCGCCGCCAAAGTAAATGGAGCCTTTTAGGTCCTGCAAGCTGACGAACTCGATGCACTTGTAGTCGCCGTTATTCAGCATATCCAGATACTGCTTGCGGGTCACAACAAAAGGCTTGCCCTGCAGGGAGCTGGTATCGCTTACAAACAGATACCCGGAATCGGGACCGAGGAACTTCTCGTAGTCGGAATACCACGAGTTTGCAATCGCAGGGCGGTTCGTCACGATAAGGACCGTGTTCGCATTCATCTGCTTGCAGAGTTCATAGGCCGTCAGTGTCTTGCCGAAGCGCGGTTTTGCGTTCCAGAGGTATTCGCCCTGTGTATGTAGGTGGCTATAATTCAGCGTTTTCTCTACGGCATCTTCCTGCTCCTCGCGCAGATTATATGGGGCGGCGGCGGTCAGAGATTGCAGGATACCGCGATTCGCACGGAAATCATAGAAGTGGTTGCGGGAGACAGGCCCTGTCACATGGAACCATTCGTTCTTGGGGTCGTTCTCAATGTTCAGCTTGCGCAGGTAACGGTGGAAATCCTTATCGGTAAATGTATCACCGGAGCCGTCCTCGAATGTAGCATTGCCGCGCCATTCTTCTTTGTATTCCACATCGGCAGTATGGGTCTGCTGGCTCAGACGCTTGTCTACGTCCTGCTCGGTGTAACCGATTTTCGTCCAGCCGTTATGGCGGGCAATCTCAGGAGTGGTGTAGGCATAAATCATCGGAACAACGCGGTCCGTTGTTTTGATGACGATTTTGGTGCTCATATTATGCCATCTCCTTTACATGAGATTCGATGAAGTCGATTTCTTGCTGGGAAAGACCGTACTTCTTGTAGAGCTGCTGGTCGATGTCGCGGATAGAGACTGACCAGTCGATGTCGGAGGCAGGGGTGAAATCTTGGAGGGGAACAAACGCCCATGTTTCTGGCTTATTTCCTTGTGTTACTTTTAAAGCACCTAAAAGCACTCGTGCAAACTTAGATAAAATGTACTTCCTTAAATTTTCTGCTTCTTCGCTACTACTAAACGAGCCAACACCGATAAATGTTTGCGTCATACCATCGTTTGGGTATCCAATAGCAGGCTTACTAATAATTCTTGCAGCTTCGCTTCCAAGTGTTCCTGATGCGCCATTTGAAAACGGGACAAAAACTTTGTATCTGTCAATCCAATCTTCGTGCTCAACATATTTTCGTTTAATGTAGCGGTATTCTCGTTTTCTGCCAATTAAGCCAAGGGTTCTTACACACAGGCTTGTATCTTGCTCTGTAAAAATTTCTGGAAATCTTTCCATCACAATTTGACGAAAGCGCTTATCTTTTCCCTCGCTTCCGATTTTGCTTTTCATATTCGGATAATCCTTGTATAACTCTTTCAAGTCGAATTTGTTCTGAGGATACATTATCGTGTTGAGTGAAGCACTTCCAAAGCGCTGAACCTTATGTACAATATCAGCCAGTTCCTTATATTGGATAAATTGTCTAATTGGATTGCCACTTTTTGTTGCATCCCGATATGTTATTGCAATACCACCCGGCAAATCTACGCTAGGAAATACGTTTTTTGTGTCCGACTCATACATTAAGACTTGAAAATGCGGGTCATTTAAAACCTTTTTATTCCAGTTTGATGGTGTTCCGCCTGCATCAAATAAGAATCTTGCTGGAGTAATCAATTCCACTTTGTCCGCAACTGTAAAGGCAGCATCCATAAACGTGTGATAAACAGGTTTATCACTTGTGCTTTCTCCCGGTGCCTCCTCATTATATGGCGGGTTTCCAATGGCAAAATCGAACTTCATATCGTTATTTCTCTCCCTTCATTTTGTTGTAAGTAATTGTCCGCATAGCACGCCAATCACGGATTTTACATTCGTATTTCTTATTTTGTTTAGCCGCCTCATCGAACAGTGTTTCCTGTTCAAAATCACTTGCAAACAGGGATAACTGCTCGTAGTCGTCTGATATGTACAGTTCTTTGCCCGGAATCGTCCCTTTCAGGCCATCCATCTGCCATATATTCCAGCAGATTACATTGGCAAGCTGGTTCAGTTCCTTGGCAGTCGGCTCCCGCCGCCATCGCCCCTGCATATAGTCTACAAAGGTCATCAGCAGGTTGATGCGGGCCACCAGCAGGTTGTCACCCTGATATTCGTAGCCGTAGGTACTTTCAAAGGCCCGCCGCGTCCATTTCAGCCAGTCAGTCTCGTTATCGGTGTTCTCGTTCACGACCCGCAGCTTTCTGTCCAGAATCCCGATTCTGCTTTCAATCGGCAGTTCTTCGCCGGTAGCGGCATCATAGCGGGACACCAGATAAGGGGCCTCGCCGCAGGTGATTTCCAGCCGCCGAGAATCAACATACCGCTGCCAATCCCGTTCTTTCTCAAAGTAAACAGGCTCTTTCGTTGGCTCCCAGTGTTCGCCGTCCAGCGTATTAAATACGTTCTCACGTCCAAACCAATCGTCATCGCATTTATTGTTCATGTAGCAGACGACCCAAGAGGGCGTAAAGACCTCTGCTTTGGATTTCGTTCTTGCCGCCTGTTCTTCTTCCGCTTTCAAAATGCGCGGCTGGATAAGATTGGCGTATACCCCGGAAATTAGCTCTGGCGTGATTTGATTATCCTGCCGATAACCATCGCCATATCGTTCATAAGTGTTCGTTGCCCAGATTATATTTTCACCTGTCGTCTTATCTGCCAGCAGAAACCGCATTGTCGTTCTGACCGGATAAGAATACAGGTCAATCAGTTTACCCAGATGTGCCACCCCCGCGCAGCGCAGGAAGCAACCAGAACCCATCCTTACGGAGTTCTTCTCCGTATGGAAAGGGACGTCCCTTTCGCGCTGATTGTTATTTTTGCAAATGTTTCTTGCTATTTTATATAGCAGCCTTTCTTTTTAAGCCGCGTTTTTTTATTTGATGTTTGTTTTTACTGCTGTACACCTTCCAGCAAGCATCAGGCTCTTCGTTGAGATTGTATCGGCTGGGG